CCATTCTTTGTAAGTAATGACTTGTTCTTCTGCAATAACAATATTGCGGGCACGTTGATATAACTGTTCACCCGTCCAAGATGGATTAGCCGCACGTAGCTGATCAACATGCCAGTTGTGTTCTCTAATGAATAATGTTTGTATAGACGTTAAATCCGGATTTTCAGTTCCACGGGGATCTCCAAACAAAAATGATCCATTAACAATGGGACCATATTGTCCGTTGCTAGATGTTAACAATTTGCCAGTAGTGGCGATTGAACCGCCTTCTCGCAATAATACTGGGTTAGTAAATCCACTAACTGGTGTAACACCGGGAGGGTATGCAATACCATAAACTACACTACCATCGATCCATCCAGTTACATCGTTGATTGGTAGTGCAACAATGCCATTGATCCCAGTACCTGCGGCAACCTGCGCACGAGATACAGGAATATGACTACCTGGTGTTAGGTTAGTATCTCCAGCAGGTACTATAACATCGATATTAGCACCGCCAGTTCTTTCACTAGCTAGTTCATGAGTTATGAATTGACCCCATGCATACATGAATCCACTATAGCCAGTTGGATCAACAGTTTCACCTTCATTTACTTGATCCCATACTACTAAATTACTAACTGTGCGAGCATTGGCTAGATCAGTACGCATAGCATGTAAGCCATCTGTATAGCTGTTTACTGCATTTCGAGCAAATGGTGCTCCTGCACTATTGCGTAACGGTGCTGTAGGATGGTGCCCAGTTCCGTCGTAGCTTGGCGGCGGCACGCCGTTAAATCCTGCCGCAGGTATTAACGGTAATGGTAAGTTAACCGATACTTGCTCAGGAAATGTTCCAAAACTATAACCTGTTGGTTGTGTCCAGATATTTAAAGGCATAATATTTTTAGTTAACCCAAGGCCGCAGCCATTGCCACAGACAGTGCTCTTAGTGAACTAACAGCTGGGCTGGTAGTTGATAATATGGTGCCACTGGCTGGCAATGTTACTGAACTGTTTCCTATGAGATTTAAATTCAAATTGTAGCCGCCTGAAGTAACCAAATTCCCACTCAGTGTCACTTGATGGTCTTGTCCATCTTGAATTAGTGTAGTACCGGCAATAGTTCCAAAGTTTATGTGATTATTATTGGTTATAAAATTTGCCCCGAAATCCCAAGAGTATCCTTTGGCATTTGTTTCAAATCCAGTGGGTGCGGCGATAGTACCCATGTCTACTGTGAGATTGTTTGTGTTTAACAGTAATGATAGTAAATTTTCGCTTATACGTTGATCATATCCATACACTGTGGTTTGTGCATCGCCACCGGTGATTTTGTAATTGTTTAAATTCAAATTTGCACTCAGCGACGGTGTAGTATCGCTAGATAATATAGTCTTGGCTTCTAGGTTTACAGTTGTGGCTGTACCGGTCAAGACCACAGTATTTCCTGTGCTGGTTAGTGTTTTTAACTCTGCATTATTGTTAAGTATGTCTTTGAAAATACCAGTGCCAGTGCCCAGATTAGTAACACCGGTTATTCCTACACTTTGACTGATAGCAAGAAAATTAGCATTTACCTTGGTAAAAGCACTGCGCAAATCATCGCCTGTGCCGTCGTTTGCGTATGATCCGATATTAATTTGTAATGGTGCTGTCATAGTAGACTCTCTTTTAGTATTTACCGTTAACCCAACGCCGCAGCCATTGCCACAGCAAACGGTTTGGTACTTGTAGTTGTTGACCAACTCAGCGTTGAGCCATTGGTGGTTAATACTGCCCCACCTTTGCCAGTCTGGCTAGGGATTGTAAAAATATTAAGCGAATTCATTTGATTGTATACATCTGTAAAATTAGCATTTATCTTTAGAAACGCAGTGCGTAGCGGATCGCCCGTACCATCGTTTGCTACTGTTCCTAGATTGATTGTCTGTTGTGTCATTAGTTTCTCCCCACAGCAACTTCGATTATACCGGCTTCGCCGTAATCTTTATTTTCAAGTGCCTTACCAATGATGGCACCCAGTGTTGGCATCAATGCCTTTACAGCATATCCCGGTGTAGCACTAGTTGTCAGCATATCGCCTTTCTTGACACGCCCAACTACCTTGCATGGAACACGCCCCGCAAGTGCCACTAGATTTTTCAATCCCGGACAATCGGCATACATGATATAAGCTGCCTTGTCTTGACTACCGACCACACCTGCTACCCTGGTATCGTTGATCTGATCAGTTGTGGTTATTTCTTTATCACCACCGAATACTACCACTGTACCAACTTCATACTCGGCATCACCCTCATAGTACTCAGCCAAATCAGCTGAGTATGTGGCAATCAAAGTAGAACCAGATTGTAAGCTAAATTGTCCGTAGAACTTGGCACTGCTGTTAGTGTTAAGAACAGTTGTTTTAGCACCTGCAACAATATTGTTGGTAAAGAAATTGCCACCACTAACATCAACATTGCCACCACTTCCCAAAGTAATATTGGTGTTGGTACCTAGTGTCATTGTTCCCGTACTTGTTCCACTAACAGTGGCCCAAGTGAGTCCACCCGGAGTAAGATAACTGAACGATGATCCGGCACTGCTATAGGTAATGGCATTTGTACTGTATAGCTTCAATCCTTTAATATCAATGTATCCACTAGCATCCGACTGGGGAATTGTGGGTGTATCGGTGGCCGCATAAGTTTGACTGTAAGTCAAAGTTCCATAACTACTATGGAATCCAGTGGGTGTGCTGCCATTGTATCCTGCAGTACCGTTGCCACCTGATGCACTGCTGATGTACATAATACCTGGGGTCACAGTTCCCGAATTTGAAAATTTGTCGTTAGTAATAGCATTACCGTAAATCACGACTTTGTTAAACGATATAGCACTTGGGCTAGCAACTCCTGAACTTGAACCATCTTCTGATCCTAGATTAGCTAGCACAGTACCTTGATTTTGATAACTTAATTTAGTATTTAGAATACCAGTAGTAGTCGATGTTGCAGTTTTTAGATCTATCCAACCAAAGGTTGATGTAAACACAGCACTATTGAATTCAGCAAGGCCTGCATTGCTTTGAGTAAACGCTGTTCTAGGTACTGTACCATCGACACTGGCAGTGGCATACTGCATCAACAGTTTACTTTGTTGTATTGCCGCAGCCGAATTTATCATGCTGTCCACAACAACATTACTGTTGATCATGGTTGTCAAGGTAGATGTAGCAGATTCGTAAGTCCAGTTAGTTGTGTTACCAATGATCTGACCGTTAACCGAAGATACTCCGGTAGTGGTGTTGGCATAGCTTACATTGCCCACTCCACTTCCGCTATTGAAACTGTTCACTGTGACCACATAAACACCGTTGTAACCACTAGGTGTCATGCCATTCACCACAATGGTTTGCCCAACGGCAAATGGATTAACAATACTGCTGTAGGTCAATGTGGCTACAGTACCAGTACCACCTGCCCCTGTAACTGTGATCACATTATAGCCAGTACCTGTTACTACAGGAGAAGCACCATAATTACCTAGCAGAGGCGTAGTGATATTTCTCCAGCGACTTGAATAAAATGTCAACGAACCGCTGGCAGTTGTGAGTGCAACATTGGTACCATTTAAGGATGCACTAACTGTGATGCTTCCCGATGGCACATCTACAGGATTTCCGGGAATACCTGTGATATAATATGTACCAGCTGTTAGTTTGTCAATGGCAGTGCCAGTAAACGTAATTGTATCACCTATAGCCAAACTTGAGAATGCACCACTAGTAATAGTAAAGCCACTTATGTAGTTGGTAGTGACTGCTGTGCTAGTCACAGCACCAACTGTGGTATCATAGACTAAAATATTTCCAGCCACTGGCGAACTAAATTGAACATCTTTAAGTCCTGCTAGATATGAAGTTTGATCAACATATGATTTATTAGCGGCGTCTGTACCATTTTTCGGCGCACCCACGTTGACAATGGCATTGTTAGCCATGTTCAAAGGATTCTTCATGGCCAACGTGCCATTCAATGCTAAGAAGCCAGGGCCTTTCAAATTGCTGGATGTGGTTGTTCCGCCCGAAGCTGTTAGTCCCAGACGATTATCAATGTAACCAATCACTGCTGTTTGTGTAGGCACTGTGAAGTCCGAAGGAGTAGCCATCGCCGCATCGTTGTCAAATTTGGTTATGGTAACACCAGTTTTAAATCCTAGGCCGCTTAGGTTGCTAAGAGCGATACTGGCACTGAATGTAACGGTACCAGTACCTTGGTCAACTGTGAAATATTTGCCAACACGGAATATGCCGTTTTCATCAGTGGTTACGTAGAACACACGACCCACTGTCTCTTCAAATATTTGATTGTTTGGATTAGCAGAAACAGCAGGAGGACCAAAAATCGTGTTGGGGTAGTTACTGGTGTTATAACCGCCAGTGCCTATCAATAAGAAATCGTGTCCTGTAGCACGACATGTACTGATGTTTACAATGATCTGTCCAGCTGATGCACCAGGATATCCGATCTTCAATGCAGTGGTAGTAGCACCAAATGGTTTGCTTATACCCAGCGTTGAGCTGGCACTGGTTGTTGTTACTACTGCCATCAACGCTGTGCCTGTAAATGTTCCAGGGTTAGTTGGATAAGTCAGCACTATACTGGTTTGACCGGTAGCTGTAGCACTAGAGCACAGCCATGTTCCATTGTACATTGGATTGGTACTATTATAAACACGATAGTATGCACCGTTAACTATGTCCATACTGGCCACAGTGAATGTTACGCTGTATGTGCCGTAGCCTGACCCTGATGCTGTTGCGCCGCTAATTGCAAAACCAACAAATGTACGACTGCCCCCAAACGCAAAGGTAGTGGATGTCCAGTACAGTGTTATGCCACTTAGTGTGCCGCTAGACACAGGAACAAATTGATTGGCATCGGCCGCAAATTGTGTAGTACTGATTGTAAATGTTGTTGCACTTGGGATACTTTGAATGTAATAAGTTGTGCCAACTGTTGCCGAGGTAGTGGTTGTAGCAGGCAAACCTGCTACAATATTTCCCAGTTGTGAACTGGTAGCAGTAGGCAAGCTGAATATGATTTGGTTACCTACAGTCAATCCTGTGGTTGAAGTTACAGTAAGTAAATTGCCGGTAAATGCTAATATAGTTACTGCTCCACCTTGTACATAGCTGGTTCCTGTAACTGCAATAGGATATCCCACTGTGATCTGAGTGGCATTGTTAGAACTGGTAACCGTCGAAGTAAACACTGTAGTAGTTGACATAGTAACAACAAATGTTGCACTGCCAAAACTTGGAGTTACTATAGGAGTTGACGAATATCCGTAGCCGCCGCTGGTTACAGTAACCCCGGTGATGGTCTGTGTAGTAGCATCGATAGTAGCTATGGCCTGTGCTGAAATTCCTGTAAAGGTTGATCCATTGTTAAATGTCAAGCTAGGTGCTATAGAGTAACTGTTGTTACCAGACACATTTACTGAAATTCCAGTCACTGTCTGCGGGAATGACGCAGTAATATTTGCATTAGTGGTAAGCCATACTGCAGGACTCACAACAAATGTAGTACCGTTGGCCGACACCGACTGCACTAAACAGTTGGCAGGCACTATACAGTTATTGGTCAAAGTAATACCGGTAAATGAACTAACAGTGGTAGTTGTTGCATTTGAATAAGTTACACTGGTATTAGTACCGGTACCTACTGTGTATGTGCCGTTGTATCCTGCGGCGGTGCTAGTAAATCCACTTACCACAATAGTACTGCCACTGGGGAATGGAATTTGTGTGGCATTTGAATTCAAGAATGTTATAGTAACTGTAGAGCCACTACCGCTTATACTTGTGGGTGTAAATGTTCCACCACTAGTTATAATCATACCCACTAACAGATTGGTAGTACTAGCCACGGTAATAGTAGTTTGACTGGTATTACCAACCACTTGATAAGTGCCATTGTAGGCAGTGTTACTTTGTCCGCTGATAGTGGTGTAACTGTCTACTGGCGGTAGAGCTGGCGTTGGGTTAGTACTAGTTTGTGTACTGGGCACATTGTAAGTAATATACTGATAAGCAGTGCTGTTAACATTGTACTGGGCACTGGCAAATGTCAACGCACCGGAAGAAGTATTAGTACCTGCCAAGTTATATAACGAATTTGGATCAATTGTAACATACGATTGGAATGAAGTTCCAAAGGTCAATGCCGCACCTGCGGATATACCACTTGTGGTAGTACTCAATGTAATATTAGTACCTGACACTGCTGTTACATAAATTCCATTACCTGTGAATCCAGAACCTTGCACGTAAGTGTATTGATTTTTTGCAGGAACACTTGGTGTTATAGTTCCACCTATGCCACTGACAACCAATGTGGGGCTACCCGAAGTTCCGCCACTTACGTAAGTGGCTGTGCCCGCAACCACTGCAGGAGTATAGCTAATAACTCTATGTACACGACCGTTCCATGATGTGAGATATGTACCTGTGTTCAATTGCGATATTACAATTGACTGTGACAATGGGGTAATAGCAATCTTGTTATCGCCAACTTGAGAGCCTTGTGTCCTAGCGGCAAAGTAAACAAAAGTATTTGTTGGGTTGATAGTTGGATACGCATTGGTAGCACTGGTATTGTTAAGAACAATAGTATATGGTCCTGTACCTGTACCAGAGACTGAACTGACATATAAACCAGTTGAACTAAATCCTAATCCTCCAACATACATGCCTATTGCAATAGTTCCAACAACACTGTTTACAGTTATCGATGAACTTGATATACTGCCTGCAGTCACAGTACCGGTGGCATACCCTGTGGAGTAGGCTGTAGGATCTGGATTTGCTATGCTCAATGGATCAGTACCAAGTTGGTAATAGTTAAACGATGAATCAGTTTGAATCACAGCAGTTGTTTGTGATATAGTTTGGAACGTGATTTGAGTCACATTAGCAACTGGTTGTGAAGTTGGCGTTGCAGTTAGAGTAACAGCATAGGTAGACCCGCTGATCAATGATACAGCGTATACTGTACTAGTTCCTGAAAATCCTGTACCAGTTACTATCTGTCCAACAGTGATAGTTCCTTGAGTTACTAATACTGTTATAACAGCACTGCTAGTAGCATTAGCAACAGGGCTAACGAATGTTGCAGTGGCCGAACCAGTTCCGCCAACAGTGCTCAATTGTGTTAGACTTTCTCCAGTTGATTCAGATAGATTATATGTAATAATTCTATAAACACTAGATAGATTGTTTAAGTATTGAAAACTTGTGCTAGGTCTAGTAGGTCTTACTGTACCAACATTGTAAACTTTTTGGTTCTGCAGTACTCGAATGGTCACTATCTGCCCATCATACAATGCATATTGCAGACCACTAGTGGCAGTGCCACTGCCTGCTGTACTGAAACTTATTTGTAAAACATCTTGTCCGTTGATACTGATACCAGCATGCTGGACACTAGAAACACTGTATCTAGTGACACCACCGCCTGCTAAAGTATGATCGATTTCAAGTTCAGAGTTATTAAAAGGTGTGTACTGATAACCTATAATCCAAACACTAAGAGCCGCTTTGGTTGCAGTTGGCTCCATAAATCCAGAGGTAGTGGCCTGTTTGTATACTCTGGCAGTTTGTATCTGATTGTTGGCCAACGTTACTATGTTGGGTAATGAAGTAGTATCATACCCAGTGGCACGTAAACCATAGTCACCGTTTGAATTAGATCCGGCTACACTACGAATTTGAGCACCGTTCAACGCCCAATATGCAGTGTGATTATAGTATGTAAAGGTTGAAACTTGTTCTGTTAAACCGTTGTTGGTTGCAAGCACACCAAATCCCAGATCGTTTACTTGTGTGTAATCATTGGCCAACATTGACCGATTGCCGCCCATCTCTATCGGTACACTCAAAGCGCCGCCTTGATTGATATAGTTCAATAATCCAGTGGCTTTTGTTCCTGTAATTGCAATAGGACTTGAACTCAATGCCACGATCTGTGTAGCACTAACTGTCCATGTGCTAGTACCAGTGGCGCCACTACCAGTTAGGTTAGTAGAAATTGTTGTTCCTGTTAGAATACCTAGGCCTGAAATAGTCATGCCAACAGCGATAGTTCCTGATGACCAAGTAGCATACAGTGTGGTTCCTGATATATAACCAGTAAATGATGCTGAACTATATGTACCGATCATATTGGTTTTGGCATTGGCTATGGTGGTAAAATCTGCAGAACTGACTGTTGGAGTATATCTGCCTAGCGGGTTAGTTGACACCAAATTGCCACCAGTAAATGTTACAACAGTACCATCAATATTATTGCCATTGGTGCTAGGAGAACTTGCAGTAGCCACAGCACTGATAGTGATCGGACCACCTATATTGGCAGTGTAATTTGCCACAGCTGAACCTGTAGCACCAGTTGCCGGAGTTGTTGCTAGTTGAACAGTAACTTGTGTTGTAGTAGCTGACAATACAGTCCAAGTGCCATTGTAGCCTGACACTACAAACGAAGAAACAGTCAGTGTAGAACCTACAGTAAATGGGATACTTGTTTGTACTGCATAGTTTAGTGTACCAATAGTACTGCTGGCGGTGGCGCTGGTAATACTGATAGCTGGACCGTTAAGTGCAGTTATAGTTGTGCCTGGACTAATACCGGTACCTGTGATAGTAGTAGATGGACTTACGCTGAGTCCTGGAATCCAAGATACGTTATAAAGGTACGTGCTGTTTGCTGTCAGTGTTGCCTGTGCTGAGTAATTGAATGCTCCGTCTCCTGTGTAATCGATCAAATAACTGACCAAATTAGCGATTCTTGTCTGCTCAGGTGAAGGTGAACCACTTGGAGTATAGGTATAAGTTGTCGTGTCTTGCAGTAAGTTATTACCATTGGTCACAGTAATTGCTTTGTTAACAACAATTGATTGCAGTATTGAGTTAAGTTTTACAAATGCTGCCAGGTAAATTGCTTGCACACTTACAGTATTGGTACCAATGACTGTCTGCAATGTGCTAGTGCTACCGTTGTAGTTCCATAACGATATATCATAAATTGCACTGTTGGCATTATTACCTATATTATTATAAACAATATCATAAGTCAATGCATCAATGATATAGCTGATGCTGGTTTGTACTTTAATTGCGCTGTAGGCAGCATTGGCACTGATATTAAAATTAGACGATATCCAAGAAGTAATTTCTTGTTGAATGAATGCCTTGTTAGCTTGTAAAATATTCTTAACAGCTAGCTGATTAGTTGTAGTATAAGTGCTAGTAGTTGTAGGCCAATTAATAATTGGTAAGTAGCTGAGACCGTAGTTGAGAATGTTAGTGACAATAGTAAGGTTACTGGTGATTGTACCAGTGCCCACAACTGACGGACTAGAAAGATTAGATACCAATGTACCGATATAGTTTGCGGCTTGACCCGTTAAAGACAATGCTAGACCGGCCGGACTATTTTGAGGCTGTAGCAAAGTCAACGCTATTTTTTGACTTTGATAGTTTATACCCAATGCCAAGTCAAATGATACTGCATCGATAATTGAACCTAATGTTGTGCTGATGCCGTTGTAGCTGTTACCAAACGATGCAATAGGGTTATATGGTGTTGAGGCATCTAACACAAGTATAGCCTGCGGCAACGAGAACACATAAGTTCCAGAAGCTTGAGCATTTAATGCTGTTGTTAACAACACAGTAGTACTTGCTCCGTTCCATATAGGACTAACGTAGGTATAGGCTGGAAGTCCATTACCAGTTACCAGCATGCCGCTGGTAATTCCTGCGTATGAATTAAGAACAATACTGGAGCTACCGCTTGCTCCACCTGAAACATAGCTAGCACTGACTTGTTGTACTGCTTGACTGTAACTTAAAATCTGGTTAACTTGATAACGATTACCTTGAACATAGAAACTACATGGAACTTGCGGAGCACGTACATCAAGTCCTGAATTAGAATAACCAGTAAGTGTAACGCTGAGTCCAGCAATGCCATTAACAGAATTTACCGCAGTAATATTCCCTAATAGTCTTCCGGCAAAGCCGTCAATAAATTGGCCACCCGCGAATCTAGGAGCATTAGTACTACCACTAAAACAACCGCTTTCCTGTGCATAGGGACTCTTGGCTTTTATTTGACCGTTAGGATCAAGAACCATCATGAAGCCACCATGCCCTTGTCCCGATATTAGTCGAACACGAGTTGCATCGTTTACCAAGAACATATCAATCAGTTTGTTGTTCAACGGTGTTGAATAAATGTTCTGCGGGTCAGTTAGATAATGATAGCCATATGGCAGTGCTCCGTACAAGTGCCAGTTGCCTGATGGTAAAACGTTAGGACTTGCATCTGCTGAGATGAATGGATATCCTTGCAATACATTGGCATAAAATACATTACCGCTGACACTGGTAACAGTTGCTAGACCAGTAAATGCAATTATGTTAATTGGACTGCCTGATGTACCAACTGTGAATGAATTATTTAGAACCCACTGCGCTCCTGCCCCGGAATTCACTGTTGTGCTGTTGCTGTTATTGGCAACGCCACTTGTGGCAGTTCCTGTAATATAAGTACCAGTTGGTATACCGCTGCCAGTTATGGCCTGTCCTACAAAATTAGGAGAACTATATGTACTGGTATATCCAGTGTTGGCTCCAATGATAGTGCCAGTAGTCACTGATGACACAGTTAATATAGTAGCTTTGGTTGTAGGATTGACAGCAATATATCCAGTGAATGTTACTATGGCATCTGTTAGGATCAATCCTATCCATGTGTTTGGAGCAGTTCCTGTACCTAATGTTCCAGTAATAGAACCACTGGTAGAACTGAGAGTCAGCGTAGTATTAGCTGCCGCGGCATAGTCAATCCCGCCTCTCTTCAAACTTGGAAAGTTGATTTGACCTGTGAGTAAATTATCAACTGTAGCATCTCGATAAAAGAATGTGTTTATCCAAGGACTTTGACTTATACGATCTCGTGGGCGAATTATTGTACGTCTAAAATCATCACCTGCTATGGTACAGTTTTCAGGCAATTTAATTGGATAATCTTCGTAGTAAATACCGCTTTCGACATAGATGGCAATTTGTAAATTACTAGTAGTTGCACCAAAATCTATAGTTTCGCCAGTGATAAAGAATCCAGGTTGTGTCAATTGTAAAGTGATAGTATCATACGCTGATGTTGCACCTTGCAAGTAACTGACAATAACACCTTGCGCACCACTAAGGTTACCGATCAAAATGTTACCTGGTAGTATATGCACATCACCCGGAGTTCCTTGGTCAACATATCCACGACCGCCATTACTGAACTGTATGGTCCAGAGACCTGTTCCAAAACTAGGTGTCGGAGCAGACCCTACACCGTTGTTCACTATGCCCAACATAGTGGTATAATTAGTCAAGAATGTGTTGGTTGCTCCAGCTGCCAATAATGAACCTGAATCGAAATTCTGTGAAGCTTGTTGTTGATATCTAATTGCACCCACTCGGTTCAATACCTGGATGGCTAAATTTTGTGCAAACACTAGACCATCGTATGTCTCTGTATACTGGGAACCGATAGCTATACTAGCACTTGTATTCTTGAAGTAGGATTTACCGGCATTGATGCTTTGATAAGTTCCACCAGTCCATAGATCAATTGCCATAGCATCGATGATCAAACCAATGTCTCTATAGCAAGTTGATTGATTGTAGTTGAATCCTCCTACATATTTTTTAGTCATGTATGTTAACACATTGCCTGCAATAGCAGATGCCTGACCTAGCAGGGTCTGGGTCGCCGCATACAGTTGAGCATTAGTGACTAGGTATCCCGCCAAGTTAGGATATGTTGGTACTAGCGCAGTGTTGCTGCCTATTATTGGTTCAACAGTTTGAGTAAACAGGGTTGTGATAGTATTGGTTGCATAGGCACTTGGAGTATCGAATGTATACACAGGTGAATTACTGAATGTCTGTGCCAATTGTGCTCCATTCTGAGGAGTAACACTGTTACTACTTGCACAGGCTACCACAGTGCTTAACAAGCGACTAACAACTGAATTGGTACCGCCGTACCAGATACTTTGTTCTGCACTACCGCTGGCAAAATTTAACAGTATAAGATTGGCCGCATTGGCTGTGGCCACATTGCTGGCAGTGGTCGCTGTAGTAGCAGATGTGTCATAAGCAATGGCTTCGCACAGATATACTATACTGTTTTTAAACTGTGCTACTCCTTCTGCTGGTACAAATCCACTATGATTGGCCACAGCATACAGGTATGCATCTTCAGCCAAGAACTGTAAGTTATATAGAATACCCGACGCAGCCAAGCCATAGGTCAAATAAGGGACATTTGGCATTGAAGGTGTAGGACGATTGTATATGGTAGCAGTCGAAGTAGCACTGATGGCTACCAAGGGCAACGCAGTTGCACCTGTGCCGTATGTTTGGCTAATGGTAAATGTATTGCTTACTGAATTGATTGCCAATACGTAGTAGGTTGAACCAGCAGACCCTGCGACGTTTACACTGCCGCCCCAGTTGCTGGCGAATGTGATAGGTTGGCCAACATACAAATTGTAAACATTATAGGTTGAGAAAGCTGTGGTAGTTGTGCCTGTTAAAGTGATTGTGGCAGTGGTAGGACCATAAGTTAGTATTTGATTGATAGTTCCAAACAGTGAGTTTACACTGGCTGTGAGCGATGAATTATTGATAGTGGGGTATAGATATTGACCCTGACTATTTTGCGCACCACTGATATTTGAACCTGCCTGATTGGCCAATGCTGTGATATTAAACAGTTGTACATAGTTGTAGGCGATACCGCTCTGTGGTGTGGTAGCAGTAACTAGCGAAAATGTTAGCAATGCTGATGCTTGGCTTGTGCTACTGACAATACCTTGAACAGTTGTAATATTTGCAATGATAGAATTGTATAAAGTATCGCCGTTTACTACTAGATTTAATGTTTGATTAACATACTGTGGCACACTTGTTTGATACAATACAGTGCCATTGGTGCCCATTAGAGAATTGGTAATCACATTTTGTACTAGAGTCTTTAGGTAAATTACAGCCGCTACAGTAGCATCTTTTTCTTGATCTTGGAATGTGTTAATATTATAACTAGCGGCCCAATATTGTAATCCAGCATAGACGCTTTGACTATTGCCACCGTACATTAAATCATAAACTAGTGACCAGACAATAAATTTAACATCTCGTTGGCAAGTGGTTTTGTTGTATACTAGAGAAGGATATTTACTAGTTAGGTAGGCTATAATCTCTGCCTGCATAAATGTAATGTTGTTCAACAGTAGGGTCTTAGCATGAGTTTGTTCAGCAGTGGTTGAACCGATACTGGGGAAAGTTGGTGTAGGGGCAATGCCACTTGAAATAATTGACTGTAGATTGGTTATGTAGGGACCTATCAAAGACGCCTGACCAGCACTAGTTCCTATAGTAGCCAGTATGCTGGCTTGCAATCGATCCAACTCATAGTTCATTTCAGCACTGGTTATACCAATACCATAATGGCTAAAGTTCAATCCAGCCAGTGTGGTCTGCAGTGTTGATCCCAACAAAAGATCGTATTCTAATGCAGTGACAATTTGACCAACATATTGAGTTAACAATGCAGTATTGTAAGAATAGCTGGCGATCTGAGTCTGTATTTGATTAATAGCATCTTTGACCTGGGCCAATTGATTGGTAACAATATTTAGATTGATTGCGCTGTTGGGATTAAACAGACTAGTAGCTGCCGTGATACTGTTGTAGTTTGACCCTAGAATAACGTCATATCCAATACCTTGAGTTAGATTAACAAGTATATTGTAAAACCCGGTATTGTTAAACTGTGAGATGTATTTTTGATTAATGTAAGCAACAGTTTCTGTTTGAATGAATGTTTTGTTAAGTTCCAATAGATTCTGAGCTTGATAATACACAGGATTATTATTGTTACCGCTGGTACCTAACCCAGCTGAATAGATAGTTGATTGGGTTTGTACAGCATTTTGCGTGTAGGCAATGGTTTGACGATATGGTCCTGGTTCTAGCTGGCTTAGAGATATAAGACTGTCGGCCTGTAGCGCGGCTGCCCCTACGGTTTTGTATGCATAATGCCATGCACGACCATTGCGTCCCGGAGGAGTAAGCGTCTGATTGTCGTCGCCAGTAGTTGACACATACAGATTTATACTGCTGTAAAATGTGTTGTTGTCAACATAGAATTTGCTAGCGGCTTGTAGATCTGTACTGGAATTTGGAGTGCCATATCCTGCAAGTGGGCTCGGATGATCACCTAATGTTAGCGAACCAGTCATAGTGTCGCCGCCGCGATAGACCACGTCTTTACGTTGCATGACCTCAGTGCTTAAATAATTTCCAGTTAACCCAGAATCATAATCAGAATCGATTGCAGTGCCAGTGCCTGACCCAACGCCAGTTGCAGTGAATTTTACTCCAACTGTATTACTAACAGCACCTATCAAAGTAAAATCGGTAGATCCTACAGTGACGATTGTATAAGAATACCCTACACTAAATAATCCTGCTGTTACAGCACTGGTAGCAACTACTGGTTGTGCTCGTGACTTGATAGCGGCAGAGACAGTATAGGTACCTGCGATCTTTGCAGTGGTGGTTTGTCCAACATTGGTAAAATTATTGCCATCGGCTGCGATGAAATTACTGACACCGTAGTTGACAGTAACAGGCAATCGTCCCAGAGTGGTTGGCGCTCCGGAATAAAAATTATTAAACGCAGTAACTAGTCCAACACTGGGATCTTGCAAGTTGCCAACGGTGTATAAAGACACAGCATTGACACTTTGATTTAGTGTAGGGCTAGGATCATTGATCAATCTCGATGCTGTGGTTTTGAGATCGATGCTGTTTGAAGTGTAGGTAATAGTGATGTTGCCATCGCTGTTGGTAAGCGTTCTCGCTGACAAACTGGTTCCAGTGGCATTGGCAGTGATAAGTTGATTAGCAGAATATGCAGTACCGTCACTGAGTCCCCCGAATCCCAATTTGCCGCCCAGTCCAAAAATAGCATAAAGTTCGCTAAAGTTTGCATTAACTTTGTTGAACGATTGGCGAATACTGTCGCCAGTACCGTCGTTGCCCTGTATACCTGTATTAATTACTTGTTGTGTCATTTATTAAACTCCAAAGCTAGAACCGCAACCGCATGTTGTTTGTGCGTTGGGATTCTTTATGCTGAATGAACTGCCCTGTAAATCTTCTTTATAATCTATCTCTGCACCTGTAAGATACTGCATACTCATTGCATCTACAAGTACTCGAAATTCGTCTAAGGGAATTGTAAAATCATCTTCATTTGCTATTTCATCGAATGTGAAGCCATAGCTGAATCCGCTACACCCGCCGCCCTGTACAAATGTACGCAGTGCTAGGTTAGGATTGCCCTCTTCGTAGATCAAATCTTTAATTTTAGTCTTGGCCGAAGCAGAAATAGTGATCATGTTGTCCCTTGTTGTAATATTTAGCATAGAATTTTATAACCTTAATGTAAATACATTAATGTATATCAGAACAGAACAGCGACAAAACCACTATGTAAGAACCAGTAATCGGGGATTTACTCACACCTATGTGCGAGAAAAGCAAGTACTTGTGTTCAGATGCGACTGTTGTCAGGAAGTGTTTACACGAGATAGGGGATCAATGGATCCCAAGCGACTAAGCAACAATGTATACCATGTGTGTGGTGATTGTGACGCTAAAAAGTTTGCCCAGCTCAAGGGCGTGGAAGCTAGAAAAGTATGGTCAATGCCGGCCAGCAGTCTTAAGACACTCGACCAACTCTAGAGCCAATCACATTCCAGTTGATTATTTTGTAGATGTTTCGCAAGTAGGCTTTTTTGTCAGCTTGATAATCCAAAGCCCAAGCATGTTCCCACCAGTCAATCAGCAGTATGATATCCATTCGAATCTCATGATTCTTGATAGTTTTGATTGACCCATCACGAGCCAGGTATACCCAACCAGACCCCTGTATACCCATAGCTGACTTTTGCACTTTGTCTCGGAAATTTTCAAAAGTCTTAAAGTGTTTGTTGATAAAATTCAAAGCTATGTGATCGGGATGATTGTTACCTGTGGGTTTATGAAACTGTTTGAAATAAATGTCATGTAAAAAAGCACCTGCTTCGTTGAAGTCGGGATCTCCTTCACCTTTGTTGTAGCGATCTACATATCCTTTGTACAGTGTTCCATAATGATAGTTTATAGTATCTTCACTTTTGACTGGCTCTAAATCATCCTTGGCGTATGGCAAGGGAGATTGCTCCAATGTTTTGGGAGAGTAGCCCTCATTTAAACTAACGTACCTAATAAAGTTATACATAATGATATTTATTATAAATATTGGACTAGGAGATTTAACTATGTTACATCACATTAAAAAACTATTTGGTATTAAGCCTAAAGCAGTAGAAGCAGAAGTTCCTTATAAAGTGGAAACTCCTGCACCTACAGCAGTTGCTGAACAAGCTACACAAGCAGTTGTAGAATCTATGGCACCAGCTAAGAAAAAGCCAGCGGCTAAGAAAGCACCAGCTGTTAAAAAGCCACGTGCTCCACGTAAGCCTAAAGCAGTTTAAGTAGTTTAGCTTGCTCGTATAGAGCAAAGCTAGCCAAGTTCTTACCCTTAGATTCGCACATAATATCGTGTGTTTCTAAAAAGCTCAAGGCCCATTCACTAACTTTTGTATTCCAATAAAAGTCAGAGTGGGCTCTGAGCTTTTGCTTTTTGTAACCGTCTAAAAGAAGCTGTTTATGGTCTGGTGGAACCATTGGATCGTGTCCAACAAGATAGTCTTCTCTTGATATGGAGTAATGCATAGTAGGACGAAGGCCGCGCCAGCTGTCAACAACCCGTGTAACTCGGATATCGCTAGGATCTAAGTAACTTCCTTCTCGAATCCAAAAATGATGAACGTCAAGAACAATAGGTATAATATCGCTAATAGTGAGACAATCATCTAGCCCCCATGAGTTTTCTTCGTTTTCGATTGTAATACAGTTTCGAGCTTCGGGTGTTAGTTTTCCGTAGGCTCGTCTGATACCTTCGGGACCTTGTTTACCTGATATGTGTACATTGATTTTAAAGTCTTGAAACGACTTTCCATAGCCCATCCAGCGGGCCATGTCTGTGTGATATTCGAACTCTGCGATTGAGCGTTCGACAATGCCTGGGTTATCGCTTGCCAGGACAGTAAACTGCCCAGGATGCATAGACAACCGAACATTGCTATTGCGAGCAAGATCGCCCACTCTTTTAAACGCGGTTTCGGCGTATGAAACCACGTCAGGTTTACGCCAATAATCAGCAAAGTCAGCGTGAGTATAAACAGGGAGAATGTCACTGCTAATCCTAACCATCCTAAGATGAGGGTCAAGTGTGCTGACACGTTCTACCAACTTTCGAGTTGCCTCGATATTGCCTACCATTAGGTCCCATAACTTTTGTTCCGCTTGATCTCTCGATTGTCTATTTAACCAAGAAACTGTAGTCGAACCAGTGTTGTATTTTTTTGCATCGTCTTTTGGACTGATACCGTCCACTTGATCTGGACGATCGATCCACTTGCAGGCAAAGCCGAGACGTTTCATTAGTGTAGCCAGTAGTTTATAATACCTATAGTATACATGAAACAGACGACAAATTCAACTGTTATGAGCGACCATTTGCGCCAGATAATACCTACTATTAACCAAAGTACATTGGTTAATAGACTGATATATAGATAAGTTGGATAGTAGTTAAGAGAGGTCAACGCCACTGAACATAAAAATGATACAGTAGCGAGCCACTCAATATAAAAATCAACCTTCGTAGGTAGCCGAATTTGCGCCATGTTCGAACACCTCGACCGATTTGATTCTTACTGTTGGATTAATTGGATAACGCATATCACCACTTGCCAAAAGTTCAGCCATTTTATCGTAGGCTATTTTAGCAAACATTTCACAGCCTACTCCGGGCACAATGCGTAGATCACATATTCCGCTGTCTTCAAAACCGCCCTTAATTGCATTTAGTTTTTGGAATGTTTCTAAGTGAGGATCATCTTCTGCGATTACTAACGTGTGATCAAACATATAGTCTGCCCACGCTTTAAATTCTTTAAGCCCACCAAAGTCCATACACCAGTTTTTGTCATCTAGTGTATCGCATTCAAAGATTAGCTTGATGCCGATTGAGTAACCATGTAGTGTCGAGCAGTGGCTGTGTGTGGCACGCCATTGTCTAAAACAGCATGATAAGCCGCGGTCGTTTCCGTAAGTTTTTGTTGAGTAAAATTTTGCCATTGTAATCTCCTTGATTAAGCAATGGCATGCAGAGTTTATATTGCGGGATGAATGCCTAAGTCCGCATATAGTAATTATACAGATTTAACTGTAAAGGTCAACTCTATTGGCTAGCAATCAATCCAAACGGCGCCCATGCTCCTGGGGTTCCACTGGCTGTACAAATCCAACCCGCATATCCGCCTGGCTGCGGTCCTATGTTCCAGCAAATGTCGCCCTGTGTAAATGTACCACTACTTGGAACACCTATACCATTGGTAAACTTTTTGCCGCCGATACTGACATCACCGTTGACGCTGAACTGTACACCCGGTTCTGGATTGTTTACATTCACGCTCAACGGTCCAAATATCTTGACCGGAGCAGTTTGTACATCTCTATTGCCTATGATAGTTTGATTGCCATAGGCTGTGATCACTGGTTGTCCTTCATATGAGAAGCCACCGGATCCATACACTGTGTTATCCACTGTTAGAGATCCAGCTGTGATTGATTTTACCACTGCAGGACCGCTCACGTGCAGATCACTCAGTATGCCTAATTTGGTCAAATTGCTGATAGTGATAGATGATCCCAGGGTGCCGGCGCTAAGGGCCACTTCACCGTTGATATGATACGAGCGATCTTTGTCAAGATCAAAGTTTTCTGTAGTCCAAAGTCTGCGAGGATGATCCATCATGACCAACTGATGTGATAAAGCACCACTGGTCCATACTAGACCTGTACCAAACATACTGGATTCTTGCGTGGATACGAATTCTACGCTTTTTGGTATGCCTGTGCTGCCAGCTGATTCGATACGATCAGCATAGATAGTACCGTAAACACGTAGCACAGCACCGTTGCTTTGAGCGTTGCCTATCTGCACTTCGCCCATATTCTTGACTGTGATACGTGGAATATTGTCTGTAACAATAGCAAGATCGTGACTGCTGTGTGTACCAATGGCACCTAGACTGATCTGCGGACTGCCTATAGTGAGTTCCACGTTGTTGTCTAAAATACTGAGCGAACTGTTGGGCTCGGGTGTGCCTATACCAATTCTATTACTGTCGCTGTCAATGTAAACAAAGTCTGCAAATGTGCTACTGCCGGACACTGCAAGTGAATTTAGAGTGCCTATACTGGTCAGGCTACTGTTGGTAATAGTGGCACCCAAACTGTTACTGGTAAGCACAGCAATGTTGTCAATACGGTAACTGGATTCTGCTGTGATGTCAAAACTAGCGTTGGCCCAAATTCTGCTACCCGAACGATACACCAGTTGTGTTTGTCCAGTACCCCAGCTCCAGGTAAAACCTTTGCCGTTTAGTTCAGCTTCTGAGTTGTAAATCCAATTGCCTACAGATGCTAGACTGCCGTTTTCTGTGATTAAATTCTTAACATTGAACGTGTCGGCCGTGATGGTTCCAGCAACAACTAGATTGTTGTCGATCTGTACAGAGTTGATTACTTCAAGACTTCCAGAATGGATTATGCTCCCTGATGTGTATTTCAGGGCTACTTTGTCCATTATGACGGTGCCGTCTTCTGTTACATTTAATAGTTGGGCCATATAGGGTTCTCTTTCAAGTATTTATCTTAAGCCCAAATTACACTAAATATCATATAAAGAGGACTTTTTATGTCAGTAGCCATTGCAGATGCTTTCCGTTATGTCGCAACCAGCGGCACAAACGCAGGGGAAGTTGACGGAACATTAACAGCACCCGGCGTGGGCGGTACACTTACCATAGTGGGCGGGTTCGGTATTACGCTTACTTCAGATACTGCAAACCGTAAAATCACCATTACAAACACTGGTAACGGTACAGGCGCACTAACAACGATTACAGCACAGAACTCAGCTGGTACTTATTACCCTGTGTTCACCACAGCACCTGGAACATTTAATCCTGCTACAGGCACCTATACTAGTAGTACACTCTACTATGAAAGCACAACTACTCCGTTGAGTTATAATCCGGGAACTGGTACACTTAATGTAAACAACTTGGTGCTAGGTGCAGCCGGTACATTTTCTCTAGATGGAATAACATCAACCGGTGTTACCGGAACAGGTAACGTAGTATTTGGAACAAGTCCTTCGCTAGTAACTCCTACATTAGGTGTTGCAACTGCTACCAGTTTGAACGGACTAACAATTACATCTAGTACAGGTACATTTACACTGACCAATCTTAAAACATTTGCAGTGCAAAACACAATTACCTTAGCTGGCACTGATTCAACAACAATAACATTGCCCGGCACAACTGGTACAGTGCCGTTAAACAACCAAACATTTTTCATAGGTTCAACCAGTGTGGCTATCAATCGTGCCAGTGCAAGTTTGGCATTGACTGGTATTACCAGTATTGATGGCTATGCCGCGGGCATAACTGGCGGAGCAGTCGGCTATATTCCATATCAGTCAGCCGCAAATACCACATTGTTTGTTACTGGCAACACATCAACAACACCGCAGTTCTTAACATCAACTGGTACTGGTTCTGTTGCTCAAGCGCCTACATTGACCAGTTCAACTGGTACAGGTAATGTGGTACTGGCAACAAGTCCATCATTGACCACTCCCACACTAGGAGTAGCTACTGCTACCAGTGTCAACAAGATGGCAATTACTGCACCAGCTACCGGTTCAACACTGGCAGTGGCAGATGGTAAAACATTTTCAGTTAGTAACACTATTACGCTAGCCGGTACTGATTCAACAACAATTACATTACCAAGCACAACTGGTACTGTGCCTTTGAATAATCAAACAATGTTCATAGGTACAACCAGTGTGGCTATCAATAGAGCTACGGCCAATCTGGCTTTGACCGGTATCAGTTCAGTAGCGTTTCCCGGCAGTACCAGCGGTACGGTAACAGTACAAGCAACAGCTACAGCAGGTACTCCAACTTTATCCTTACCAATCACAACAGGCACACTAATTGGCACTGGTGATACAGGCACAGTATCAAACACCATGTTGGCCAATAGCTCAGTGACATTTGGTAGCACTGCGGTTTCGTTAGGTGGATCATCAACTACCTTAGCTGGACTAACAAGTATAGATGGTACTACAGGATTGACTAGCGCATTTGCTACTCCGAATGGCACTGTAGCATTATTAGGAGCCGCAACTACTCTTAACTTAGCAAATGCGGCAACAACTGTTGCTGAATTTGGCGCGGCAACAACATACAGTTTGGCAAATACAGCAACAGGTGCTCAAACTGTAAACATGTTTACAGCATCAACTGGTGCAAGTACATATAATTTTGCCACAGGTGCAACACTTTCAGCGACCACCAAAGCCATAAACATTGGTACTGGAGGTGTAAGCGGATCAACTACAAACATTACTATTGGTTCAAGTACAGGCGGTGGTGCTACTACTATCAACAACTATACACCTAACTTGTCCTATGTAACCGCTAACTTGTCCGCTGTGGCATTTACTTCAACAACTTGGGTCAGTTTAGGTAGTATAGTAATACCAAGCTCGGGTATATGGCGTGTGTGGGCTAATTTACGTATTAGGGCAAGCGGTGCCGCAGAATTCATTAAATGCGGACTATTCAGTAGCGGTACATCAGGAACTGGGGAACTTTTGAACAGTGGTGTGGCTCAAGAAAGAATGTTAGTTGAACGTATTGCGCAGACTAGTGGACAAAGTTTTTTCAATTTATTATGTGCGCCAGAATGGATAGTAAACATGCCTACTGGACAAACTTATCCTTATACAATTTATATACAAGTACAATCTAGCGCCGCAGATGCACAGGGGCTAAACAATACTGATGCTAACGGTATTCCAACATTTAATGCTGTTAGGATTGCCCCAACTGCTACATCGGGGACAACCGTTAACATCAATTAAGCTACTTTAACTAGGATAGTTTCTTCGTTAATGCGTCCATTCATCTTAGTGTCTGTAGCATTAATGTCTTCTAAGAACTTGCGTAGTTGTACCTTACCAGCGGCTTTGAACTCTTTTAGCTTGTCTTCGGGCTTGCGTAGTGTTTTGCAAACGCTAGTATTTTCGTTGAAGCCTGTAATAGTAGTACCCTTGACTCCAAGTTCCATGTACTCGTTAGCCACGTACTTGCCTAACTTACGAGTCTTGGTATTGTAGATCCAAAGTTCCTTAGCACCAATGATGTCTACAGGATTGATAGACACTAGCTTCATGGGCTCGTCACTCTTCTTATACTTCAACTTGGCCACAACCTTTTCTTTAGGTTGTGCTTTCTTAGCACGTGGCGCACGATTAACTTTAGCTTCTTGCGCTAGCATGTCACACGCACTCATGATCTCTTGATAAAACGCAATCAAATTACGAATCTGCTTCTTAGTACGATGACTGTAGCCTTCGATCAACTGCTCATCTTTGCTACCGCTTGCAAGTTCTTCAAGTTCTGCTAAATCTCGAGCATAAAACGTTTTGATGATTCTAGCATGTGCGGCTTTGACTTCTTTGCCTTTGAGCAAGTTCAGCATCTTGAATGCTTTTGGATCAAATGTGTCTGGGTCAGTTTGGAAGCCTTCAATTGCGTCTTCAATTTCTTCTGTCATCTTCATGGCAGTTTCACGCACACGCTCTTGGATAGTGGGTTGAATCACTACAGGTTTGCTTGCTTCCAGCAATTTTGTTTCTTCTGGATCAACGTCATGCTTGCCTGCCGCAATAACTTTGACAATCTCTGATCGCAACCAAGCGGCAGTGTCACGACCTTGATTGAAGTCTGCACGATTAGCTGTCATTCCGCGATTCAAACAGCAAGCCACAGCACCCATTGTGGTACCAATACGCGAATCTTTGACTTTCTTAAACGCTGTAATGTCTGCTTTAGTACAGCCAACTGATTCCATCCAACGAATCACAGCGGGCTTGTAAGTTTTGATATCGCTTTCTAAGCGGTAGTAGTCCATTGCCTTCTTAAAGAAGCGGTGGAATGTATCTGCGTCCCAAGACTCACAACCTTCCCAAACTGGGCTGTGATCTTTTACAGCTCGTGTACGATGTGCAATTACCTGCTTTTTTGTAACACGGGGTTTTGTAGCGACTTTAGCCAATTCATGCTCCTAACTAGTTAAACAATACTTATATTATAGCACCAAATTGATGCTATGTCAAGCAATATATAACTGTGGGTATTCTGCCACAATGTGGATTCCGCCCGTTTTGTAAGCATTTTTATAAGTGTCCAAAATGCTATCTGCAGATTTTAGATCGTAAAATCGAGTATTTGGACACATGCTGGTAAACTCTGCAATGAAATTGGCTTTGTGCTGTGGACCCGGATCCAACGGCTCGTCTGCACCTTTGGCCACTCGAATGATTATATTGGCTTGTTTGCCAGTCATTTCCTCGTACTTGTCCACATGATTGATCAATTGATTAGCCGCGCAGATCAAAAAGTTCCAGCGAGGATAAAAGCTGATCACAGTTTGGCCCATCATACTCATGCCCAAACTCATGCCCATTTGTGTTTCTTCCATTACTGGAACTTCGATCATCTTGTCTTTGGCTACGTTTACTAAAGTAGTACTCATCGGGTTACCCGGATACACAATCTGCTGTCCAATGAATACAGTATCGATTTGCTCACCCAAATAGGTCATAGCTTCAGTCAAAGCGTCTTTGTAAATTGATGTTTGTGGTTTGGTCATGGCACTGATGGCTTGTTGTCTTGTGAAACATCTTTGTTCCAGCTGATTTCCCAACCCTGGAAGTCTGCAGCCAAACAATCAACTTTGTAGTCTTTGCGTCCGCCCACAACTTCTTGAATGATATTTTTGCTAGTGTTGCGGATTCCGTTCAAGCCGTGTGTCAATTCCAAATTGTTGCCGTCTTTGATTCCTCTGCGGTAGTTTGATTCGTTGTGCCAAATATGCAAGTTCATTTGAGCCAACACCACAATGGCTCGAATAGTTTCTGCATCCACTTTGGCATCCGGATGCTGGTCCATAATCAACTGTATGTCATGCACGATATCGGCGATCTCTTCACCGTACTCTTTTTTGTAATCTGTAATGAATACTTCTTTAAGCTGTACGATGCTCAATCTATCGATCAGCTCGCTAAATGTCTGTAGGTATCTGCGTTCGGTCATAGGTTTGTAAAGTTCCGGTTGTTGTGGACTATTGTCATCTGATATGCTGTAATTAGTTGTTCAATGCCGTAGTCTAAACTAAAAGTGGGATTCCATCCTAATGCTTCCAATTTGGCATTGCTCACTATGTAATTGCGCTGATCAAAGTCTTTGGCAAACTCGTCCTGCTTGATTGCCAGTTTAGGCACATACTTTTTAATGCACTCTGCAAGTTCCAGCTTGCTTAGGTTAGCAGTAGACAATCCTACATTATAAGCCTGCCCTCGACACTGGTCGTAGTTTTCAATTATAAACTGAAACGTTTGGGCAATGTCCTGTACATGAATGTAATTGCGTTTAAAGTGCGCTTCAAACAATACCAAGTATCCATCAGTAACTGCTTTATAAACAAAGTCATTTACCAGCAAGTCTTGACGCATACGTGGACTGACACCAAACACTGTGGCCAGTCTTAGTGCAACACCGTTGCCATGATACAGCACAGCATCTTCTGCATCGCATTTGGTTTCGGCATATAAACTCAAAGGTTTGAATGGACTATCTTCGGTAATGATTTCGTCACTTGATCCGTATTGGCTGTTGGTGTTGGGAATGATCAGCTTTTGATCACTGGCCAGTACTTCCACTATGTATCTTATATGCTTGTAGTTTACATCTCTGGCCAGTTCGGGATTGGCTCGGCAAGCAGGCATTCCCACGATTGCGGCTAGGGGAATAATGATATCATGTTCTTTAACCAATGCCTGTAGTTGTCTAGTATCTCTAACATCACCTAAGACAAATTTAAAGCCCTGTCTGTTAAATAGATGCAACAAGGATAACTGTTTGTACAACAAGTTATCAAATACAGTTACACTGTAGCCCTGTGTTAGTAAATGTTCAGCTAGTGTAGAGCCTAGGTAGCCAGCACCGCCTGTGATTAGTACTCGCTTCATGGCTTGCTATTTGGATCAAATTGTTCTTTGTGCGCACGATACCATTCGATAGTATCCTTTAGTGCTTGTTTAATCTCACGCTTTGGTTTCCAGCCTAGCGCATTAATCTTTTCACTAGATACTAGACGAACTGGAATCATAGGTGCTCGATTGTTAACGTACTCAATTGGGTTAGTATTGCCGTCGGCTTCTTTCATCCACTCAAGTAATTGGTTAACGCTGTAGCCTTGACCGTAGCACACATTGTAGATATCATAGGTGTCCACATGCTCTGCAACATACACAATGCCTCCGGCCATGTCGTCTGCGTGTAGCACATCACGTATTTCTGTACCATCACCCCAAACAGGAATTGGATTCAGCCTGTCCGCCACTTTGCGAATGTTTGCAGGTGTAACATGGCATTTCTCAAAGTCATACTTGTCATTGGGCCCAAATGCGTTGCTTGGACGAATAATGACGCACTGCATTGGATCATGTATTTGATTACTAAAGAAGTCGCACATCATCTCGCCAAAGCGTTTCATAGCACCCACTGCTTTGTACACAGGTACTAGCGGCAAGTTCATAAAGTTGGCGTCTTCTACAGCATACACTGAACCAAGGTCGCCATTGACGTTTGCTGTGCTGATAAAGATAAATTTACGCACCTTGTTCTTCCAGCTTTGTTCCATTATGTTGTTATTCATCTCAACATTGGGAGTAACATGTAATAACGGATTGAACTTAGTATCCAGTGCATTACTAGTGTTAGCCGCGCAGTGTATTACCACATCAATGTCTTGCGACACAAATTTAGCAAAGTCTGCATCACGCAGATCACCCTTAACTAGTTCGATAGTTTCCGATCCGTTAAAGTCATTCCGTAAGCCTCTCTGTAGTGTGCTAGCACGTAGATTAGTGAACCCTTGTTGATACAGCACTCGAAGCACATTGGAGCCAATGAATCCGCTTGCCCCTGTTACCAAAATCTTATCTGTAGTTTTCATTGGCCTAACCTTTGTTTGTATGCTAGGATGGTCTGCTTGATACCATCACGCAAGGTTGTTTGCGGAAGTATACCGTATTTCTTTTGACGATCTGGACTTAGACAACGAACAGGATCTCCATTCATTTTTGTTTCGTCCCAGACAATGTTCTTAGTTTCACCTGATATTTCTTTATAGCAGTCAACTATAGTCTCAATGGTTTCTTTGATAGTGATGGCTTCTGCACAACCAAAGTTGATAATATCTTTTACTTCTTTCTTGACCACATCAACACTAGCCTGTGCAACATCATCGCCGAACACAAAGTCACGCCTTGCACTGCCGTTACCCCAACACACTATATCTTTGCCCTCAACGTTGTACAACTTCCAGACGTTGCTACTGATCACAGTAGCGTCTTGTGCAAAGTTGTCATTGAGTCCGTAGATGTTGCTGGGACGTATCACAGTCCAGTTGTCCCATCCATACTGTACTTGTAGGCTTTCTAATGTAGCTTCACCCATACGTTTGGTCCACCCCGGATACCAATCATTCTTACTGGGCACAGTGACCCATACATCTTCTTCACGCATGATCTCTGTAGGTTGGTAAACACCTACACTTGAAAGATAAACAAACCAACCGACCTTGGCATCAAATGCGGCCTTGATCATGTTGGTATTGAACATCAACATAGGAAACAAGTAGTCTGCAGGTTGTTTGCTACTACGTGCTGGCGATCCTTTTATTCCTGCAATATGCAGTACAATATCAATCGGTTGTTCTTCAAACAGTGACTCGCAGTTGTCCAAATATGTTAGGTCTTTCATTACCAGTATTAGATTAGAGTATTGTTCTCTTAAGGAAATCAATCCTTCTCCTATATTAATGTCCACTGCATAAACTGCATGAGCACCTTCTTCTAAGCACTTGCGAACCGCAGGTAATCCCACTAGTCCGTTGGCACCTGTAACGACTATATTTTTATTTTTAAATTCCATGTTGAAGGTCTCTTATTAAATTTTGGTAAGGTTGTGCATTGATAAATGTAGTCAGATGGTTTCGATTATGGATCAATATATCTTTTACACTAAAATACAATTCGTGAATTTGTTCAAGTGTTAAATCATTTAATTTTTTTAATTCGTGTTCTATCAGCGCCATGCGCAATTCGGGATCTTGTTCAAGATCGTATTCCTCGTTAATATAAGGATGAAATGTTCTAAACCCTAATTCATGCAGGTCTTTCAAAGAATTATAATTACCTACATATAAAAACGGTTGAAAGTTTGCTATAGGCCTATATGTCTTTTCCGACATAAAGGGACTATCACCATCGTGAAATCTTGTTTCAGATACAATATGAATATAAGTGTTGAGATAAAGTTCTTTTTTGTTGTTGTGTGTTGAAAAGTTAGTTTTTTCAGACTGACTCAAAAGATGCGTGTCAACTTCCCAAGGCAGTATCTTTACAATTTGTCTAGCCATTTCTGACAGGTCTACATCTTTGTAATAGGTACTCCACGCCCTGGAACTGTCCAGCACCTGTCGCTCAGTTATCTGTTCAAGGAAACTGAACACATTATGATCTAGCAGATTGTATTTCAATGCTAGGTATGCCAGTGATATTCTGTGTGCGCGATTACTTAATTGTCTATTGAAGCACATGAATTTGTGAGGGCGTATTTTATCAGGATTCAACTCATGCTGTTTGACAAAATCGTTCATGTAGCCAAGTCGACCTGGTCGAGGCCTTGATGTTATTCTTTCAGCATCTTCTCTAGGAAATAACAAAGGTCCACCAACTACTCTTATACTACAACCAGACACAGCGAATTCGTTTCCCGCAACTACTATTACATTCTTGCCGTTAATACCTATTGATTGCAATAATGAATCAAACTTCAGTAGGTCTTCTTCGTTGGAGACAGGATCATGAATGTAATTTATAACCAGTTTTACTTTGCCAGATCGCAGATGGTTTAACACTTTGGGGGAGATGGTATCGCTGATATTGTAAGTACAACTATTTCCTCCTATGTTAAATGAGTGATCTTGAAATAGTGAATTTAGTGAAGTGCGTATTTCAATCGGGTAGATGTAGATATCAGCATCGTCCACAATTTGATCCGGATCAACCATAGCATGATTTTTAAAATATTTAAAAAAGTTGTTATGCCACCTGAATGGGAACATGTCACTATTCATTAGACTAGTAGCTGTACTTTCTACAGAATCGATACTTGGTATAGAACTTTTGATATGATTGGCCAGTATGGGATGAAGTCCGTTGGACAGCGGTACAGATTGATACCAATTGTCATAAACTATTTTTAGAATACTATCCATTTGCCTGTGCCGTAATGCGGATACTTAGATTTGTAATGGTAGTGTACTACATCATGGGGTACGCTACGTTTACCATTCCATGTGGTATCTGTTGGAGTATATGTTGATACTGCATTGTCTTCCACTACAAAGTATAATGGTAAATCAAAGTTTCTAGCATACTTGTGTATCTCGTAGAATATACCGCTTTCAAAACTCATGTCACCAATAAAGCACCATACTTTATCTGTAGAACCTGCACGTTTGATTTGCTGAGCAACACCCAGTGCAACGGGCAGTGTTCCGCCAACTATGGCACTGCTGTAAAATTTTTCATCAACATTGCAAATACTAATTGACTTTCCTTTGAGAATTTCTGCAGTTATCCATTGAGGATCTAGGCCTTTAAGCAGTGCATGATAATGACTGCGCCAGGTACTGAACACCCAATCAGTTGTATTAACACGTTTAAATATTTCGATCAAACTGTGTTCATTGCCGTTTGACAAGTGTATAGGTCCTCGAACTCGAGCACCTTCCCATAGAGCTATGATCGAATCTTCAAACTTGATCAAACTATCTGGTGTATGATCGATATCTCGCACGACGGGATACTGGTCTAAATTAGTTATCATTTGTCACGCCCTTGTATTATAGGATCTTTAGTAGGCCATTCTATATTGTAAGCCGGGTCATTCCATTTTATTACACCCTGATTATTTTCATTAACATAGTCGCCTTGATAAAATAGGCTGTAGTGAAAAATGCAATCTGTCAGTGCATAGTGCCCGTTAGCAAATCCCGGGGGTACCAGTACTTGGTCTCTGGTCTTTTCACTTATGATGTAAGATTCCCATTTGCCAAATGTATCGCTGTCTTGTCTTACATCAAGCACTACTAGATAGATATCGCCGACTAGAGCTTGAACCAGCTTCCAAGTTTTGTCATCATAGTGTAGTCCACGCAGTACACCTTGATATGATTTTGAAAATCTAGTATGAACTTGCACATCGTTTGGTAATATTTGGTTAACAGGGTGCGCAGTAGAATGATAGGTAGTAAATATCTCTCCCCTGTACTCTCTATAAACAGCAGGCGAGTACACAGGGACTTCTTTACCAAAGGTATTTAGATATGCTGTGTCTACTGTTTGCCAGTTACTGTCTTTGTAATTCATGGAAATATTTATTCGTTGGTTCGTTGGTGCAGATATTTTATTAATTCAATACTGCTAGGATCGTTCTTGTGTAGTGTCAACAACAGATTATGATTGTGTTCTAATATAGACTCCATCTGCCAATACCAATCATGCAGTTGGTCTTGAGTCATAGCACATAGTCTGGCAATTTCTTTATAGATCATATGTACACGACGACCTTCGTCAGATTCAATATCGTAGCTTTCGTCTATAAACGGACTAAAGGTTTTGAATCCCAAACTTCTTAACAAAGCTAATGCGCCTGGATATGCTACAAATAAAAACGGTTGGAAATTTGCAATTGGCTTAAACACTTTTTCAGTAAGTGACTTGTGCTCTCCGTGTACAAAAGTTTCTGTGCAGATATAGAAATAACTGTCAGCATGTGGCTTGGCATCTTTGTCAGTCCATGCGCTTACTAGCTCATGACGATTGTCTCTTTCACTTTGTAGGACATGCGGCGTTGAATTGCATAGCTCTTTTACTGTGTCAGTGTTTATGTCAAACTGATAAAGATTCCTATAATAATCTAGCATACGATCATTAACTTGTAGTTTAGTCAAGCAAGACCAATCTCCCTGACTTAATAATCCATCTGTGGCCATCTTATACAGCAGAGCCAGTCTATGATTTCGAGAGTTTCTAATTTTAAATAAGAAATGATTTGGTCTTTTAAAATATCTGCTGTTTCTAAATTGCTCAACGCTCAGACGGAAGCTAGGGTTCTCAAAGTAAAACATAGATGCTTCGCTCATTACATAGCACCAGTTGTGTACTTCTAGTCTACGTTCGTCGGGTCTAAACCATGATTCGTATACTTCTCGACCATTGAACGTGTTAAACGCTAGGATAACTTGTTCCTTAGGTATTCCGCTGTATCTAAGAACTTCATGTAAATTTATATAAGTTTCTTTTTCTATAAAGTTCTCTTGTCCATAATCTATGAATATGATAGCTCTTCTTGATTGTGCATCTTGTAAGGCTTCTTCACTCATGTGTTTCCAAAAGTATTCGCCATTTAGTTTGTTGCCTGGCCTTAAATTAACTCCTACAAATTCATGCAGATGCGGCCCTAGTTTTATAGGGTAGATATATCGATTGACCTGATGCTTGCCAAGGTACAAAGAGTTTTCAATTATTTGTACCTTATTAGAGTATACTCCCCTATCAAGATGCGAGCCGTTGTGTCTAATACTGTTTGGCCAATCACCGAATTTTTTATTAAAGACAGATCGTGTTACATCACTGGCACCTGGATCTGTAAAACAATTTTCTCTGTCTTTGTTTGAATATTGACTGTTAAAGTAATTTAAGATAGCGTATTCTGGCATCAATGCATTTGGCAAGATGTAGTTAGGAAATACGTAGTCGTAGAAAAAATGCAATTGATATTTCATAGCTGTTGACAGTAATTGTAAAATTTTACCATCTCGGGAAATGTAGCCGAGAAGTTTGTGCCACGTCTGCGATCATGCTCGTCAACAAACGCTACAAAGTCTTTTTGATTCTTTACAGTATCTGGTTCATCGTGTGATTGAAATATTTCGTATATTCGTTTCATACGTTCGACTTCAAGACGATCAAATCCTTGGTATGTTTCTGTTGCAGTGCCTTCTGCATAAGACTGCACAAAGTCCACATGCTCTTTGATTGTTGTGGCAAAGTCCTTTGTTAGAATAAAGATTGACTGATGTGGAGGCCACCGCAGATACGGTATGTCTAATAGTACAGCAGTTTGCTTATATTCTGGTTTGTAATATTGTGTTTTGAGTCTCAATACATCTTGCAAGAATTTGGTATAGCTGGGAACGCTTAGGGCATTGTAGGTGCTCATGATTGTAAACCCTACACTTGGTACTTCTTTTAGCACACGTTCAATATTATCGATCCATTGAGCATAGTCCATACCATTGCGTATATACTCTGCCTGAGCGCCATATGCCTCTGCACTAGTAAAGATTTTGAATCTTTTTACTTTGCCTTCCAACAGTTTAATCTTTTCAATAAACTTATCTAGTATGTCACTCGGTGGACACATGTTGGCATTAATACTAAAGTCCAAGTTTGGATTGGGATTAGCAATTATGTAATCTAGAATCTTAAATGTATTTTTGTTCAGTAAAGGTTCACCGCCAGTGATACGAAAATGCTCTAGCTCACGATAAGCAGTAGGCCACCATTCCCAAAATGCATCAACATAGGGATTGTCGTCCTTGTGTGGTATGGGCATCTGATCTGTTTGTTTCAGCCACTCCAGGTTGTTGAACTTGCCCGATGTGGGATATGGTCCAAACTTTTCAATTTCTTCCATCCAACGTGAGCTGACATTGGGCGCACAATAACTGCATTTAAAATTACACACATTACCAAAGCTAACTTCTACGTAGCTGGGTACAACATCATGGTCCCAGGGTTTACTGGCTATGTCTTGAATATGAGGTGCCGCCCACTTGTCGGCACTTTTAAAAATTCTATCACTTAGTGAGTTACTGTTGTCTTCAACACGCCAGCAGTAGTCACACTCTGCCGGACGTTCGCCACTCAGCATCATCTTACGTTGTAGTTTTTTAAACTTGGTATTGTGTAACGCTGATGGATTGGCTGACAGTTCTTCTAACGGTATCTTGTGAGGTGCCGGATGATGGCAACTATGGTTATGCCCAGTTTGGAGATGAAGCGTTACCTGCTTCCACTTAGCGGCACAAAATGATGGACTGACACTATTAAGTTCATCTCTAAACTTGTTTATGTCCATAGACTCTGACGGATTTTGATAAGGCGAATCATCATAGCTTCGTCTTCTGCTTCATAAGCCTTTTCAATCTTTTGAAGTAGCTTGTGAGCCTTGTCGCTGGCTTTTTTAAGTGTAGGATCTTTCTCACCGCTGAAACTCAGTCGGCCACCGTTGGCCAAACGACTGGCTTCGCATGCCGCAGTCCAGCCACTTGCTTCGTATGGGTCAGGACGATTGCGATATGTAACAGTCCACCAAGTGTAAAGCTCGATGATTTCTTTAGCGGATTTGGCTTGATAGGTGGGCTCGCCGAATCCTTTGTCCCCAGGAGTAGCACCCATGTCTTCACCAACGACAAGCTCGCTAGCCCATTTGAGATATTCCATACCTGCTTCGGCATTGCGCCATGTACGCAAACGTAGCCAGCCACTGCGCCACCAAGGCACATCAAATTTGGTTTTGGCTTCATCACTCCACATGCAGTGATGCCATGCTTGTTCTATTTCAACAAAGTCCACAAGCTCATTGAACATACAAGGAAGAAAGCGATTGCCAACATCACTCCAGTTACCCGGTTGTATGTCTCGAGGATGTGCGGTAAGAGCATGGCTGTAACTAACCCAGCGATTGTTAATATAATAGCGTATGTCATTTAGTCGATCCGGAATATAATAAACAAATTTTTGAAGGTGATCTAATCCTTCTTCGGCAATCCACCAACGAACAGGATGTGCTGACTTGGCTTTTTCAGTCCACTCATCCCAGCCTTCACTGGTTTGGGCTCCTGGTTTTGGTGTGCCACGTAACCAGTCTGCAAATTTCGAACATGTCCAATAGTGTGATCTCATATAATTTCCTTGTGTAATGCTGGTGTTGATAGTGTGTCATTTTCATTACATGCTACAGGTTTACCACTTACACCTAAAAAAGTAGTACCCCAGGTCTTACCTGCATGTTCAAACTCTACATACACCTGTCCATAAGCACAGAATCTGCGTGTATGAACATCTTCCTCAATACTTAGCAGGTTGCGGAATGGCCACAAGGCCATAATGAGTATCGTTAATATAACAAACAGTACAGTGTTCTTAAATCTTTTCACCCGCTTCGAATCCTCTAAATTTTAAGAATCTAGGAAATCTCAACGAATAAGTACCGTCTTGATTTTGCGTTACAGCGTCTGCCCTTACTTCAACAACAGTTCCGACAACATGATCGCGGCCACTCCAATAACTATCGCGGTCGCTGTCGCTGAAACCACTGCCCACGTTAACTTTAATACTTTTTCCATCATCTTCTCCTTCGCAAACTAATGCACCTAATTTACCTACGTTACGACCTGTACCTTCTTCTGTGGCAACCACAGTAAGACTAACTTCAATGAATGGCTTGAGCTTCAACCATGCAACACTGCGTTTACACTCATATCCAGCGGCAGGATCCTTAAGCATGATGCCTTCGTATCCGCCTGCAATCGCTTTTGCATTGATCTCTTTGTAGCGAACTTGTCCTGCTTCAGTGTCCAAATCAACAAGCTCATTGGCCACATAAGTCACATTGGGCATCATGTCTTGATTTTGTTCAACCCAAAATTTGACCATGCTACTTCGAGTAGTTTGATCCTTGTTGTAAATGCCTTTTTCAAAATCTTCCAATGGCACCACATCAAACAGGTTAAGCACAGCATCACCCGCTTCTACATTGTCCTTGCGATGTACTTGCTTCATCAAGTCTTGGAAACTGCTGGACATAATTTCTCCATCCAGTACAATGTCCATACTCTTGCTGGCGCCTTTGAGTTGAATCACGTTTGAAATCTGTTGTGCTATGTGAGGAAAGTTAGCAAGTTCTTTACCATTGCGACTGAACATATCCACCCGACCGTCACTACGTACAATAGTAATAACTCTAACTCCGTCGAGTTTAACTTCAATAAGTTTTTTGCCCGATACCTTCGACTCATGATTAGCACTATCATGAGCAAGCTGACAACCGAATACAGGAATAGCATAGTCAGCATACTTCTTCTCCACTACTTTGTTAATTGTTTTTTCGCTTACACCACAGCGCAAGTCTTTGATTAAAATCCTACGATACCAACCATTCCATTCTGCTTTGGTTGCTGACTTCATCATGGCGGCAATCATATCACGTGCTGTATTACCAGTAACTTGACGTGTAACAAAACCAGTAAGAGCGAGAGTAAAACTGTCCCAAGGTAAGCCAGCACCATCCGCATCTGTTTTCTCAGGTATCTGTTTGAGTCCAAAAGTGATCATTGGATCTAGCGCAAGACGACAACCTTCAAAGAATTCTTTATTGCCTTCTTCAGCTATGGCTAGGATTATGGCTTCTTTGTTTAAACGGCTTGGATGGGTTTCTAGGGCCCAAATGTGACTGGCACAAACGCTCATGTTTGACTCCTATAAGTTGCTGTATAAGTTTATATTATACAGCCTAACTGCTAGTATGTCAAGTGGTTTGTGGTCTTAAATGGCTTGCCGTAATAGGCATTTTCCAATTGGCGCAAGATCAAATTACGCATTCTGCGTATAATTGGATGATTGTGATTCCAATCAAATGACTTCAAATAATCATTCCAAGTTGAATTTTTATGTCTACGGCATTGATTTGAATCTAGGTATCGTCCAATTGTTGTAGGATCGTATCCAAATCGATCAATCAATTCACAGGCACAATTGAACGCATGTGCGCCCATTTCGTCTCTGTCACCATAGTACTCTTGCTTTTTACGATCAGTAGCATAATAGGCAGTGCTTTCGTATCCGGGAATGTTTTTAAAGTTACGGGCACGGAATTGGCGCTGATGTACAATTTCATGCAGTACTACATCAGCAAATCGGATAGCCATACGTTTAAAACGATGATTGGTTAATCGTAACTTTCGATCGTTTGGATTGTAGTTGAAATTGACTTCAATCGCAGGCTTGCCTTTGTGATCCAAATCGCTGTAGTAAACTCCGCCCATGAATACAAATCCAGGTGTAGTAGGAGCATACAAACACTTTTTGAGTTTAACAGGCAGGTGCGCCTTAATGTGGCGAATAATGCGTTTTTGGATTTGACTGGGAGATAGCTCTTTGCCCACTATTTCGCTGTTGAGCGAATAGAACATAGAGTACAGATTACTGCGGGTTAATTCCGACCAATCGAATGGTAGTTGGGCCATAGTAAACTCCTAGACATAGCTATTTATAGTTTACTACAGCAACCAATTATATACGCACTTTATGGGCGTTTTGTTATGATCTCGTCAATTAATCCAAAATCTAGTGCTTCTTGCGCACTCATAAAGTTATCACGTTCCATAGCAGAGTGGAACTGCTCAAACGTCTTGCCCTTGCTGTTATGGTCTACATAAATTTGGGTCAAGTTCTTTTTCATTTTAATGATTTCGTTTACTTGGATTTCCATGTCTGTAGCTTGTCCACCTGCACCACCGCTTGGCTGGTGAATCATGTGGCGAGCGTTTGGAAGCATTTTGCGTTTGCCAGGAGCCCCAGCAGTAGCGAGCAAGGAACCCATACTGCAAGCCTGACCCATAACGACGGTACAGACGTCTGGTTTAATAAATTGCATTGTGTCATAGATAGCCATGCCGGCAGTAACCACACCCCCAGGACTATTGATGAAAAAAGTAATGTCTTCATTTCCTTGACTTTCTAAAAATAGTAGCTGTGCTACCAGCAAACTTGCCGAATGTTCATTAACATCTGTGTCCAGCATAACAATACGGTCCTTGAGCAAGCGACTGTAAATATCATAACTACGTTCTCCACGAGCTTCTTGCTCGATCACCATTGGTACTAGGTTTGGCATTTTTATCCTTTAAGATGCTTCATTACGTTTTCTGGGCTTGATACGCCGTAGGGATCTGGATCAGTGTCGCTAGCTTCGGGTTCGATGAACATGTGCTGTACTTGCCCATTATCGATGATGGCCGCATAACGGCGACTGCGTTTTCCAAAACCAATTGCACTCATATCTATCAACATGCCCATACCTTCTGTAAACACTCCTGCTCCGTCTGGAATAGGATGTACATTTTGAATGTTCAAACTACGAGCCCACTCGTTCATAACGAACGCATCATTAACACTGACACAATAGATATCATCAATACCTTGTGCTCTAAAGTCTTCATACTGCTCTTCAAAGCCGGGTAGTTGGTATGTTGAACAAGTTGGGGTAAATGCTCCCGGCAAGCTGAATACCACTACTCGCTTGTTGTCAAACAGCTCTGCTGTAGTCTTGAATACAAATTCTCCACCGATTGGGCAACCACCGCCCTCGGGTGCTAGATCGCCTTGGCGAAATGCAAATGTTACATTTGGTACTAGTTGTGTCATAATTGTTCCTTAATAAATTGTTTTAATTCTGGCGGAGTCCAGCCAATTGGCTTTAGAACCTTGCCGTCTTCACGCTTGCGCACCTTGCCTGTTTCGTGATCGATCTTGGCAAAGTTAGTGCGCATAACTTCTTTCCATGCACCCTCGGCATCGCTACCTGTACTATGAATGGCACCGATAGTGACTACTAGAATATCTATAAGTGCATCTAACGTTTCTAACTGATTATTGTTGTTGACAGCTTCCCAAAGCTCTTTGTATTCTTCTTCAATGAGTCTGAGATACATTGCAAACTGATCTCGATTAAACTCACCACCTGCGACTTGATCACAGGCTTTCATAAACTTTTCTTGATCTCTAAATGGATTGGTCATTCTGCTGGCTCGTATGTTTGTTCAAAGATGTCTGGCTTGCAAGCATAGAACTCGCCCTGCACACCTTTGATAATCCAATCCCCTTCTGTGGCAATGTGTTTCACAGTCAAATGAACACCATCTTCCAATGTTCCAATTTCTGCTTCTGCTAGTGCGCTAGGATGACGATCCTTGCTCACATTACCCAATGCTGTGCCACAAAAAGATTTGACAGCAATCATTCCCTGTTCATCATAGATAAATCGAACTGCTTCGATCACTACGGGTTTTTTTCTAAATTTCATTCTGTTTCCTGGTGTAATTGGCTTTGATATAACTCCAGCTGATCTATAAGATTTTGAACACCTTGATAGTTCATAGTAAGTGTGGTATAACCCATTTTTAGAGATACACGGTTGTCAGAGGTATGCCCAATTTCGTAGTATGTAGTTGGATCCTTTTCTTTAGGAGCAGGCGGTTCAACTGGTGCTACGGCTCGAGGAGCAGGAAACGGTACTACATTTTTTGGCATTTTATTTTTCTTAAACAAATCAAACATGGTATTTTCTTTCATATTGAGCCAGCGAGCCAGCGGATTACAAACCAACGGTAATGCAATTATACATAACCATGCTAACTGTGTCAATGGAAACAAATCTGTTTTGAGCACAAAGAGATCTAGCATGCCAATGATGAAGTAAACAGCACTCCACCAAAACAACCAATACCCGCCTGAGCGTTCAAACAACTTCATATTAGTCTTTCTTGTCTCCGAACAACTGTAGCAAACTGAGGAAGATATTGATAAAATCCAAGTACAGAGTTAACGCACCTATCACTTCTGCGGCAGGGCTAGAATCGGTACTGACCATTTCACGAATCTGCTGTGTGTCGTAAGCAGTTAGACCCATGAAGATTACGATAGCCAGGGCTGAGATAACCATCTGCATTACTGAGCTACCGATAAAGATATTGATAATGCTGGCAATGATAATAGCAATCAATCCCACAAACATAAACTTACCTAGACTGTCCAAATCTTTCTTGGTAAAGTATCCATAGAAGCTCATAGTTCCAAACAACACACTGGCACCCATGAACGCACTAAAGATACTAGCCATAGTATAGACAGCAAAGATTACAGCAAAGCTCAATCCCATAATGGCCGCAAAGCCTGCCAACAATAGTACAGCAGTTTCTTTTGGAGGATTAGCGTTGAGTGCAATGCTAATTCCAAATACAGCAACTAGTGGGGCAAAAATTACTACCCAATGCATTGCACCTGTAAAGAAAAACTTCACAAGTTCTGGATCAGTTCCTACGAAGAAACTGACCAGCATACTTACCAGTGTGGCAAGCCCCATGTAACCGTACACACGGCCCATAGCTTGATTGACTTCGCCTGCCGAACGATAACTAACGATTCCGTCAGCTGAATAATTTGTTCCAAACATATTTTTTCCTTTTAGTTAAGTTCTTTAAATGCTTCCGGAGCACGTTTAGTAGCAAAATCTTGTTGAGCCTGTGCCAGTTTGGCCTTCTTCAAAAGATTGGCATCACCTGTGGGCAAAGCAACTAGAACGAACACACGAAAGCGTCCACCTTCTGCGATGCGCTTGATGTCACGTACTTCTACACCAGTAAGGTCAACTTCCTTGCAGTTTGTACGCAGAGCCATTTCGCTCATTTCAGTGCTGGCAACGGCCGAGTCTGTACGATAGATCTTGGTTTGTTGCGTTGCAGTACCACCTGCCAGCATACAGATCTTGCCATAGGCATCTGCTTTGGCTTTGATGTCTGCCATGCTAAAGTCTCCACTTACCGCAGAGCCAGCTTCAAACACTGCACTGTTACTCAATGGAACTTTGGTCATCCAATCCGGAGCCTTGTCGATAGCACGTTCAACATATCGTTCTTGGCGTTCACGTTCTTGATCAGCACGTTTTTGATACACATCAGTTGTACCACAAGCGGCTAAGACAGCAACAATGGGTAATAGTAATAGAGTCTTTTTCATTTCATTTTTTCCTTAGTCCATTCGGCAGTTGACGAAATGTCTTTGCCAATACCTGAAACTGTGCTACAACCACTGAGTAGGAACAGCATCAAGAATGTCATAATGATAACTGTCCACATGATATTTTTGATTCTGTATTGGTTCATTTTGCCAACTCCACTGATTGTGTTTTAACTGTGTCTACGCCTTTGTCCAGCATGCGAGCAACACCGCCAAACCCAACTGTAAAGAAAATACCGCCTGCGATAAAAACCACAATGTACTTCAACATATTAAACCTTTCTGTGTGTGTTTGTTGAACATGTTACTATTATACAGCAGTTAGACTGGAATGTCAACCTCGATCTTTAATAACACAATCGATTTTGGCTTCACTCTTGAATTCACCACCCAATCCCAGCAATAGATTCTCTCTTGCCTTTTGTTTGGCATAGTAGCAGATACTGGCCATTTGTTCAAGTCCCTTTTCGGTTTCGTCCAAATGATGCACAACACCATTGACTTCTATATCAAAATGCACAGTGCATGAGTTTTCCCAACCGTTGGCTACTTCTTCTTTGGTTAAGTTTGTGATGTTGCCAACTCGGTGTTGAGTAACCAAACGAGTGCTGGTATCTATAACGCAACCTTGCGGCTTGTCTACCCGTGCTTCTTGAATGGGCTCTGCTGTAGCCACAGGAATGGGCGAGTTATTGCAACCCGCCAGCAAGATAACCAAAAGTGCAGGTAAAAGTTTCATTGGTATTTGTCATTAAGTTCTACATTAGTGAGGCCTGCCACTGTTTGGAATTTATCCCAAGCGGTCTTTGCGGCAGGATTGTTTGCCAATTCACTGCTGGGCAACACAGCTTCTAGCCAAATTTCTGGACGGCGTTTTGGGTGTGCGCCAAACTTACGGGGCTGATGCATCTTGCCAGACTCCCAAAGTTCAATGCTGACACTACGGAATTGATCCTCGTCGTGGTAACCTGCCCATTCTGGATTGGATTGGCTAAAGAAGCCGCTACTGTAAGCATTGTCAGTACCGCCACCGTATCCAATCCAAATGCCCGACCATTGTTCGTCATCGTGCGGATCAAAATCCGTACGAGTAATTAAGACTAGCACATCGTCGATGTCTACCTTGCCGTCTACAATATCTCGAACACAACGACTATAACTTAGTCCGATTTTCATTTTGATGCCTCTGCAATTTCTTTATAACCTGCCCAACTTGGATGAACGTTGTCTGCTTGCATACGTTCAGTTTTAAGTACGGTATCGTGATATTCATTTGCGATTCGCCAAATAGCATCACGCTGTACTGGAAACTTGTTACTGGGCATAACCCAGTAAACTCGATCAGCTTTGGTCAGCTGTCTAATAGTGCGTAACTCTTGTTCAGTTTTAATATACTGATGATCATTTGAGCCAAGCGATATGATCACATGGCTAGCAATCAGCGGAGTATTTTGGATATTCTTATCCAACCACTGCTTAGAATTGATTCCACCTTTAACATAGGCTACACATTCTTTGCGAATGTTGGCAACGCCAACTCCAATACTATCTCCTACAATTAAACAGTCAAACATTTACTTCCTCCCGTAGATAACGGACAAGCTCTTTGTCTTTGGGCTCGACCGCATAGTTGCGTTTAAAAAATATTTCATAACTGTCACTGCCGTACTTGCCAATGCCATACAACATTGTAGCATCTTCTCCGTCCCAAGTCAAGTAATCTCGACTCATTCCAATCAATCTTTGATAACGCACATTCAGCATGCCCAAAGGAGCCAAAATCGTTTTGACAAAGTCCTCGTCAGCGTTGAGCAAGGCCTGCGGGGTAGGAAACCAATAAAGGAATTCTGGTAAGGTCATCTTGACTGGTTTGCGACCAGTTTGGTTAAGCATGATGACACCCACCATATGTTCCCAGGCATTGTTGATCTGTTGTTGCACCATCAGATCGTCACGAAGAGGTTCAAAGAACTTCATTCTGATTTGGATGCGTTCTCTAATCCAGACACTCGAGCCTGCAACTGTACAATGCCTTCCTCTAATTTCTCAATATGGGAAGCCACTTGTTCCATAAACTCGGCTGTGTTTTTGCCAGTGGTTCGTAGCATTTCTGCAACGGTTACTGTGTTTTTAAGTTCTTCAGTCATTTAAATCTCCAATAAAATGTTAGGGTTCCAGCCAGTGTCTTCACTGTAGCCTGGACTTTCGTAACCACGTGGGTTACATACAACTCTTGTTTCACCGATTTGATAATCAAACGGATGATGCGTGTGACCATGTGTCCACAATTTAATCTGTGGGTGATCTAAAATGAACTCACTCAAGTCGCTGTGATATCCACCGTTCATCAAAGTTTCGTGAGCATACATTGGGTGTACACTTTGGAAACTGGGACTATGATGTCCCACCACAACGCACTTCTTGTCCTTGTGTTCTTGGATAATGTGCTTGATGTAAGCCAAAGTTTTGTCGTGGCGGATAGCCACATCCAACGCACTCATAGTAGCATAACTTCTAAAGTCGTTGCGGATGATACGGAAGTCGTTCATCATACCTTCAATGGCATGCATGGTCAGCGGATCACGCCGGTTCATGTTGGTCCAAAGTGTTCCGCCTACAAACACAACATCATCGATGATCTTTGTATCTTGTTCCAACATATACACGTTGGGATGCTTGGCACATTCTTCACGCATATGATCAACGCTGGCGTAGAACTTGCCATTGTAAAATTCGTGATTGCCCATGATGTAGATCACATGAGGAAATTGAAAACTACAACGCTTGAAAAAATCACGGAATCGCTGTGCTCGTTGCTGACGCTTGCCCAAGCCAGTACCGTTGGCAATTGCCGCTTGATCACTAGTATTAGTTGACTCTGGATGATCGTGAAGATCCTGGGCGATCATAATATCGCCACCTAGGATCAACACATCATAGTCTTGATCATTTTGAATGTTAATGTCGTCAAACTCTAAATGGAGATCTGACACCAATTTAATTTTCATTTAGTCCTCTGTTGAATCGTCGTCTACTATCTTGTAGTCTACTATTTTATAGTCGGTTGGAAATTTTGGCAAGTCGTTTCTTGCTAACCAATTTTTGGCATCTTCTTTGGTAAGCTGTCCTGCCTCAACTTCTTCAATAGCATTGCGCAGTGCTTCTTCAATCAATTGATTGAAAGTAACGTCACGTTCATGTGCCAGTTTCATATATTGTAACAGATCTTCATCCGAAAAGTCAACCTGTACTTGCACACGGGTATCATAAGATTCCCCTGCCCGAATGGCTAGGGCTTTTTGGACAAAGTCGTCTAACACATCCAAATCAACGTAGTCAACACTATCCCATGCTTCGTTCAGATTGACACCGCGAGTCTCTGCTTCTTTGCGATGTTTTTCTTGGAACTTGGGATTGATCATTCTGTACGCACGGTCGTTGGTATAGTCGCACATAGTGACTTCATAAATCTTTTGGCTTTTGGTTGAGAATACAATACTGAAACTGTATCCACCTTTGCCATGAACGCCATTCCATGAATCTAGTGTAAAGCTGTTTGGGCCATAGCAACCCCAACCATAATCACTACCTTCGGTAATCTTATAGTCGACTAGTTCCATCCATTCTTTAAGTGTAATCATTGTTCAAATCCTTGTTTAATTAATTGGTCTTCTGTCAGTTCATCTTCCGGAGTGTCATAATCTACACCACCGTGCTCTTTGCACACTGTCTTGATCCATCCACCTGAAGTCTGTGTGCCAGGCTTGCCACACTCTTCACATGTTACACCTGACATAGATTCTGCCATGCTAACCAGCCCAGAGATATATTCATCACCACCTGTGTAGTAGAAGCGTAGCGTACCAAACTTCTCTTTAACCTGATCCAATGTTACTTGCGGAATCTCTGCAGGAATTTCACGCAGGGGATCTTCAATAAGTTCTTGCTTGCGTTTTTCTACGTAATCTCGATTTAGCATGTCTTTCATATCTTCATCGAACAGTGTAGAGTCACCAGCTTTGAGTTGTTCAGCCATCTGATTAAATTTGATAGCGACTTCACGCTGTCTAATCTTCCAATCAATGTGATGCTGAATATTACCCATAAGTTGATTTAGGATTTGGAACCAGCCATCACCACATTCAAACCCCCAACACATGCAAGTTTCTTTCATATCCCGGTTGCGGTTCACCATCATCTTTGGGTAAACCTTGCACAGGTACTCGTCGTTTTCTTGTTTCATATCGTTCCTTAATCGTAATCAACACCGGGCATTTTCTTTTTGCCTTCCCAATGATCTCGTGTCACACACAGCCCTTTATGCTTTACACGCATTGGACTATCCAATTGCACCAACTGTACTTTTACTGCTTCACAATCTTTTTTAGATCTAAACTCAATAGTGTTTTTGTCTATAAAGTCTCCGCCGGGGCTGTACATTGCAATGATCAGGATCCATTGATTCATATGATACGTCCTAATCCCAAATAGATCAATGTTTCTAATTCTAGTTGATAGTCCTGCCCTAACCTGCGTTTTTCGTATATGGACTGTAGCACTTCCTTGCCGTCACCATAGTCCATAACACCAGACCCACGTGACTCTAATTCTTCAATCAAATCATCTGTATCAAACTCACTCAAGTCAACATCAACTTCTACTTCGGTGTAAATTGTTTTGTACATCAGTTGATCTCCGGTACTTCTGCATAATGACTGATAATCAAATCCAATGCGGCAATGGTTTGCACATTGAGTCCCACATCGTGTGGATGTAACCAATAACCGTCTGGGTTTGAATCACTTTTGGGATTCTTCTTCCACTGCTTTAATTCTTTCTTGAGATACGCACGGTAGTCTCTCAACGTTAAACTTGTAATACGATCAGCAGTTTCACCGTCAATAAATAGTTTGGGAATATGTTTCGCTTTACTCATAGTGGTCGCCCTTTCATTGTACAGTTATTTTACATGAAAACAAATCGCTTGTCAATAGTTTGTAGGTGCAAATAGACCTTTTTGGCTAACTTTTTAGTTAGAGTGCTGAGCCCAAAATGTCCGATGTAGGCTCTCAACTGCGGGCTAGAATATTGGGCGCCTGTACGCATTTTACTTAACACACTGATTTTGGATAAACGCCGTTTGGCACGTTCAGCATCCATAGTACGTAGCAGTTCAATGGCTATGCTAAACGCATACGCATCTAACTCATCATCGTCGGCAAGGTACAGTTCATATGGTGTATCAAAATGCTCACCGTACTGATTATGATCTCTGCGCATACTTTGATACTGATGTCGGAACTCATGCACTGTGGCATCAAATATTTCAGTGAGGAAACTGGTTACTTGATGTGGGCCAAATAGTTCAGTACCTTGCAGATTGTGTTGTACCACAACTTCAATAGCAGTGTCCATATTGAAGTCGTTCTCACTGTCATAGTAAGCCACAACATACCATTTGTCTGGATCTAGAGTTTTATCTTTTTTACTTTTGATTGCAATATCAAAATTGTGCAATTTGAATGTGTTGCGGGTGCGACCTATAAGGTTTCTAAAATTGGTCTGTTCGGGACTATCTTCTCGAACTTTTTTACATACATTATACACACGTTCGAGAATGATGTTCATATTTACAACCTATACGTTACTCTGCCCTTGGTAAGATCATATGGACTAACTTCTAAACGAACGTTGTCACCCAGAATGATCCTAATTTTGTTTTGCTTCAATTTGCCACCCATGTAACACAGCAACGGGTTGGGCATGTTCTCAACTTTAACTCTAAACATGTTGCCTGGCAATACTTCTTCTACTGAACCTGTCAATTCTATAATATCGTCTTTAGCCATTTGTTGCCTTTGAAATGGTCCACGAGCCGTCACCTAGATCGTTCCATTCCAATGTGTCTCCTTCTTTCCATCCTTGCAAATCCAACATCTCCTGCGGCAGTGGGAGAACTAGATCTCCGCTACCGTCATCTGCTTCTTCAACTGTTATAGTCCAATGTGTCATAATTCTATTTAATCTCAATCTTCATCATCACTCCAAGGAACTGGACGCCAACCCAATCGATTTAGATCCAGTTCAATTTCTTCAGTCACTACACCTTCTGGTACATAGTCTCGACCATCAGTGGTGTCTGGCACAGTACCGTCTAATCCGTTGCCCAATTCTGCATTACCAATGCCGCTACAGTACCAATCAATGTAGTCACCTTGTTCACGCATATCAGCAATTATACCACCACTGTGACGCCAACTGCAACTCCAAGTTTCACCTTTTAGCTCTTGCCAAAACTCTCTGCTTTGCCAAGTCATGTTGCACATTGCGGCGTATAAGTTTTGAGCATAGTTGTCACTGGCTTTGACTTTATCGCATAGTTCTTTACTAGAGCGCAAATCGTATTCCATATTGTTTCGTTGCCAAACTGGATCGTGGATCTTGTTGGCATCATCAATTTTAACCTGTTCCCACATTTCGATGTATGCTTGATTAGGCTCTTCGCCCGCTTCTTCTGCCCGTTTGATGCTACGTTCCTTTTGAAAGGTATGTCGATCAGGGCTACTTGCTACTGGTTTATTCATATTAAAAGCCGTGCCAGCTTCCCTGGAAGCAGTGTCGCACTTCGTGTCCTAGATTGGTCAAAGTGGTGTTTAGTGGTGTAATTATAGTACAGACTCTTGTCTTGTTCACATCATAATGAAATTCACAACCCAAAACGTTGAAACCAAATCCGCTGTTACCACGGCGCTTGCTTTCAAAATCACATGCCGCTGTCACATTGGCTTCTTGACGCCAAATGATCGTTGCCTGGTTAACTTGGTTGCGTGTGGCATCGAACTCTTTGAATGGCTCATCACGATATTCTGCCTGAGCACTAGATGCCGCTAACAACAACATAAAAAGTACTTTCTTCATCACTTGCCTCTTTCTTTGCCTAAGTTGTAAAATGGTGTAGACGGTAGGATTCGAACCTACAAAGCCACCCTAAGGGCCAGGCCCAGTCCCAGCAAGCTGGAGGTATACCAAGTTCCACTCACGTCTACATGTATATTATACTATCATTTGTAAATACTGTCAATGAACTTCGCAATCATTCCTTTCAAAGACATAACGCATTTTGGGCAACAAACAATGTTGGATCGCCCATTATTTAACATAAGTTGGATCCTAGGTAGATTTTGTAATTACAAATGTAGCTATTGTTGGCCCTATGCCCGAAGCGACAATTTGGATTACCAAAGTTTAGAAGTCTATAAGACTACAGTCGACGAGATAAAACGTCAAGCTCGTTTGAACGGATTCACCCAATTTCACTGGAGCTTCTCAGGAGGTGAACCTACTGCGTACAAACAGTTGCCCGAATTGATCAAACATATAGATGAATTAGAAAGTCCCTACCAAAGTATACATATGACTACCAATTTGAGTCCGGGACCCAGCTGGTGGAAAAACTGGTGTAGCATCACTGATTGTCTACAGCGCCGCAGTATTACAGCCAGCTTTCATGCAGAGTTCGCCAAGGAGCACGAGTTCGGTGACAAGTGTTTACAGTTAATGAACGAGCGGGTTCATGTAACTGTTAATCAAGTTATGGTGCCAGAACTGTTCTTTGAAACACTAGAACGCTGTGAACGATTTCGAGCTCGTGGAATTAATGTAACACTTAAACCACAAAGCAATGACAGTGCCACCGCCATAGTGGAAGGCTACACAGCTGAGATGGTTGATATAATGCAAAACGATTTTGAACAGCAGGAAGGTTATCAAATCCGTTTAATGGATGGTGATAAAAATTATTTTATAGATCAAGCAGAACGGTTTAATGCACTGGGGTTTAATCAATTTGCCAATTGGACTTGTAATGCAGGTTATCAGAGTGTTATAATAAAAGGTACGGAAGTCAAACGTGCTTACAGTTGCCACGAAGCCGCACTGGGCACGATAGAAAAATTTACTTTGTTTTCTGTGCCACAAAAATGCGTGACTACTAGATGTGTTAGTAGTGCGGACAGCAAGATACCAAAATGCAGATAGATACAAACCATTTACACCATTGGATGCAGGCCATCCGTCAAAGCCCGGACCCTATGCGTACTATGGATGCCTTTTGGTCGGGGCAATTAAAAAGCAAAGAATGGTTGATTGATTGTCTAGATGAGCATGTGCATTTTGCATCTAGCATAGACATCTTCGGCGGCTGGGTTGGTACACTTGCCAGCATGTTATTTCAGAGCAACATTCCCATTACTACTATTCGCAGTATTGACATTGATCCAACCTGCGAACCTATTGCTACGCTAATGAACAAGGGTGAAGAAATTGAAGGTCGGTTCAAAGCGTATACGGCAGATATGTGCGATGTAATTTCTGTTGCAGATATTATTATTAATACTAGCTGTGAACACTTAACACAAGCACAATACGATAAATGGTTGGATAGAATGCCTAACGGTAGTTTGATTATTATCCAAAGTAATGATTATAATATCCCCGAGCATGTGCGGTGGCATAAATCATTTGATGAATTTAAGGAAACTTGTGGATTACATTTTCTTTGGGGCGGCGAAATGAAATTACCCCTGTACACACGTTACATGATCATAGGAAGGAAGCCTTAAGTGTTAGATCATTTGCACCTATTAATACAAGGTACTGCTGAAACACAATTGTCTGAATTAGATGTTAAAAACATTCTACTAGATATTGTATCAACTATTGACATGGAAATACTAGGAGGGCCATATGTCTATAGATCAGAAGTTTTAGATAACGAAGGATACACAGCACTCATGGCTATAACTACTAGTCATATTGTCATGCACACTTGGGATACTGGTCTAATACAACTAGATGTTTATAGTTGTAAAAAATTTAATGTACCAGATGTTGTTAAAGTTTTGAATAAGTTTAATATTTTAAATATTAAAACTAAATTCCTTGATAGGTCAAATGGCTTTATAGATTTAGCAAATTAAGTTTTGACTTATCGGGTGTGCGATTAAATTTATATCGACTAGGAGGGCTATCCGGTAAGGCTAGTCCTTTATTTTTAAACACATCTCTGCGTATAATCTGATGTAAGAAGTTTGTAATACCGTCGGGTACAAAGTTACACCAAGGTCCGCTACGCAATTCTTCCATATCAATATTGGTTTCATCGCACCAGCTGATTAATCGCACAATTTTATCTTCAATCTTAACCATAACATGATAGATATTATTGTCTGCTTCTATGATTCGTTCAAACTGTTTACTATGATCCTTGCACCATTGCTCCGCACGTTTGTATAAGTTGCTAACAAACGGTTGTTCGGTGCTGGCATTACGTCCTATTTCTGCACCATTACGTATGCGGAAATTTTTAGGAGTCCAAGGATTACTAGTAATCTCAGTTAGTATGTAATCAAGCTCACTGAAGTCTACCATAGTATAACTAATGTAACCTATCTTGATATCTTCACGGTGCATGTTTTCAATAGCACTAACTTGTTTACGTCTTACAGTTTCGTGATCGATGTAACTTGGATGATTAAGCCCAATGTTAACACCTGCAAGTCCAGCTTCAACACATTTATGAATAAAATCGCTGTCATTGAAACGTATGCCATTAGTCATTACACTAACATCCATTTCGGGATCTAACTCACGGATAGCTGTTATCAATTCTGGAAAGTCTTTGCGTAAGGTACTTTCAGCACCGGCGAGGATGATTCTATGTACTCCATCCTCGCCTACCGGCATATCTCGTATTTGATCGAGCAATTCTTCTATAGAAGGGTCGCGGGCATCGTTTTCTGGTAAATGGTAACAATGTGGGCATTCTAAATTACAGCGGTCACTACCTTCGATAAGTACTCCGCCATTAAAATTAAAATCTGGATTATCCTGGGTGTAATATAGATTAGCATAAAACTCATAGTCAGATTCGATCATATGATGGCTAATACCATGTATGGGACATGACTTGGCTATAAACACCTGATTATCTTTATGGTAGCGCCATGCTGGTATATGTCTATGGCAATGATGGCATAGGCTTACTGTTGGATCTAAAACTGTACCATTTATACTTGCTAGTAATCGGTCTATGTTAGTTTGATTAAAGCCCATTAACATTACATAACTCTCCCACTAGCGGTAGTTGTAGGTATAGGTAAAATAGGAATGACTGAGATCTTATTGCCTTTATATGAATCTTCTATGTCGGTTTCAACATAAGGATTATTAATATTTGCAATATCAGTTTTAAGCAAATATTTTTGATACATTTGGTCATGCATGTGACTAACCATGTAACGCCTATTAACCGAATATGAGCATGATAAACGTTCCCATCTATCAATATCTATATCTGATTCTAGAATGAATGGATATGATTTGCTTTCATCCAACATAAAAGCATACTGTAATTCTATGACACTTGGATCTATAGTATGAAATAAGTTTCCAACGGTAACTCCGAGGTCTATAAAATGATTCTTGTTTTCAAATATATCGTCCATACCGTAACTTTCGGGCATAGTCAATGCAACTACGTTCTTCCATTTTTCACCTACAGGCATTTCACCGTAAGTGAAATAATTTACAAATATTTCTTCTACATCATTTAGTATAGGACCGCCTATAATGTCGTTCTTAATTGCGTTGTATAATGCATCATAATATTGACGGTATGGAACATTATGCATTTCATACAAGTACCGTGAAGTAAGTTGTGTTATTCCTAAATAATGAAATTGACTCATCATCCAACTGTACGCTAATGAATCTGCAATATCTTGGCTGGTAGCAGTATTTGTGCTCGACACCATGGCAATATTTTCATGACTACTATCTTCGTCGTCCCATATGCGTTCTTCGGGACTACGATACATATCTTTAGGATATATCAACTTAATTCCGTATTTGTTTCTATACTCTTCACTGTCCATTTCACTATTAGGAATAACAGTAGCAGGATAAGTTTTAACGCTGTCGTGTTGTCCTAATTCCATTAATCTCATTAGGCCATTAATATAAGTGTCCTTGGTTTCTAAAGGTAAACCTAAAACCATCTCTGTGTAGTATCTAATACCGTGTTTACGGCATAAGGCATAAGCACGTTCTAAATTGTTCATACCCATGTTAATTCTTTTCACAGCATCTAGTGTGGGCTGGTGCATGCTTTGTATAGCCATTTCTAAACCGTAAGTCCATGCTTGAATAATCTTTTCCATTTCAAAACAATGCTCATTTAAATTTTTAGCATGGTTAAAGGTTACACGTCTAATTTTGCTGTTGGGTGCTTCTATAGCTCTGCGGATCATCCACGCTACTTCGACATCACGTTCTTTCATTATACCTGAGTTAGCATCGATCACAAACATCCAATGTATGTTATGTGTTATAGCCCATTTGATTTCTTCCTCAACCCTATGTAGGTTAAAGTTTTTTAGTTTGTTAAGATAGTCGGCTCCCCAGCCGCAAAACGTACAGTGATAAGGACATCCTCTGTTAGTTTCTAGCATCATAAACCAACTAATATCTGGATTGTCTGCAATAATTTTATCAAAGAACCCTGTAGTGTAAGGGCTAGGATAATTTTCAATATCTGTTTGTCTCGGGTTATTCCAATATCTCGGAATAGTCTCGTTATTAAGATTCATCTTTAAAAGATTAGCCCATGCAACTTCTCCCTCGCCAAACATTGCAACATCGATAAAATCGTATTTGAGCCATTCTTCATTAACACTAGGACCACCAAACACTATTAGACAGTTTGGAAAACGTTCTTTTAATTTCTTAGCTAAGGTTAGATTCCATTTATGATTCCATACGTAGCAACTAAATCCAATGATACTAGGGTCGATGATCTTTTCAATTACATTTTTTTGTCTATCTCTCCGCCAAATAACATCTTGCAATTTATAGTTATTTTTCACATAATCAAATTGGTTTGCATAGGCCCAAATACATCCTACACTGAATGGTAGGTAGTGCTCATTAGAGGGTCCGGAAGTAATTTCAGTTTGTATAAGATAGACATTTTTCATGACACCATATTTACCTTGTTAAATACTGTATGAAAAATTTAAAGCTCTTGTTCCCTTTTAACTACAACTACGATCATTCTAACGCAAGAAAGATTGATAATTATACAAGATTTGGATTTGTAGAAAACGGCAAAGATTTAATAGATTTAAGTCTAGGATCCTGCGGCTGTTTTTTACTAGGATTTGATCGTAAAGACATTATACACTATGTTGCTGATAAAATGTTAGACAATCCATTCGCTGGCGGCGAATACATGACCACTAATCAGGCAGTTATAGATCTAACAAATAAACTATATGATATCACTGGTGGTTATAGAAGTATATTTGCCCTAAGTGGAAGTGACGCAGTCGAGGGTGCAATTAAATTAGCCAAAATATATCACGAAGCTAAAGGTAACCCTAGGCACACTATACTCGGTGTTAAAAATTCTTACCACGGAAGTACTTACCTAACATCCGGCATCGGCCAATTAGAGTATATGACCAAACATCCTGTTGAAAATTGTATTGCTTTGAATCAAGAAGAATTAATAGACGCTGTTAAAACTAAAACAGCCTGTTGCCTAGTTATGGAAACATGCTCGTGGAATAAGGGTCTTAAACAGTATACTAAAGATTTTTGGCGAGAACTTAGACAAACATGCAGAGATCACGATGTGATTTTTATTTTAGATGATATTGCCATGTGTGGTGGCAAGACAGGTAAGTTTGTTGGATTCGATACTGAGTTGGATCCTGATATTTTTACCATGGGCAAGGCATTGACTGGGGGATACTTTCCTTTAAGTGCTACGCTAGTAAGCGATCGTGTTAACGAAGTAGTAAAGCATGAGTTTTTGGGACACGGGTTCACCTATACATTTTCATTAAGTGGAATTTATTCAACTTTAAAATATTTAGAAATATTAGAAACAGAAGATTTATTAAATCAATACACTGCAACTGTCGATACTGCGACCAGACTTTTTACTAGTATGGGGTTAACTTTTAGAAACTACGGATTAATGTTTGATATAGATATTAAGTCAACTCCTGAACAAACATTCTATGACAACGGTTTGCATATAGGAGTATGGAATAATGGGCAGGATAACCTTATGTTAGTACTGCCTTTGATTGCTGATACAGAATATTTTACAAAGTTACAGGAACGACTCGCCGCTTCTCTCCACGTCGACTAACATCTAGTGTTAGGCAATGTATTCCGCCTTCCCAAAACATGCTATGACGCATGTTTACTACGTGGCATGTAATACCTTTTTGTTTTAAAAAATTAAACAGCTTAGGTTGTTCACTAGAGAACAAGATATTCTTAGAATCTATTACCAGCACATTACTGTCAAACGCAACATCTTGCACATACCCCTTCCACTCGTTGAGCCATTTGTCTATCCACTCTTGACTTAGTGTACCACTGGTAGTAGAAAAAGATTCTACAATTTTACTATAATCTAAAACTTCAATATATTCTTCAATTTCAATAAGTGTTTTAGATTGTAACACTTCGGGAACCCAAGACTGGTTGATACAAATAACAGTATCATCGTCAATCATAAAAAACCCGTGATCAATGTGGCCCCACTTATTGTTTTCAATAATACGTGTACCGGGCAAGTTACGCTTCATCCATTCTAGTCCAAGTAGCGTTCCTGGACCTTGTTTGTTAGTTATTAATGCATCTCCACATTTAAACATGGTGGCAGTATGCCACAGTATTTTATCTTTGTTTAGATCGTGATAGATGTGCTTACCATCATTCCACCACTTGTCTGTAGAGTTTAAAGGTGCAAGCACAGGCGGCGGTTGACTGATCCAGTTATGACCTTGTTGAAATAGCTCTCTAAATATGCCTAAGTAGTTTAAACTATCATTGAATCTATCAGGCATTGATGTGTATGTTTGATATATTGTTTCGCCATACACTAGGTATTGATCTCTTGGAACAATAGGAGCCATTGCAGAGTTATGCGCAACGTTAGGTCGATAGACTTTTATACCTAAACTAGTTAAGTAATTTGCTAGAGTATTTAGATCTTCTTTAGTTTCTTTTAAGATCGTTTTTAATCCAGGATGGTCGCTATCGGTAAAACAGTCACCGACAATAATTGACTCTAAAGGATCCCATTCAGTCCAGATCATGTGTTTAATATTTCTTTCAAATAGTCTTCTGCCCAGTAGGTATAATAGGCAGTATTAGATAATTTTTCTCGAGCCTTTGATAAATTATCACGCCATTGACATAGCATAAGATTATATACACCGTTGTTAGTAGGAATGCCGTTTATAAATGTTGCTTTATCTTTATGATCGGGCAAAAACACCATCTCCGGAAATAAGTTATTGTATTCTACTGCTATATCGTTGAGCTCTTCTATAGAATAACTATCGGGTAGTTTATATACAATAAGTTCAAAGTCCCAGGGTGGGGGATTTATATCACTACCGTCAGTTTCGATTAATTCATACTCTGCACTTTTAGCATAAGGACACACACTCATTCCACCTAGTTCTTCCTTAGGTGTTGAAATTCTAGATATCCATTCATTTAACATTTACAATTAGTCCTAAGCTCATGAGGTATCGATCTTTATCCGATCTGTTAGAACCTTCGTGCCATACATCATAATCGTTAATATGCAAAGTCCCCACCCCAACACCTGTTTCAGCTGTCCACGGATCGGAACGATTCTTGTCTGTGTAAAACACAGTTGCTTGTTTAGGATCGTTGTCTTCTATAAAATAGACTAGTGATGTTAATATTTGTAGTCTAGTATCAATATGCGGTTCAATTATAAAACCAGGTTCGTCTTTGAGAAATTGTCCTCCCCAAAGCGTTGAATTAAACATTTTATTGTTCGACCAACCATCCCACATATTTTGTATTCCTGGAAATAGCTCATACATAGTGTCTATGATCTTTCTTTTAACTTCGTCTGACGACAAGTAGTTTACAATTTCCTGTAAGATAATACTTTTAGGATAAGGAAGTGCCGACCTGCACAGGTGTGGATCACCAGCACGTTCTTCATAGTCAGCATGGTTAACCCATTCTTCTTTTTCAAATTCGGCTAACAACTGTGCGTAACTATACGGTGTCGTTAACTTAATTTTACATAAGTTGTTACGGACTTTGATTATTTCGAAATCCATTGTTTCTCCCATTCAGTGTTTGGCATGTTATTAAAGATATTTTCTTTATGCCATTGATAATTATTTTTGCATATTGAAGATACTAGCCGGTGCTTGTGTTCGCTGTATTCAAAATATTGTTTAGACAATTCTTTTTCTATAGCACTTGTTGACTTCGTGTCAAAGGGTATTCCCCATGATACTGCTAATTGTGCCCACATATAGTCCGGAAACATTGTGTAGCCTTCAACAGCTGATTTCATTGTGTTTTTTTCTTCGTATATCTTTTTAACAACTAGTTCTCGATGTTTTAATTTTTTACCTAATTCTTGCATGTCAGTCCAAAATTTAGTATCTGATCTATTGCTCAATGTATAGTGTACTAGAATAAAATCTGATATGTCGTCAATAGTATACGCCATTTTTTCATTGTAGGTACTGAAATCTAACGTACTTTCATCTAGTACATTATTCAGCCTACGTATGCTTGTAATAATAGTGTAGAGTGCATTGGCTTCTAACGGCTCAGTGAATCCGCAACTTAGTCCGATAGCCGCACAGTTACCATCTCCGAATTTTTCTAATCTAGTTGGAGTCCATTTAATCAATCGAGGTGGTCTACGTTGCGGACCAATTTGTTTTATAAAGTGATCTAGTGCTTCTTCTTCAGTGGTGTGCTTACTGCTAAAGCAATAGCCATTACCCATACGATGATACACACCTATTTTAAATCGCCAGCCATAGGGTTCAGCAATGCTTTGAGTATAGTTAACCATCTCAGTCTCTGGATCGACATACTCTGTTTGACAGACCCATGCACGGTCAATTGGTGTATTTTTTTCTACTAATTTCCACCCAAGCGCATTTGAAAGTACTCGTGCAAAACCAGAACAGTCTATGTACAAGTCTGCGGTTAATTCTGTACCATCACCTAACAAAACTGATGTTATGCGATTACCTTCAATATTTACTTTAACAACATCGTTGACAACGTGTTTTACACCTGCAGGTATTGCTATTTTATCTTTAATGTAAGGGCCTGCTAATTCTGCATTGATATGGTGCGCATGGCTAAATGGCTGGTTCAACAAATCTTGACCATCTTTATAGGGCATTACATTTTGTTCCATGTAGTGAAACTGTGGATTAAAATATTTGTCAAATCTATTAAAAATTTTAGATTGGCAAAGTTCGCTAACTGTGTCAATGCTCCTAGGGGCATCAACAACTCTAGTGAAATCTTCTTGCGTTTTGTTCACTGGTATATCTTTATAAAAGTTTTCGGTAGGTACTGTGTAGTTGAAACTGAAATATTGTTCATCACCGGTGCCCTGCCAATTGACAAATTTATTGGCATATTTGTGTACAGCACCTGTAACTTTCATCCAGTCAAATTCGTCAATTCCGATTTCTTTAAAAAAGTTACAAACGTGCGGAGTTACACTTTCCCCAACACCAATTTTAGGTATAGTTGCTGACTCTACAAGTGTAATATTTTCACCGCCCCGATATTTGGCCAAATATCCGGCAGTCATCCATCCTGCTGTTCCACCACCGATGATTAAAATTTTCATTATTAATTTCCACTATAAATATGCTTACATTACTTATACTATGAACAACGAGAAAATACTTGAAACAGACGGCTTCGATACTCCACTATTCATTCGTGGAATAACCGGCGGCTTCAAAAAGAACCAACCTAGCCTTAAAATTGGTAGTTCAAGGGGAACACTTGATGCCCCTGAGAATTGCCAAAATGGGGATCAGCTCGGTGTGCTCAAATTTACTGCATACTCTAAAGGCGGTAACGATTCGTCATATGTTAATGCGGCATTTGTAAGTGCTATTGTAACACAAGATGTTGTTGATGGTCAAGACGTCGTAGACGCTAGTTTGATATTGGGAGCAACTAAGGGAATCTTTACAGAAGAGTATGTATCTATCGACTCTAGAGGAGTTTTATCTGCCAAAGGTATAAAGATTGTAAACAATAACAATGCTGTTGAAGATCGAGACAAATCGCAAGATTGGTGGATGTCGGGCGGATGTAGATTTGATTACCCAGTGCCTCTTACAATTGATACAAAATCAACAGGTATATTAATCACTCAGCAAGGTAATTTTAAACAGCCAGCATTGAGATTTGACAGCTATGATAATAATCCTTATAAAGCAGGTTGGACGGCGTTTAACAGATTTAGAGGAACCCCAGAAAATCCGTTACCATTGCAAGATGGCGATTTTATATATGCGTTTGATTGGTTAGGTAAAGCCGGTGACGATCCATGGGAATGGGGCATGGCTCAGACAGCTACAGTTGACGGTAATCCGACTGAGGAATTCCTACCAACTGCAATGAATTGGGTGACACGTACTACCCCGGGTGCTATGCCAGAGGTAAGAGTTAAGATTTCCAATAGCGGAAAACTGTATGCTTACTATGGTGCTAAGATTTCATCGACTCTAGAATTAGAGTTAGAAGAAGTAGGCAAAGAAAATGTAAATTTTGACGATGTCAAATATATCAAAGTTACAATTAACGGACAAACTAGAGCTATACCTTCTTATTCAATCTCAGGATGAATTCCTACTTCTTGAATTAAAATAGTTTTGTCACCCCATTGCCAAGTAGTTGCATCGTAATGGGTAGGTGACCCTGTAGATTGTGCTTCAGAAAATACATATAGGCTAGTAACAAGCTCTATGTATTTTTTATTGTGTTTGTAGTGTGCTATTACAGAGTTACATTCTTTAAATTTAGACATTGCGTCCTCGCATAACTTTTTAGATTTTCTATTTCTTTATAAATCAAATCAACAGTATCCGGATGTGAATCAGCTCTGCCTTGATATGCTGATATTATTCCTTTTGCTCTTCTAAACCCGTCAATGTTACTACTAATGATATCTGCTATATCTTCAACCGTTAGCTCTTTGTTGCTAGAAAAGAATACAGTATCTTTAAAATAAAACATATTATCAAAGTAATGGCTAGTCATAGTCCGAGCCGGGCTAAAAAATGGTATATTGTGTTGTATACATTTCTTAGTTAATTCTATATAATTATCAATTATAACAGTAATATAGTTACGGAATTCCTCTATAACATTACTGCTGTTATACATTATGTTCAATAACACATAGGGTGGTGGATATCCTAAGTCCCCAGTGGGGCTGGTAAATTTTGTATACAACAAATCATTCTCAACAGACATTATTTCTAAAATAGGAAGTTCTAGACCTAATGTTTTGTAATTTATTAACGATTGATATTTTTCTTCAGTGTATGATTGTAAACAATGCATGTCCCCATTACTGCATAATCTATGTACATAACGATAGCTAATAGTTGTAATGTCTTCGTCTATTTCCCAAGTACAGAAATCAGGAGAATTTTTATATTTTTCTAGTACACTATCGGAATCTCTCGGTTGATGGTTTATAAAATTGTCAAACGTATTGGTCCAACTTTCAAATGTTGCACATTTATTTTCGAGTATAAGTTTTAAATTAGTAATCATAATTTAAAATAACTCACTTCTAAAAAATGATATTCAGGTTCATTTAGCAATTTCATTAAGAACTTTGCCCAGTTATCGTAACTAGGGTCATGTTCTCTTAGGCCTGCTCTAACGATAGTCATAGGTGGGAACTGATTTATTTTAAGTAATTCCCAGAACGTTGATTCTAAGTTTCTTTTATTTTGATAATACTCTTTATTCTCAGCAGGGTCAGATGCGCTGATTGCACTGATGTTGATAATCCGTTTGTATTCACAGCCCTGCCATAAATTCCAAACATTCCGTAGTAGTGCATCTTGACCTATTTGACAACAATTGATAAACACATCGCATTGATCAATTGTGGAAATAATATCTTTGTAGTTTTCATTGTTGTTTAAATCAAACCCAGTAGATCTTGATATGCCGACTATACTATGTCCAGCATCGGTAAACACTTTAGATAACGCAGAACCTACCTCTCCGGTATGCCCTGTTATAGCAACTTTTAAATTATTAACGATCATATGGTATAGGTTTCTGGCTTATTTGCAAAACAATTCTGGGGGTCGAGCTTAAATTTATACTACCATGCAAATCGTTATCTTTGAAATATTTAAACATGTCACCGGCCTTGTAATCTTTTATAAAATTACCTTCATGAATAAAAATGTGACCTTGTTGATAGTCTATAAGCGGCATCCATATTCTATTATTTTCTTGGTAGAATAATGCAGTATCTCTATGTATCGGCATATACTGCCCTGGCAGTTGTTTTATGATCCACCAGTCACCTGCAAATAGATGTTGAACTTCTTTGAAATCTAGTACAAACGGTATATTCTCTTCAGTGAACATCTCAGCCATGATGAGACTTTCCCCATACGGTCCAGTCACAAACAAATCTCGTTCATCTTGTGTAGATGTCAACAATTGATCAAAATCAATTTCTTCTTTAACCTCGTCTACTTTATGATCTTTCCAAGGGCTGATAGGGATACCTTTTGTTGATAACAATAACTCTATCCATTCTGGATTGATTAAGTGTTTATAATTTCCGCAGTATTTCATATATGCTTTCCGCAAATCGTTGATGCACTTGCTCATTAGGGTGACCCCATGCCAAGTAATCATCTTTTCCTGCGAACGAATCCATATCATTACTTTGAAGATATTGTATGCTATCTTTTATGTTTTTAAATAGTTCAACATTATATGATTGCACATTTAAATTTATATCGCACGACATAGCATTTACAATGGCAGCACCCAGAGATGCTAACGACCTTAACGATTTAAGATAATCCCAAACAATTCGATCATCAGTAAACCAGTTGAGTAACTCTTTATCTGCATTTTTGCTTATAACAACATCGATGTTGCCGACACTATCAACACCTATTAGCGATTCTTCAGACGCCCAATGTAATGATGGTAATTGAAACGACATAGGACCAGTGTCCTTAAAGAATATATTCCTATCAGGATTAGTGGCACCTACAAATATTACATCTCCGAGTTGGAAGAATTTTTCTAATTTCTTCTGTTCTACTTGCCATAGTATTTTATCCATACTGTTGCCAGCTTCTGCAAAGTTGACATAGTCAATATTCAATAATGCGGCAAGTTTTGCCGGCCATGCTAATTTCAATTGATCAGATCGTATGGTTTTCAAAGTTTCTTGTGCAACAGGATCCTTTGATAGTTTTTGAAAAAATAATCGGGGATTGTGTGATGTACTTTTTCTATATTCGTCGAGGTCTCCAAGTTGATGGTATAACAACTCTTCTCCGGCAGTGTAACTGCATCCAAACGCTACTATTCTTTTAATGTTGCTCATCGTAGATAGTAATCTGAAATGATATTCTTGGTGTTAAGCCAATGTTAGCGGCGCCGTGTGTTCCGAATGGATTAGTAAAGATGTAAGTATCAGCAGCCTTATACGGTGCAATCATTTGATTTTCGTAAATTAAAATATGGCCGTCCTGCCAGTCAAGCCAACTCATCCAGTAACGTTTACAATTTTTTTCAAACTTAGTTACTCGGTCACTATGCACTGGTAGTAAGTTTCCTGGTTTGTATTTAAATAAATTCCAATAATATCCTTGCCCTTCTTTTAAATTTATAAAAGGGGGCAAGGGCACTTCAAACGGAAAATTATCTTCCTCAAACAAATAGTAAAGTAGAGAATTGTGTTTGAATCCTACTTCTTCATACTTCTTTTGAAACTCACAAAACTCTGCGCGATCACCTCGCTCGATGGCTTCAAGTATTCCGTTCTGTTCAAACTCCCATTTAGGCATTTCATAGCCATCATTATTTAGAACATATTCAACCCACTCTGGCTTCAACCATTCTTTGTAGTTTCCTATAAATTCCATTTTTATTCCTCGTAAAGGGTTACTTGCAAAACTAATCTAGGAACTAGTCCTATGTTTGCCGCACCATGTAATGCTTGTGCAGACGAATACTTGTAAACGTCACCTGCTTTATAGTTAGTCACAACATCGTCCTCGTACATAAAAATATGTCCTTGTTCCCAATCTTGTAATGGAATCCAAAAACGATCTACATTTTTTTCTTGTTTAGTATGCGGGTCAATGTGCATGGGCATAAAATCCCCTGGCATCATTTTTGTAATCCACCAGTGCCTTGCTCTTCCGCAAGTATGAAACTCGGGTATTTCTGTAGTTAGATTAGATTGATTAAACATTTGGAAATACACAGCATCGGGACTGTACCCAGCATCAATAGCTTTCTGCCATTCTGCATTGCCTTCTGCTCCGTCAGGTTTACCTCCCTCTTTAGGTCTTAAGATTCCAGTCTTACCTAACACTTCTTTTAATAAAGGTTCCACCCAACTTGTATCTATCAAGTCTTTTAAATTTCCCACATACTCCATGATCATTCCTTGTAAGTTGTTACTTGCATAATTAACCTAATATCTGCTCCAATATTAATTGCGCTGTGTAATGCTCGAGGGTCGTCATACAAAAACACATCACCTGCTTTATAGTTATGTACATAAAGGTCTTCGTACATAAAAATATGTCCTTCCTTCCAATCTAGCATTGGAACCCAAAATCTTTTTGAGTTAGGATCTTGATGTTTTAGTATATCTCTGTGTACTGGAATAAATTCTCCAGTGTGCATTTTTATTACTTCCCAACAGAATGTTTCACTGGGCGCAATCCATGGTGGTTGATCAACTTCGAAGCTAAACAAACTGCTTTCAAGCAAATGAAAAAACACTCCATCAGTACCGTACACATCATATATCTCACGTTCTGAAGGATCCATTGCTTCTCGCAATCCTGCTTGTTCTTCAAGCGTAAGTTTATTATCTTTAAAAAAATCGTGTGGGACTTTATAGCCATCTAATGCAAGGGCTTCCTCAACCCACTTAGGCTTAATCCAATCTTTATAATTAGCTAGAAGTTTCATTTATATTTCTCGATGGTTTGTAGTCAGTTATTTGTAACACAACTCTCGGTGTATGACCTATGTTGCATGCTCCATGCCATTCGCCAGCATAGTCAAATTCATATACATCACCTTGTTTGTAGTCAGTTATAACTTTATCACCTATGGTAAAAATATGCCCGGGCTGGTAATCGGTCCACGGCATCCAGTACTTGTGTATCTCTATTTCCGGCTTAGCTCTATCAACGTGGACTGGCATACGTTGTCCAGGATTCATTTTACTAAACCACCATGTTATGTGTTTGTCTTTATAATCTAAGAATGGTGGTGGATCTTTTAGTATATCAAAACTAACATCAAATTTTTCTAGCAATCTAAAATACACACCCCATATGTCGTATCCTGAATTTCTATACATGTTATATTCATCATCGACTGGAAAGTCTGGATCTAAATATGCAACGTGTGTTCTAGCATGTTTTACAACAGGATCAATTTCATCCATCTCTGACAGTTCTTTGACAAATTGCAAGTATTCTTCTTTAGTGTGTACTCGAGTTACATCTCCGCCTAGGTAGTCAAATAGTATTGGATTAAATCTTGCTTCATTTCTAAGACCGTGTTTAGGCATATCAAACCCCGGTTTGGACATGACTTCCTCAATCCACTCGGGTTTGATCCAGTCTTTAAAATTTCCAATGTATTTTATCATGCTATCCAACGTTTACCAAAACTTTCATCTTCTATATCATTACGTATTTGATTTTCATTTCCTAATTCAGAATATGTCTTGTACAGTTTTGTTTTTAATTTTTTAAAATCTGGAACAGAGTTGTTTACCAGCGCATCATAATACATTTCTGCAAGTATGTAATGATTGACCTCGCTAAGGTGATTGTTCCTTGGATCACCTCCTACACGCAACATCCAGTCTATGCTTTCATCTCTTGATTTATCAAATTCGTCAAGGCTAGCATCTAATAAGAATCCTTGGCTTAATGTCCAGTCTTCCGGCACTTCTAACGGGCCAATATCCCATCCTCTAGATAATACAGGCTTAGTAATTAAATGAGAGGTGTAGTGTGCCATCCCCCATATCCAGAGCTGTATTTGTTGTTGCAATATTTCTTCATCGTGAATATTTGTCACATGAAAGGCATACCCGTCTTTTTCTCTTTTGCTCAAGGAGTTCCAATAAGGACAATCTTTCCAAAACTCTGTCATTCCTGGTTTATTTTTATTAAGGAACGCTCTAACTAGCGTCGACGTTTGAAAGATAACATAATCATCTTTTTTAAATTGATCTTTCATTAAAAATGATTGATACATTAACCATCCAATAGAGCTACCACCTTCGGCTATGATTTTAACTTGTGCGTTTAATTTGTTGGAAAGAAGATTAGACCAAGCAACATGTTCGTCAGGGTCTCTACTAGTGCTAAAAGAATCTCCAAATATCCAAAGTGTTTTCATTTTATTTCTACGTCGGGTGTAAACCTTACAGCAAGTACTACCCTTGTGCTATCGCTATAGTTGTGTACTACGTGTGGGATATTTATTTGGACAATCGTTGGTCCTTTAATGAGTCTGGAATCTTTAAGATTTTTGGCACCAATCCATTTTGGCCTAATAACCTGCATTTCATCTGCTTTTAACGGTGAAGTTAAATCAGGGGGGTCTGTTCTTTCTTGATGTTCATAGTCACCATCATACCAGAGCATTTCAAAATTGTCGTAATTTTTAATTGGTATGTTTAATGACCATTTTGACGAACCTAGTCGAGGAGGGTAAAAACCATCTATATGCTCTTTGAGAGTATTGTTAGCACATAGGCCGCCAAGCGCGGCAAATTTTATTTTATGTTCTTTACCTGTGTAGTTACAGATATCTTCTAGTATGTTGTCTTCTAACCAGTCAAGTTCCTCATTACCTTGTTGAAAAATAATGAGCTCTTGACCGGTTATGTCGTCTGCAATGTATGACGAGTATCTTTGTTTTATCTTATCCCAGTTTTTTAAATTTAGAGAGTGATAAGACTTATTTGTACTCAACAACCGGAACCTCTTGCCTTGGGTTTGTTGGGAACACTATATCGTGGTCAGTTTGATGTAAGCGACGATTTACTTCGGGATCTTTAAATCCTACACCCATAATAAGTAATGGTTCACCTTCTAAGTTTAATGCTTCTTTTAATTCAGAATGTTTAAAGCTAATACAGCATCCTGTTTTATATCCCAATAAACTAGAAACTAAATTAAGGTATCCAGATGCGATTCCTAGTGCTGTTACTGTATCAAAGTCTTCTCCGCCATGTTCTACTGTTCTGCCATACGATGTATTAAAGATTCTTTTTTCTTTAAAATATTCTTCTGGGTTGAAATATTTTTCAAACACTACTACTAAATTAGCAAGTGTCTGTGGTTGGGTAGTATCTCCCATTTCGTAAAGATGATCATCTTCTCTAGGATGTGGATCAACCATTTTGCCCTTCTCGGTATTTTTGTAAGGAGCACCGTGTGTACAAGCGTGAACTTTCTCAATAGTTTCACGATCCTGAATCCAGTGTACTCTATAAAATGCTACATTCTGCAAACTTGGGGCTTGTGTAACTGAGGTCTTTAGTAACTCTAAATGTTCTTCGGGAATTTCTTTAGTTAAATCCCAATTACGCTGGCAATGCTGGCTTTTTATAATAGCTTTTTTAATATCTGTTTCAGTAAATGTTGTCATGTTCAACTCCTATCATGGTATTTATCAAAGTTTTTCTTGTAATTATTTGCTACTAGACTGCAAAAATCAGCTAGCCTACTACCGTATTTTCCATGCCCTATAACGTGTATACGTTGCTGATTGCTAAAATTTATCACGCTATGACGATTTCTAATATTAACAATAAACGCTTTCCCTTCTGCCCAAGGAACAGTTCCAAATCCTTCCAAAACCATGTGACAATTACTAGGGTGAATAACTGCTATGTTTAAGGGTGCGCCGTGCTCTAGTGCATCAACGTTGCCTGGGTTGTCACTGTGTGGCGCAATATATCCTCTAGGCTCTAACTCCATAAAGCGTATTCTACGATATTGCTCTACTGGAAAGTTGCGCCAGAAATTTGCAATAGTTGGCACTTTGTCTGCTAGTTCTGTCCAGTGATAATTTACTTGCGATTCATCAGTATAACCGTATGTATCGTAGCTACCTGTTTTATCTACATCTATCCCGTGTATGCAACAGCTATTCCATCCGGGGTGATCTAGACCTCGATGATCTACAAAATAGTCATTGGCTACTCGACAGTCTGCTTTCCAGGCCGGTAAGTCTAAATTTAAATCTAGTTCAATCCATCCTATTTTAGGATTGTGCATAGCCCAATAGGCTATTTCGTAATCAGTTGTAAGATTATATGGAATAGGCGGCAACTCCCAAATGAGATTTTTGTTGCGGTTATAAAAGTCTAATGTTTCTTGATCAATCATATGTATGCCACGGTGGAGTGTTGTCAAATCCTGTACTAGCTGTAACTGACTGATAGATAACAGCATCAGGTAAAACTTGTTTAATATTATCTATTAATTGTTTTTCTCGAATGGTCCTATAACCTAAACTATTAAAAAAAGCAGTGCCTTCGTATGCAAATACATTTGTCAAATTAATAAATGTTTCTTTGATGCTAGTATCGAGATATCTAGACAGCACTAGCTCATCGTGTAACAGATTTATTTTAGCAAATGAATATGTAACGTTATCTAACTGCGGAGCATGCGATTTCCAGTATTCTAATGCTTTGTCGCTGTAGTCATAAAATACTACACTAACAGGTTCTGTCTTATGAATTATTTCTGTCCATGCTGTGCCACTTGCGGGAGTAAACACTTGCAAAATATTTGTCAACTTGGGCAAAGCAGTATCTGTGCTTTCAGTGTGTATAAATTCATTTTGACAAAAGTCTTGTCGCTTATATGCCCAGGGCAAATGTTTGTAAAACTCTTGTAAATTTTCTGGATAAAAATGTTTCTTAGAATTTCTAATAGGCGTATCAAATACTATTACAGGCAAGTTGTTTTCAAATGCTGTTCGTAATATGTTCCAGCCATGACAGCAATGCTGATACAATTTTTCTTTAGTACCAGGTTTGACCCAGAATGGAGTGTGTGCATCATGGAATGTTTCTTGACTACGCAACGGTTCGAATTCAGTATGTTGTCTACCGGGCTCAAATTTACCAATAGTAGGATATCCCAATGTTGCATACATTTTTAAATTGATTGCGTAGCACTGGTGATGCAGTTCGTAATAGGCATCGGCTCTGTCTAGTACATGGCCTGCAATGAAAAAGTCAGCCAGTGCTTTTACTTGTATTTGATCAAAGAAATCATCACCATTGATAAATTCAGTTCCTGTGCTAAACACTATGGCAAGTTTATATCCCAAATCTGCCACTTGTTTTAACACGCGGTCTTCATTTGTTTCCCAAAATACCTTGTAGCCTTTTGACACTATGTTAGTGACAGTATAGTCGGCCTGGTTGATCATTAATGACTTAACCCAATTTGACGAGTAAGTATTAGTGTTGTCTATAATGCAGTAGGCAATATCTTGTTTTTGTAAATACATGGTATATTTAACCACCCTGCACACATGTACAAATATAATGAGATTCGTCAAATACACCTAGAGATATCAACTCTATGCCAAGCATCATGCCCAATGTGTGCTAGGAATAACCACGGCGGATTGACTAATCCAAATTTGATAGAACGAAATATGGATTTAGAGTTTTATAAGAATACTATGATTCCTAGTCTACTAGCACAATTAGGTAGTATCTCTATGTGTGGCAATTTTGGTGATCCAATTATGAACAATGATTTGATCCCCATGCTCAGATACACTGTGGCAGAGAATCCCAAAATTGACATTCACATACATACCAATGCCAGTGCTAGGACAGTCAAGTGGTGGCAAGAGCTTGCTCAGGTATTGCCAAAGAATCATTTGGTATTGTTTGGGATCGATGGACTAGCAGATACACACAGTTTATATCGTGTGGGTACAGACTTTGATATGATCATACGCAATGCTCAAGCATTTATCGAGGCAGGCGGAAGAGCACGTTGGAACTTTATTACATTCCAACATAACGAGCATCAATTAGAAACTTGCAGACAAATGGCTAACGATTTGGGATTTGAAAGTTTTCACGAAAAGCAAACTAGTAGATTTATTGGTAGCAAAGAATTTAAAGTATTTGGTAAGGATGGCACGGTAACGCATACTCTATTGCCGCCTGGAGAGCAAAAGATCGCCTTTATTGATCGCAAGACCGTAGAAAACTATAGAGAAGTTATCAAGACTGCCACTATCAGTTGTCAAGTAGAAGATGAACGCAGTATATACATAGATGCACAAGGGCACCTATGGCCTTGTTGTTTCCTAGCCAGTGTGCCGTATCAATACGCCACTCCGGACAAGTTAGTGTATAATTTTATGAACGACAGTACAGCTTCACTGTTGACGGCAATTACAGAGTTTGGCGGGATAGATGGGCTGGATCTACGAATCCATACTATGCAAGAAATTGTCGATAGTGAAACATGGCAAACTATGTGGAACAAAAGATTTGAAGACAAATCTATCCTAATGTGCGCTAGGGTATGTGGTAAATTTCCAGAAGTAGAAGTCAGCCAGTGCAGAGATCAATTTTTAGAACTTAGAGAGTTTAATGAATAACATATATTGGCTACAACCTGAACATACACGTATCGGAGCAGGTCAACAACTTATAAAACAAAAAACAGGTAGCTATAGTTTTTGTGCATTGCCCTGGATACATGTAGCTACCCGACCGAATGGTGATGCTAGATTATGCTGTGTAACTAATGCCAGTGGAGCGTCAACAGGTGATCACGAAGTGGGACTAGTTAAGAAAGAAGATGGCAAACCTGCAAACTTTGGACGTGAAACACCATTAGAGGCATTCAATAATCAATACATGCGCAGTGTAAGGTTAACCATGTTAGAAGGCAAGATACCTGCCAGCTGTACAAAGTGCTTTGAAGAAGAGTCCAACGGTGTTGTAAGCAAACGCTTATGGGAAATGTACGAGTGGAATCATGACGGCCTTGATTTTAATAAACTTGTAGCTGACACCGATGCTACTGGAGCTGTGCCTCCTATTATCCGATATCTAGACTTGAGACTTGGACACACTTGCAATTTAAAATGTGTCATGTGCAGTCCACATGACAGCAGTCGATGGTTACAAGATTATGATAAACTAGTTGCCAAAACAAAAAGTACTATTGTGTTGAAGCAGGTAGGTTTTGACAAAGAGGAATTCAATAACACGTGGTACGAAAAGCCAGAGTTTTGGGACGATGTTTTTGAACAGATTCCTAACATAACACAATTATACTTTGCCGGTGGCGAGCCTTTGATGATAAAAGAGCATCGTAGATTTTTAGATGAAATTATCAAGCGCGGCTATGCTAAGAACATTAGTTTACGATACAACAGCAATGGTATATTTGTCAACGAAGATATTATTGCAGTATGGGCTCAGTTCAAGCAAGTACGTTATGCTTTTAGTATAGATGCAGTTATGGAACGCAACAATTACATTCGATATCCTACCGACTGGGCCGACATTGAACGTAGTTTATGGTTAATGGACAATGCCCCTGATACCATACACTGTGCTATTGCATGTGCAGTACAGGTGTTTAATGTAAAACACATCATCGATTTTGCTAAATGGAAATTATCACAAGGCTTTAAGAAAATTAATAAGTTTAAACTAGACGACTATGAAACCGGCGGTGGCATTATCAACCTACACTTGTTGTATATTCCAACATTTCTAAGTGCTAGGATATTGCCACAGTCAGACAAAGATGAAATCGTGCAACAGTTTGCAGACTTTAAACAATGGCTTTGGGACAACTACCGACAGGACGACAACTTCTGGAAAGATAATCCTTACGGATGGAAACGCTGGGAAGCTATTTTAAAATTTATACAAGCAGAAGACCATACACACTTGCTGCCAGATTTCAAAGAATATGTTGTTAACTTGGATGCTATTCGCAAGTTAACGGCTAAGAAAGTATTTCCTGAGTTGGAACACCTACTATGATACCTATTAAAGTTATTTCTACACAAGAAACAAACTTAGTAAAGGTTGTATTCTTCCCTACAGATATCTGTAATTTTAATTGTAGCTATTGTTTTCCAGGATCGCATGATGAACGTTATCGATACCCAAAAAATGTAGATTTAGTAATTAAAAATTTTAAAAAATTATTTGATGCATATACAAAGAAGCTCAATAAACAGAAATTTCATCTTACTATAGCGGGCGGTGGCGAGCCCACTATGTGGCCACACATAGAACAATTTTGCAAAGAACTTAAAGAAAGTCACGATGTTTATATTACTATTGTTACAAACGCATCGAGAACTTTAAGATGGTGGAATGATAATTCTGCGTATTTTGATGATGCAGTTCTTAGTTGTCATAGCGAGTATGTGGATATTGATCATCATATTGCTGTGGGTGATTTATTATTTGAAGCAGGTTTGAAAGTAACTGCGTTAATGCTGATGGATGCCAAACAATGGGACAAATGTATTAGTTATGTTGATCGAATGATGACTAGTAAACATCCTTGGTACATACAAACTAAAGAAATTATCGATGCTCCAGGACACGGTATAGATGTATATACTCCAGAACAGTTTGATTATGTTAATAACAGCCTTAAACGCATACCGGACAGTACTTGGATATTTAAAAGAATAAATGAAATTAAATTTCACGAAAGTGTTGTTTTATTTAATGATGATACTGCGGTAACTGCTCGTCCACATACACTAATAACTAATGGATGGAATAAATTTAAAGACTGGAAATGTAATGTTGGTTACGAATCTATTAGTATAAATGCGTCCGGAGATTTACTAGCAGGATCTTGCCAATTAAACGCATTTGGTGGCAAAACTTTAAATCTTTTTAGTGAAGGGTTTGATGCAGATGTTACCCCAGAGCAAATCATTTGTCCATTAAATTATTGTAGTTGTCAATCGGATACTCATATTACTAAATCTAAAGTCTTGTAATTAACGAATGATTAACGTTCCATTGTCTTGCATGGTTCTGTGCTTCAATACTTAACGAATTGCCAGGCCATACATTATTTAAAAATTCCAATGCTTCTAAAGGAGTGGGATGGTTATCATTGTTTGGTGCTACACGATTTTTAACATACTCAAAAGTCCATCTACCTTCAAGCGATTTGTTAATATTTAAAAATAAATCCTTATAAGTTTCTATAACATCTGCATTATCAAGGTATGGATCAATATCACTGCCGGTGCATAGTTTATCAAATGCCTTAATCCAATATTCTCTTCCAATCTCTTCAGTAATAGAATCTAAGTCAACTCCATCTAATACTGCTTTAGTATCATCGATGTTTGTTAACGGGTTCAGACAAAACTGTTCCCAACTAGCTTTTTGTATTGTACTTTGTGCTCCTGCTATGTAACCGAGATCTCTAATTAGAAAGCCGCGCAAATCTGTACCAAAGTTTTTAACCCATTTTTTACCGTAAGTTTTTTCTTGTGATAAATTTGTGTCACTCAGCCATTTGTTATTAGAGTATCGATCTTCTCGCTCTTTACAACTCCACATTACTATCACTAAGTCATTGTTATTAAATTTATATCGTGCATCGGCTTCCATAATGCTATTAAATATATAATGATTGCCAGCACCGGGTGTAGCCCAATTTTGATAAACAGGCACATCTTGGCCTATAATATCTGCCCAAGTTGGCCATGAATATTTCGTAAAACTACAACCAAAGGCAAAGAACCTTTTGTACTTAGAAGGATTAAGATTTGTTAGACGCATATTTTGTAAGTGGAATGTCTGCCGCACAGGTACAGAAGTTACGATCACAAACTACAGGTTGACTAGGCACAACAAAACTACCATCATAAATATTGCCCAAACTACCGCCAACTCTACAAGTGGCTCTGTGTACATCGCCATCCCAATTTATCATTAGACTTTCTATACCTGCGTTACAAGTCCAATCTTTGTACTTGTTTAGATGCAGTTTAATAACATCGTTGGCATGCATCTTTTTAGTATCATCAATGATACAATTACCTTCTACAGTGGTCTCGTATTCTTTGACCCATGCTAGGTCGTCCGCTCCATACCGCATATCGTCAAACAGATCATGATCACCTTGTGTCCAACGTACTCTACGGACAGCGTGTGGAACAGCACTTGCGGCCAATGCACCTGCAATATATCTAGTGCGCTTCATATGATCCTGATGCGCCATGACATGTACCATTACTTTTCCTGCAAAGTATTCGTTAACATTTACGATTGTATTTAAAACTCGTCGGACATCGTACTCCATGTGTACACTAAACACAATCTGATCTGCACGTAGATTAGCATACCAATCATCTTTGCGTGTGCCATTGGTAGTAACGCTCACCCAACTTACGCCTTGATTCTTACAGTAGTTCACCAACTCTTCGAACTTGGGATGCACAGTAGGCTCGCCTCCTGTAAAACTAATACGAATAGGTTTTCCTAGTTTCATTAATTGATCCACAGAACTCTTAAGTATTTCTATGTCAGTATGCTGACTGGAGTTGTCGTGTATCTCACTCGGGCAATAACTGCAATCGTAGTTGCAACGTTTTCCAAGATTCCATTCAATCTTGACAGAGTTCTGATGAGGCCAGCGACTAGTTACCTTAAGCATAATCTATAAAATCCGGTATAACATCAAAGAAACTTTGATTGCGTGTTTTATCCAATGCTTGATTAAATGCTATGCAATCTTGCCATCGGTCGCTATGATCATTTGCCCACATATAATTAATAACACCGTCTATCTGTTTTAGAGTAAGATCTAATAACATAGGATGTTGTTTTACCAATTTGTAATCTTGTACATAGAGTTTAGCAAAATTTAAATTAATAGTAGCTTGTTCTTTGAGATGAGCAGGTAGTACCTGTGTTGACAGCACCGTGGGATGATTAACCATATTGGTATAAAATACAATTCCTAAATCATCTAAAAAGTATTTCAGCATTTTATCGAGATGCATAATATTACCAACTTGTACAGCTACAGCGCCGACTACTCTACTCACATTTGGAATAGTTTGTATTTCTTTTATATTTGTAACAATCTGATTCCAATCACCGTTGCCGCGAATGTAATTGTAAACATTGTCAATGCCGTCAATGCTGACGTTAACGGCAACACTTCTAAAATGAGGCCAATAGTCATGTATATTCCTTCCACCTTTGATTCCCAATGTTGTGCCATTGGTAGCATACTTGATTTCAATTTGATGCCCGTATGGCTTGAGCATGTCCAATATACGATAATGCTGTGGATCCATTAAAGGCTCGCCGCCGGCAAACTCAACACGTCTAAAATATGGCAAATTCTTTTCTAAACTTGTCCACCAGTCTTTATTATCTTTGAACTTGTCGAGTAATGGCTTGCGTTCTAAGTCGTGTTCTTCAACCATGTTAAAAATAACTTGACCTTCACCTTGATAGTACTTTTTTACTACATCCCAATCGTTCCAACTAGTGCTGTCTCCTGGGTGACACATGCGGCATTTGAGGTTACACAGATTGTTTAACTTTAGTTCCATCGTAGGAATTTCAAAAGGCATAGTGTAATCGTCTTTTAACGCATTTAACGCATTGGGGTACAAGTTGACCCGTGCTTCGGGGATTACACCGCTTATATGACGTTCTCGCAAGGATTCGACGCCCTGATCTTCTAGTCTAAAACATGGCTCGCACTCTGGCGGACGTATGTTAGTAAGCACTGACTTACGTATACGTTTCATTGTGTCATTGTTCCAAATTTCTTCCAAACTGTTCTGCTGTATAAAACCAACAGGGTGGCTACGACAGCAAGCCTGTATGGCGCCGTCTTCTCTAGTAGCCAATCCTGTAAAAGGGTGCATACAAAATGTTTTACTTGCTTTGTTCAATTGCCCAGGTCCTTTCTTTACACCAGAAACATTCGCCACATATGGGAACGTATTGCCCGGCTTTGTAATTTGTGTAATTTATATCTTCAAACTCACCCTCGCAACTGCGTGTAATGTCAAACAAATCCATAATGCCTAACTCTTTGTATTTGTTTACAACCCATGATTTGTCTACAAATCGAAACGGATGGCATGCAACTCTTCCCATGTGAATCATGTATTCCAAATGTTCATTATCGTTGGTACGTTCAATGTCGCGTTCTAGCATGCCATTGAACTGTGCTAGACGAGGATTACGTGTAACACCATTATAGTATGCATCTACGTCGTTAGTGTGACAAACAAATTCTGCGTAAGCACGTTGTTGTATATTATCACCGCTGACCTTTTTGCCATACTCGTCAGTTAGATTAGGGCCTATATTTCCGTACTCGATGTCTGGTGCTATAAAATTAATATGTCTTACAAATCTAATATTTGGAAATCTTGTTAACAGCCAAGTATATACATTAAAACTATCATAGCTTTGCCATGGACGAGTCTTCCACATTCGGTTGTGAGAAATTATATGTACAGTTTGATCTGTTACTAACGAACATATTAGGTATGCTAATAGCGCAGAGTCTGCCCCCCCACTTACACTGATAGCAACATTTTTCCAGTCGTCGCGCAAATGAATACGCACACTGTCTATATCATGAAATGTTTGCATTTTCTAAATACCTTATCAATGGGCTAACACCAACCGGTTGTCCGTTGCGTAGTGCTAGGTATATACTTCTAGTCGGTTTGAGTACAAAGTCATGACATATTTTATAGTATCTATCGCTGTGGGTGTTCCATAAGTAATCCGGTTCTAGATTCCGTAAAAAATGTAGTCCGATCATAGCAGGAGCCCGAAGATTCATATTGAAGTCATTTTGTATTGTAACAGCATCAGCATCCTTACTCTTAGTCCAACGTAAGCCAATTCTGTTCCATCCCAGTCCCAGTCCTTTGCTCAAACTTATAGCAACTGACTTAATAGATGGATGTGATAAATCAAAGTCAATTCCGCGGCAGCAAGTAAGCCAAGCACCGTCCACATGTACACCAATTCCCTTGTCTTGCGCTTCATCTAATATCTCCTTCATCTTTGGGTGAGTGTCACCTGTACTAGGAAATGGCCAAGCAATTACTAATTGCTTTTCTTCACTTAGGAATCCAGGATGTATATAACAATTACCTAGTCTAGCATGATATCTATAGTCACCGGCTAAGACTTGTACAGGTCCGTTCATATATGCTGTGTCTATAAACTGTGTACAACCGTTTATAATATCTACACGATTAAAATCATCTAATCCTGTAACTGTATTAATTTTAGACTGTAATAACCACCTGGTCATTTCCTTTTTATAATCTATATATACTTGATCTGTAATATCCTTAAATACTCCACCCTTAACAACTTGTGCAGTTAATGCTTCGATATGATTATCTATCAACGGCTGTGGCCGCTCGGACTCTAGCCATTTTTCGTCATAGGATTCTGCGATGCGTATACGTTCCATGTTTTATTTACACTATAATAGTAGCACATAAATATTTCATGCTTACTCAAACAGATTATACAGTAGATTCAAAGTTATTTCAAGAGGCTTGTAGTTCGTTGCCCACTGGTGGTATGAAAACTACGATTAACCAGTCAACAGGTGATTTCTTCTACGACTCGTGGGTATTAAAGGATGAGTACAAAGATACAGTTTGGCAAACTTTGTATGACTCGTTGCCAGTACCGAAGGGCGAAGCGAGGATTATTATTTTGGATCCTAATCAATGCTATCAAACACATGCAGATATAGATGATAGATATCATCTTAATATATTGGGCGAGCAATGTTACTTGATCGACCTAGTGACACCACAACTACACAAATTAGTACAAGACGGAATATGGTACGACATGGATGCAGGAGTTTTACATACTGCTACTAACTTTGGTCGTCGTGCTAGAGTACAGTTGGTAGTTAGACAGTTACTAAAAAGGAATAAATTGACAGATCCAGTCAGCGTGGCTTTAGCTTCAACTGTGGCAAATGCCGACGATGCTAGATTTATTTTTGATAACACTATAAGCACCTGGCTTAACAAAGCAAATAAACTAGGATTTATAAACAAATTTTCATACGGCAATGTGACAATAAATTTTAATATAGAAAAAGACAAGTTAAATTCGTTGAAATGCATCTTACCTAATGAGTTTAAAATAATATGAAAAAATATGTAGCTACGCTCACTGGGGCTTTGTGTGAAAGTCTAATCGCTGAAATAAAAACACGCAAAGTTGAACCCAGTCACGGTCACATGACACTGGAAGAATCTAATCCTTACTACAATGAGTATATTAGTCAAACCGCCGCACTGACCTCTGCAGGATATAATGAACATACAGTGGAATATCGACATTACCAATCTGGTTTGCATTTCCATAAAAACTATGAACTTGCCATCAGTATGTCTGTTAATGCCAACCCTTTGATGTGTTGGGTCAGTGAGCTACGTCCTGGTAAATGTACACCATGGCATTGGGATATCAATCCATGGGAAGAAGAGCACAAGCAGTTAGGCGAACTAGTGAGATTTTTTTGTTTCTTAAGTAAACCTGCGCCGGGACATGTATTCGTTACCGAACAGGATGCTTATTATAATGAACCGCAGGGAATCATCTATCAGTACAACCACATACACAGCTGGCATGCTGGAACTAATATAGGACTAGTTCCCAAATACTTGCTAACCTTTACTGGCTATCGTTAATTTAAATTCTTCTGTAAATTTTCCGTCAATACGTAAACCGTAACTTTGCTCCATAATAGGATTACCACCATGCCAGTCTTGGTCATTCCACCATGCGGCACGACTATTAATATATGTGTGATTACGTGTTTCGGGATCCCACAGGTAAAAAGGTTTCTTTGTGTTAGGGCGTATGTGTATGAATTCATTTACATTATCGGTATACCCTTGTTGTAATCCTTTTTCGCCATCTAGATCTCTATGTTCAAACGGAATACCACCGGCTTCGCAGTGAAAGAAAATAACTCTGCCAATGCTTTCAAAAATACGATGTTCGATCATATCCTCAATCCATTTGACTACTCCCGGAAAATATTCAGCTTCGGGTGTGAGTTTGCGCGGTGAGTCACGATCGTCCCAACTACCTTGTTCCCATAGGAAATAATAGATGTAAGGATCGTATGCGCCCATAGCCATCTTGATATATCGCGTAAATCTATTGCGTATTGTAAAATCTTGGAAATCTCTGTACAAGTCAATGCCGCCTTGTTTAATCGGATTGTCATCCGGCAATGCCAAAAATTCTTCAATTGCTTTATAGATAGGTTTCCAATTTGGAATGTAACTCATATCCTCTATTTTAAAAGCAGGTTTCATCCAAGTGCCTTCTTTAGCATATTCACGTGCATCTGCAAAGCCTCTTAGTATTTCAGGTTGCAAACGATCAAATGCACACATATCAATATATGGAGACATGTCTATATACGGCTGTCCATTAATTCCTTTAATCATATATTGCTTTGGCCTTTGCTATAAAGTCATCTGGATAATTTGTTCTAAAACTTTCAAAACATAACTGCTGTAATTTATCTAGCGGTTGTGGAGCATCCCAGTCTAACCCCATCGCGTCAACTTGTTTTCGCATAATATCTTGTCTTGCACTGTATATATGACTTGCATGATCTGCGATGCTAATAGGGCCTTCATTGCTACTGTATGTAAAAAAATAATTTATACTTTTTAATTTACCGTCTACAATAAAGTAACTGCTAGGATGTAAACTAAATTTATACCAACCTCTGTCTTTGTGTGCTTGAAGTATTGCTAACATTTGCTCTTGCCAGTCAGGCAATACGTTGTCATAATTTTCAACGCTACATTTTGCTTGATTCCAAAAATCCTCGCCATTGATAGCCAAATATATTTTACGCTCTGGAACATTAACTTCTATAATCTTTGGAACCATATGTGGATTGCGCCAAGCCATGTTGCTCAAAAAATGTAATTCTCTATGAAACTTTTCTTCCATCAGTTTAGGATCAACAACTTCATTTTGTCCTTGATGATAATCCGTATCATTATAGTACCATTGTACAAACACCTTTTTCTTTTTATCTATAAGACTAGTATAAATTAAATTATTCCTGCTAGGCTCTTCACCGGGTACATGATTATAATAATATTCAAACTCCATATATCACCTTGTCTTTAAATTTTTCTATACTGCGTTTTAATAAAGCTTCGTGCTTTTCTTTATTCATTATACCAACAGTACTTAACAATATTTTAGTTCTACTGGTAGGGTCTGCGGCATGTTCAACGTCTGTATTGTTGAACGCAAAGCATCGATATTTAGGATCTATTTGCGGCCAAATCTTTTTACCTTTGTGTAGAAGATGAAATGTGTTATATGCAGGATCAGTTATATAGATAATATAGCGGCGAGGCTCGGTCATATCATAGGTAGCATCTTGGTGTGGAGGGATAGTGCCTATTTGCATAATAAATCCGCTAGTGCCTATTTGATCGAACGGCAATTCTCGAACGCACTTTGCCAGCCCTGGAAACTTTTCTTCAAATCCAGGATAAAAGAATATGCCAGGATTGTCAATTGGCTTGCGTTCTTCAGCCCAATCTAACCATGCACGATATGATCGCCAATCCTTGGGTTCTTCGCGCAATGCTACATAACACCATTCGTGTCGGCCTTCTTTATATTCCCAATAGTCGTTGTCGGTTATTTTATTAGCATGAAACCAGTCAATTACATCTTGTTCATTAGGTACATCAAATTCTATATCTATAGGAGTATATATTACAGTCATGATATTTCGCCAGTAATGTTTAGTAACTTGGGCAAGTCATCTCTTTTAAATCTAAACACTAGTCCTATTCTATCTGTAGTATCATAGTTTTCTGTTTCGTGAGGAATAATAGTATCTACTAGATAAACAGTGCCGTCGGCATCCATATTAAATAATCGTTGAGATTCGTCTGTATCCCAAAATTTAAAAACTGCGGCAGGTGCCTCGTATATTGGAATGTGTGCAGTGTATTCATCACCCTGATCAGTATGCCTAGTCACCTTACCGCCAGGTGGCTGTACTACTAAACTCCAACGGTATGTATACGGCATTAGTTCCTGTAGTTTAGTCACAAGTCCAAATGCTAATTCAGTATTTCTATAGTCGCATCGATCATGGGTACTAATGTTATATGGTGGACATGGGATAGTTATATCAACTAAATTACTCTGTATAGCCCATCCATACGGAAGTAATGTGCCCTTGTCTGACATCATACGGTTGCGCCATTCTTCAGTTATATCATTACCGTGACGTTCCCAATTCCATTTTAAATGGTCATACTCAGCCGCTAGAATATGATAGTATTCTCTTAAACTATCTAATTTAATTGTGAAGTTTAACTTGGTTACTGCGTTATCTAACATTTTTTTCCCACCTACGCATATTTAAGTAAATATTACTTCATGCAAAACAGATATGATGTACAAGATACCCACATAGTTATATACTACAAGTCTCTTCCAAAATTTGAAGAAGCTAGACAGCTTTGCCTAAAGGAAGACAACTGGTTACGACATAACTATACTGAGGAAAATTTAGTGGTAGAGCATCACACAGGGTATGGGGTAGTCTATCAAACCAGCACAGGCAAACCTATGGTAATGGGCGGAGTATTCAGAGACGATCGTTACCCAAAAAACGTAGCAAAGATGATTAACAGGCTTTATACATTTCCTGAGTTTCGCATGAAGCCTACGGATATGACTGATGGGTTTAGAGTAACCTGTAAGTTAATCGATGCATTAGAAAAAGTAAACAACTACGATTTATATTTGATTACTATGCAAAATCGCAACCGAGGCGGAAAGCGTTGGTGGGATACTTGGGTCAATCAAATGGCCATTGCAAGCGATAATAAATGGACGTTGGGTGCCGGTTATATACAAACATGCCCATGGCCTGTACAAAAATGTTGGCAGAATTTTGTATACTATGAAACAACGCCCGGCGCTTTTGTAAATTGGAATACTAAAATTATCGACGACAACGAGTGGCAACAACTGGAACAAGGTAAATGAATTTAAATACAAAAATTAGACTACTACAAGCGTTTAATCATATAGCGGCTGTCCCTGCAATAGTGTATGCATTAGTGACGGCACAGTACTATCTCCTAGGTATTGCATTTGTATCATGGCTTATTATTGGTCCTATCAGTAGTGTAGTAACATTGCATAGACTATTAACACACAAGAGTTTTACTACACATCCATGGCTTGAAAATGCACTAAGTCTGATTAGTGTAATATCGACAATAGGCCCTACTATAAGTTGGGTAGGATTGCATCGACAGCATCATGCTAGATCAGACAAGGAAGGTGATCCGCACAGTCCATATATTAATGATAAACTTGATATTACACAGGCTTTAAAAGTGTGGTGGGGCTATGATTGGGCTATCCCTAATATCCCAGTGGCCTATGTTAAAGATCTAATGAAAAAACCTGTACACAAATTTATCTTTAATAATTATTTTAAAATTATTTTTGTATTTTCGTTGGTGCTGGTGGTGATCGATCCTATACTTTGGTTATTTGTCTACGTCGTACCTGCCAGCATGACTGTGCACCTTATCGGAGTAGTCAATGTATTTGGGCACGGGCATGGTTATAGAAACTTTGAAACCAAGGATCGAAGTACTAACAGCTGGATTGCTAATCTTGTGAGTCTGGGAGACGGTTGGCACAATAACCATCATGCTAATCCCGGAGATTGGAACACTAGAAAATTATGGTGGGAATGGGATCTAATGGCTCAAGTAATTAGGATTATTAAAAAATAATGGGGACTTTTTATATTTCATCTCCTGAACTAGCCTATGTACATGTACCTCGTACAGGTATGGCCATGAAGAAAATTATTAGTGATTGGCTCAAAACTAATTTTGATGTTAAGGATGCTGAGCCGTGGATGATTGATCATCCACACTTGGGCATGGTAAAGGACCGATACCCGTATGCTAAGACTATGACTGTTGTTCGTAACCCATGGCAACGTGTGTATAGTCTATTCCGTAAGATAAGCACAGAAGGATATTGGTTAGATTGGAATAATCAAACATTGTTAGATTTAAAACCAATTAATGAATGGGTAGCAGACTACTGCGATCCGGATATAGAATTTAATTTCCCCAGATGGTTTACTCGTTTTACAAATCAAGTTGACTTTATACATGTAAATGATGAGAACGTTGATTTTGTTTGTAAGGCGGAAACACTAGAACGAGATTTCAAAAAAATAAAGGAATATCTAAATTGCGATATTCCTTTACCTGATATAAGTGGGTATGACCACTATGAATATAAACAGTATTTTAACGATGCTAGCATAAAATCTATTGCCAAATTACATGCTCGAGATATCGATTATTTTAATTATTAAACTCGATACCAACTAGTATTACTGGCCCTATATATGTAGGAATAAGTTGTAGCTGTCGATGCAGAGGTTGCAACTGCACCTGCAAATGTTCCTATCAAAGTGGGACCGGCAGTTAATGCCAAAGTCAATGTAAATGCTGATGCAGTTGCCGCAACAGTAAATTTGACAAGTTGTCCATCACGTAGTCCGGAACTAGGAAACGTTAGTGTTGCTGTATAACTACCGCTAGTTATTAAGATATTATTAGTTGCTGTGGTACTCAATGCATAAGTGGTACTACTACCAACAGCAATAAAATTGGTAACTTCGTTTACTAAGTTTCTAGTAAGGACCGGTACTGTTACAACTCCACCTGGTGCAAATGTAGTATATGTACCAGTTCCAATATCAGCATCATTACCGATAGCGATGGTGGTATTTACTAGCGCGGCATTTGCCACGAAGGTTGAATCGCTTACATATGCCGTAATAAATGCACCATTGCTATAGCCGCCCATGCTAGCAATACCAGTGTAGGGATCAAACTTGATTAGACCGATTGAGTCACCGTTTTGGCATATCAGTGGCGCTGCCACGGTTCCTCTCGAACTTCCAAACTTAAGATTAGGCTGGTTTCCAAAATTCCCAGTAGTAGCACCTCTAATAGTGAATGGTTGGTCAGCTGAGTTGGTATTGAACACAAAGTTCTGAGGTGCGCTTGCTTGTCCAAATACAAAATAGCCGCTAATACCTGAAATTTGATATTCAGTAGTGTTTGCGGGATATGTCATGTCTCTGAATGTTAACATTGAATTAACATTAACTGAACTAGCAGTTACAACGCCGGTATCCAGCCCGTTGGCTGTAACAAACATCGTACCACTAGCAGTGCCGGCATTGAACGCAGTTCCGCCGATTGTGGTTGATATAGTAATATAGTTACCGGCTAATACGCTCGCAACATAATATGTCAAATACGGAATAATATTACCTGTAGTCACTGCTGTTTGGCTTGTAAGGCCAAACACTATAGGCATTCCTACTCGCATATTTGTATTAGAAACCAACAACACTTGTGTTCCGCTAACACTAGTTAAAGTTGTTGATATAACATTAGCAAGAATTTGTCCTGTAATATTGATGTTGCCATTGCCACTAATTGTGTTACCGTTGAGCGTTAAATTTCCACCCAATGTTGGACTACTATCTTGCAATATAGCTGTGAGTCCCGAACCAGCTGAATTGACACTCATAGTGCCAGTTACAGAATTATAAGAAAACGTAACATTAGCATCAGGGCCGCCAGCACTAAAATTAGTAGCAGATAATGTAGCAGTCGTTAGTGTAGTTATTGCAACACTGTTCTGTGCATTAGCTTGAGTTGTTGCCAGGGTAATTTGATTGGTACCGGCTGAAGGATTAATGATATAGTAGGTGCTAGGTGATAGACCACCACCTCCTGATCCTGTTACTAAGAAAGGTTCTAATGCTACCAGTCCAGCAGCCGAGCTGACTGTGACCAGTGATATCACACCCTGTATTGCTACGCCTGTACCTGCGGCTGTAGGTACTTGATTTAAAATAAATGTGGGACTAGTACCTGAAACAATGTATGTGGCAGGGCTTGCATTGATACCGGTACCTGTTATAACCATGCCAATCTGCGGTACTGTGCCGCTGGTGTACGTTAGTATACCTACACCGTTGATGCTAGACACTGCGCCTACAAATGAAATTGTAGTGGCTGTGGTAGCTGTAACTGTTCCTGTCACTGTACTAGATCCTGTAGCAGTAAACATGGTAGCTATATCAGCTTTCGCCCGTGTGGGTGAATAGTATAAGTTGACTGTACCTTGTGCTAGGTTATCTGTGGTATAACCACTTAATGTTCCTGAAAAGTTTAGTGTTTGTGTAGTTGAATTCCAACTTAGTCCAGTACCAGCTGAGCTAGCAAGAACATTTACACCGCCCAACGTGGCACCGTCACCAATGAAGAGTTTCTTAGTATCTGTTGTGTATAAAATTTCGCCTAAGTCAAAAGTTACTGCTTGTCTTTGGGCATCAGTTCCGCGTCTAATTTGTAGCGACATGTGCTATCTCCGTTATGCTGTCATCTGGTTGATGATTATTATACTGTATTTATTAAAATGAGCATAACGTAGAGCCAAAAAAATAGGGCCCGAAGGCCCTATTAAAGTGCTACTATATTACATAGTAGGACCGTTTCCGTTGCGGAATCCTACACTCCCGCCTTCTGCTTCGATGTTCTTTATGACATCTTCAAACAGAATTGGAGCGAAGTCTGGGGTTTGTTCCACGCATACACAATGGTAGCGCACATCGTTCTCTTCGCTGTACAGAACTTCCCCAGTTCTAGCATCAACCCCACGAGCTTTTTTCACACGATTTGCGTGAGTGTGACCGTGAATGTTAACACCAAAACGACCCATTGAATCTGAGTGTAACGGAATATGGCTAAGGATCATACCATCCATAACGTGATAAGCTCTAAGTTCTCTAAAGTGTTCACGATAGTCTGTGTCTTTAAAGATATCGTGATTACCACGAATCAGCACTTTGTCGCCGTTAAGTCTATGCATGATATCCAACGCTCTACGATTGATAACAACGTCGCCCAAATGGTAGACTTTGTCTGTGGGCTTTACCCGTTCGTTCCACGCCTTGACCATTGCTTCGTCCATTTCCTCGGGCGAGTCCCATGGGCGAAGTTTTGTAACACCATCGTTACGTGTAAAGTGGCATACGCCTTTGTGTCCAAAGTGCGTATCACTTACTAGAAAAACACTAGGCATCTTGCCCTCCTTTCATTGTTTAATATATTATTATACACTCAATTTGCCAATTAGTCAACCGATCTAAAAGTACGCCAGTCGTCGATATTGGGCTTTTCGTTTTCATCGTAGGTCCAACCCAACTGCTTCATCATACGATGCTTAACCAAAAGATTTGGACTACGAAAGCGTTCTGTGTCGTCAAATCCCATCATAATCCCTACTTCGCAAACTGCGCCCGAACGGCAAATGCCTGCAAAGCAATGGACCACTACATTCATACGGTTGTCCAATGCGTGTTGTAGCAAACGAACAAGCTCTGCGGCCTGCTCATGACTGCACTTCATTGATTCTTCCAGTACCGAATCCTTTTCTTCCACATCCAAAAACTCAAAGTTGTGGCGCTCTTTGAATTGGTGTTTGGCTTCAGGTCGCCAGCTTGCAGGATCAACTATACTGATCAGCATACTATTAGGGCCAGCATCGTGATGGAATCCAATTGGGATATCACTTGCGGCTACGTTTTCAATCCAAGGCATTATACCCTCCAAATTTCTTTGAAACCCTCTTCGTTAGTAGGGTATTCAAAATTATCGATCATTCCTTGTACAACTTCCCAAGGAACTTCTTTGCCTGGACGGCTAGCCAAACGTTCTTTCAATACTGCGATTTCAGGAGTCGGAAACACCACAGCGATGTGCCAATAGTCAGGAAGCATATTAAACTTCCTAGCACGGCTAGCAACTGTAGTACTAGTTTGATCCCAAATCACATCACGTCCTGCTGTTCTAGCATCTACGACTTCTTGTGCCATTAGTTCAACTGCTCTAGGCATGTAATCCTTAAACACTTCTGAATAAGTCTTACCTTGCTGTTCAGCATAGACTTCTACATGATGGTCAGTACTTACATACTCCATACCTAAGATCCATTGCTGGCTCTTAGTCCAAGTACTTTTTCCTGCGCAGGGAACTCCGATTAATTGATAACACTTGGGCATTAATGCACCGATTCTTTTGCATCCACGGTACATTCAATTACCCAATTATCAAACTGGGTAAACTTGTTTACTTCTACCCCTAGTCCAACTGCTTCGTTTACAAAGTGCTGTAGGAGCGTATTGTACAGTTCGTCGGGCATAGTTTCTTTTGTAAATTGGATTTTCATTATCCTAACTTCTTTCTTTCGCTAAGTGTTTGACAATCGATACAGGTCATGCATCCACGCAATGCTCGTTGCCTAGCAAGCGGAATTTCTTCTCCGCATTCGTTGCAATGACTCAAACTGGGCCCAGTAGGGATACTGGCTCTGATCTTGGCCACAGCGTCTGCACTTAGAGCAGTAGACAATAGCTGTGCTTGATCCGCTTCCTCTAAATTGTCGCCTTGGATGCTTTCGTATTCGCGCATTTCTGCTCCTTGATTTCTTAAAATAAAATTATAACACCTATTACCATAGATGTCAAGTGTTATTTATGGAGCAACGGGAGGGATTTGAACCCCCGGTTTTACGGATTTGCAATCCGGTGCATTGGGCCGCTCTGCCACCGTTGCACGAATTAACGTACTCGTTTGAGATACTCTTTTGGATCAATCTTGCCTTGTTGGATTTCCAGTATAGCAGTTACTATTGGATAGATATGCTCATATGACTCACTGCTTCTATGCTGACGACGGATCTCTCTTGCTCGAGCTGTGGCTGCCAGAACAAGATCATACATACCAGTCCCCATTTTGCTACAGCACAGTTCTCTGTCAATTTCTGGACCACGGCTAAGTGTTGTATTTCGCATTGATATCTCCGTTAAAACGTTATTATAACATCTATTTTACTCGTAGTCAACGTCTGCGGCTAAAATAAATCGATATTTGTCACTTTGCACAATACCTGGTCTATGCCAAATGTTGCTGGGATAGATAATCCACGAGCAGTAACTGGGTCGTACAAAAAATTTGCCAGGAGACTCTGGCCCATTGGGTGCCAGTTCGGTGCCACATGTGTCAAAATCCTTCACATCGTCGGGGATGTGCAAGTACATGATTCCGCTTAGGCTTTTGCCCGAATGTTTGTCATGATGATGCCAATATTTGTCACGATCTTCTACTGTGCTCAAATTGGTCATAAAACTCCAAGCCATCATGTTGCTGACTCTGGCTTCGTGTCCCAAATATAAAAACACACTGGTCAAAAATGTCATACGATATTTCAACCAAACTGCCTCGGATCTGCCAAACAAATTTTCCTGTGTTTGAAACGGAGGCGAGTTTTTAAAGTAGTTGCCGCTTTCGATTATACTTTTGATAATGCCTATGGCTGTGTCGTTTTCGGTAGCTGAGATCAAACTACTGTAATCATACTTGCGGCAAAGATCGTTTGAATCTATTATCATCCAGTGCGATGGATCAAGTGAAAACCAAATTGTGTTTGCACTGGCTGGCTAATAGCACCAACTGCTGTTGCCACAGTAGCATCTTCAAACGGCTTGACCATTTGACCTGGGCCGAAATCGCCCAAGTCGCCACCACGTGCTTTACTGGGGCATGAGCTGTACTGCTGTGCAAGTGATCCAAAATTCAATGCAGTTGCTTCAGCCAAGATTGCATCAGCTTGTTCACGTGTGGCTACCAAAATATGACTTGCTTTCATTTGTTTTCCTTTTTAAAAATTGGAGCGGGATAAGAGAATCGAACTCTTGACCGAAGATTGGAAATCTGCTGTTTTACCATTAAACTAATCCCGCACTTTAATCAAACACACTTAACACTTTTTTCTAAGATGGTGTGTGGTCCTTGCAACCTAGCTTATAGCTAGGCTAAGTGTGTTTGATTAAAGTGTCTAGTTACACTCTCCCGAATGCCCTAGACTAGGCTTGGTGTCCGTACCGCATGTTTCCATATAGACAGTTAGTGCTCTGCCTTTGTGATTTCTCAAGTCGCCCATATAGCGGGCCTTGCGGTAGATCCAATGCACCGTACAGTTATCGTTACTGTAATTACGCTACTTGGGTTACGGCCAGTAGTCCCGGGAAACGAATAAACATATTGTGGTGTATTGAGTATATGGGCTATGCCTATCATAGTGACTGGGATACCAAACCTGATCTTTTTACAGATTTCAATATGTTTAAACTTGGTGCCGGTTGTCGGAATCGAACTGACCACATCCGCCTTACAAGAGCGGCGCTCTACCAAATGAGCTAAACCGGCAAATTTGTTACACACTACTTATCCTATTGTACACCGTGTGTAATGGTGATCTTGGTGGAGGATGTCGGGATCGAACCGACCACCCCCTGCTTGCAAAGCAGGTGCTCTCCCAAATGAGCTAATCCCCCAATCCTGGCTCCACAGGGTGGGCTCGAACCACCGACCAAATGATTAACAGTCATCTACTCTACCGACTGAGCTACTGCGGAATAATGCTTTTATACTGCGGTACTTGCTGTACCTGTATCGTTAGTTTGATAGTTGGCAGTACCACGCGGTGCATTCTTGTCACGCGGTGCACTCTTGATAACAACTTCACTGCACAGTTGTGCATCGATCATCATGCGTTTGAAATGATTACGATCTTCTGCGTTCACAAACGTGGCCATAAAGCGTTTGGTTTGTTTGTTCAAATTGAACGTCTTGCCTGGTTTCATCATAGTTTTTCTCTTTTTAAAAAATGGCGGAGAGTATATCTCCTATGTACTGGCGGATAGTATAGGATTCGAACCTATGCGCCCCTTTCGGAACGACGGTTTAGCAAACCGTTGCCTTAACCACTCGGCCAACTATCCTTTTGCTTATCTTGTTATCTTACGTATTAATTTATGCCAGTAGTATCGCACACCGCGCCAAGTTGGCAGGAAATCCCATACTATGCTAAATCCAATTTCACGAGGCACGTTGCCGTATGCCTTGTTTAGAACATCTTCTCTTTTTGACATACTACATCTCCTTTATGAATGGTGCGAGAAGCGGGACTCGAACCCGCATGCCTTTCGACGAGAGATTTTAAGTCTCTTGAGTATACCATTTCTCCACTCTCGCAATTGACATTTGGCGTCCCACCAGGGACTCGAACCCCGACCAACGGTTTTGGAGACCGCTATACTGCCATTATACTAATGAGACTCAACTTGGCGGAAACGGTGAGATTCGAACTCACGGAGCCTTTCGACTCGACAGTTTTCAAGACTGTTGCAATAAACCGGACTCTGCCACATTTCCTCTATTTGGTAGCGGGACCTGGAATCGAACCAAGATCTGAAGCTTATGAGACTTCTGAATTACCGTTACTCTATCCCGCGATATTAGGTGTAGGGCTTCCACCTACTTCCACCTCGTTTTAAAGTCTGCGTGTCCAAGACTCGATCATATAGGTGCTCTCTGTGGCGCTTGAATCCACGGTAGCCCCACTCTTCATGGCCGGTCCCGGTACATGGTCGACATTGACCGGTATTTCGGTGTTCCACTGTAGCTACTCAGAAAGCATTTATATGGTGCCCCAACCGAGACTCGAACTCGGACGCTTGCGCACTGGCTTCTAAGACCAGCGTGTCTACCAATTCCACCATCGGGGCATTTGCTTTTAATTTTTTAAAGAACTATTGTACCAGTTGCCTAGTATACAACTATTATACAACATCTGATGCTGTGTGTCAACATCTTTGTGAAATATATTTGACTTATCGTGGCCGGCCATGCAGGAATCGAACCCACACCCTCTGTTTCGAAGACAGAGATGATATCCATTTCACCAATGGCCGATATTGATTGGTCCGGCTAGCAGGAATCGAACCCACATTCATGAGGTAGAAGCTCATTGTACTATCCATTGTACTATAGCCAGGTGTTTGGTGCTCTTAGAGGGAATCGAACCATCATTGCCTCCATACCAAGGAGGCATTCTACCATTAAATTATAAGAGCGTGGTACCAGCGGAGGGAATCAAACCCTCTCAAGAACGCTAATCTGGCGCTAAAAGGTTTATAAAACCTCTCTGACTGTCAAGTCTCGCTGGCATTGGTGCCCGGGATGAGATTCGAACTCACAACTAGGTGTTTTTCCTTCTTCCTTTTGAGAGAAGTGCGTCTACCAATTTCGCCACCCGGGCATAAAAGAAAAACTCCCAGGGGACACTATGTGAACAAGTCTAGGAGCCATAATTTGGAGCGGGCGAAGAGGTTCGAACTCTCGACATTTACCTTGGCAAGGTAATGCTCTACCAACTGAGCTACGCCCGCATAAAGATATTAGTAAAAGATTCACAGAGTTTTGGTTTTGCGTTAGCAGTGGCGACCCAGACTTTTCAGATCTGCTCTTTTGGTCTCGCCTAACATGGAATGCGTGATCGACTGTTGGGTCAATGCTGAAAACAATACCCAACTCTATCTGCCAATCAGTGTTATAGTCTATAACTATCCTCTTTGAACGCTTCCGGCATCCTCAAAGTTCTTGCGAAACACTATCACACCTTAAATCTTTTACTAATACAATTACTTAGTAAGTGTCAGATTGTTTACCGCACAACCTGACAAAGCGGGGGTCTGTTGAATTTGTAAGTTGTTGCGTCCCTCTCATCGCAACCATTTTCCCTTGTAATTGAGCCGGCAGGGTCAGGATAAGTTACTTGGAATACTTGTCCAGTTTAGTCGCCTCAATGGACCTAGTGGGTGTCGAACCCATCACCTTCTACTGTTTCGGTCCTTCGAAGAAACCTAGACAGCGTGACTTTCTCTTGCTAACACTTACAAAACTTGGTGCTACCTCCAGGAATCGAACCTGGTTCAACGGTTCTTCAGACCGCCGCTATGACCACATCAGCTAAAGTAGCATGTTTGGGGTGCCTTACCGGTATCGATCCGGTACTACCGCTTTCACAGAGCAGGGTGCAGGCCACTACACTAAAGACACCATTGATTGGCAGAGGGTAAAGGAATCGAACCTTTAATAGCGGAATCAAAATCCGCGGTTATACCATTTAACTAACCCCCAACAGTTTGGTGGAAGTTGACGGGATCGAACCGCCGACATTCTGCGTGTAAGGCAGACGCTCTACCAGCTGAGCTAAACTTCCAATTTGGTAGTAGAGGTGGGACTCGAACCCACGATAAACACCGTATGAAGGTGGTGCATTAGCCGCTATGCTACTCTACTGTAAAAAATTATAATAAATATTTTACTATGATTAAAAAAATCGTTTTCGCAGGATGCAGTATTACCGCTGGTACAGAGCTATGGGAAGAAAAATTCGTCCCCCAATACACCGCTATGAATGTGTTTCAAGCTGGTAAAGCTACTAGGTCTGCATCCGATGAACAAATAAACGAATATAATAAACAATATTGTTACCCATCATTGGTAGGCAATCTACTCAATGCAGAGATTGAAAATATTGCCCTACGAGGTATTTCCAATAAAGAAATAGCTATGCGAGCTATTTTAAAATTTCCTGAAAACCACTACGATGATACTGTAGCAGTGATTCAAATGACTACTCATAATCGACTACTAGTGAATTATTCAAATAACCTAGTAAACAGTGCAGTTCTACAACCAAACTGGCCGACTCATTTTTTAAATAGTAGACAAAACAATATCATGCAAGAATTCTTTCTTGAATTTTTTAACGAATCGCTTACGATGGTTGAAGACTATGTGTCTGTGCTATATGCTGTAAGACTACTTCGTTCTAAAAATATACCCTGTTATCTGTTACGTATCTCGCCTACTAAGTTAAATCAACCTTTGGAAGAACCGCACCTAAAAGGGCAAGAGGTCGATCTAATAGTGAATGAAAAAGATCCAATCTTGTTAAATGATATCCAACAGCAGTTGTTAAAAGAGTTTTATGACTTTAAACTAACTGCTAAATCTTTGGAAGAAATAACAAATGCTGACTACTTGCCCCAATGGCATTTTACGCAATCCGGACACGATCTAATAGCCAAAGATCTAGCTGAGAAGATTAAATGTTTGCATTTTTAAAATCTTTATACATCCGTTTCAAGTATAGGAAAAAGATTAAAGAGATTAAAAAACAATCTCGATTTATCTACAAGTAATACCATATAGAAACACACTAGAGTGGGATTTGAACACCACGTTCACCGACCTATTTGCCAGCGTCTTAGTCCACTAGAAGATCCAGTATGTTTTTATATGGTAGGGGCACAGAGAATCGAACTCTGATTTACGGGTTAAAAGCCCGCTACTTTAGCCGTTAAGTTATACCCCCATCATCTTATCACTCTTGTCACTGGTCATGACAGATCTCCTTTTATAAAATTAAACTGTTTCGTATCCTAGGTTTACGCTTTCGCTGTAGTACCCGTTGCTTTCTCCTAGCCATCTCACGTCCACATAGCCCTTGCGAGTAGCGAACTTGTAAAATGTCCAAGTGTAACTTTCGTATGCTTCAAAGTCAGCTGGGCTTTCACCTTCAACTTCGTCTGCTATTACTAAAGGTTCACCTTCTAGGTCGCTCAAGTCGCCCGCGATGTCTTCAATGCGCACATGTTCGCAACAATCTTGTGCATGAAAGAACACATAACGATCCACGCTGTTTTCAAACACCAACTCGTTGCCATCTGCTTTTACACTTGTAAAAGTTTTACCTACCATGTCTGCTATTTTAGCAGAGTTATTCCAGTCACTATATGACATAACATTTCCTTTGTTCTTTGTTAAAAATTGGTCCTCTCGACAAGAATCGAACTTGTAATGGCCGGTTATCAGCCGACTGTTATACCATTTAACTACAAGAGGAAAAGCTCTGACATCCCTCGGCGGTAATTATAGCACATCAGGACTAGGTCCATCACGCATGCCCTCCACCCGCTTCCCGACAGGGACCGCTATCGTGTTGCTAACGCTAGTTCGGTAAGACTAGAACCACCCTTGAGAGTCACCTCACTTCCCATCCTGCGGGTCACAGTATCCGCTAACAAAGCGGAACGTTCTTGGTACACGGTACGGGAATCGAACCCGTCTTACTGACGTGAAAGGCCAGTGTCCTAACCGATAGACGAACCGTGCATAAAATTGGTCGGAGTACAAGGATTCGAACCTTGGACCCCCTGGTCCCAAACCAGGTGCGCTACCAGACTGCGCTACACTCCGAATATACTTGGCGATCCTGCGGGGAATCGAACCCCGATATCCGACTAGACAGGCCGGTATAATAACCACTATATGACAGGACCAAATTTGGTGGAAGTGGTTGGATTCGAACCAACAATGTTTCTTATGTGGCGGATTTACAGTCCGTTGCCTTCAACCAATTCAGCGCACACTTCCAGATTTTAATTTTAACACTCTCCGTTGACTATGTCAAGCACTATTTCAGGTAGTGTTGGAAAGTGTGTATCGAAGCATTCTACATGGATGAACCCACTTGCCTCTATCGGCCCGAGAATGCTTCGATACGCTACCATTTTTAGCTCCAGAAGAGGAGTTCCATCCGATAGGCCGCCCGTTCGCCCCATGTTTTACGTGCAGGGCCCAGTCCTCGTTACTGGTATCTTCACACGTTGTACTAGTTTACACTGAACGTCGGTGCTTTCGCTAACGCTTCGTGATATTTTCTAGCACGTTCAAACTTATCTTGAATAAGTTTTTGAAGCTGTTCTTTATCCAATGTAGGACCAAAAGCAGTTTCATAAGCCTGTTCAACAATGCGTTGATTTAATTTTTCGTAATCTATCTGTTCCATTTTTCCTTTCCTAAAAACAAAAAACCCCAGGGTTTTAATCCTAGGGTCCTTGAAGTTTTGAAATGTTTCTAAGTTGTTACCTAGTCATCCCAGCCCTCCCGGACCCTTGTAATCTCTGGTGTACGATCTAATGACAGACTTCCGCCGTTAATCGCTGACCAATAAGAGGCTATAACGCCTACCTGTTTGGGCATCGTATTAAACTGATGATGTCTATTGCAAGATTGCATTTTGTTTTCTCTTTTAAACCTTTTTGTTTTTACTAGCGGAATTGCTAGTTCATGTGTTAATTATAACGCCTCTCGACGTTGTTGTCAACTACTTTGTAAATCTTTTTGTTGTTTTTGGACAACAAACTTTTTTAACGAAGCATCTCTAACACAGCTTCTATTATATATGTATTTATATCACTTGTCAAGAACCTAGTGATAATGTGGCAAAATCGCCACAATATTTTCCATTAACAAAAAAGGACCCTAAGGTCCCTTGATGTTTTTCTAATTAAAAATTAGAATGAGACCTTGATGCCTGTAGAAATTGTGTTGCCATCAAATTGGTTAACACGTGACTGGCCGAACTGATAGCGATAGTCTGCTGTCAATGCAACATTCTTAGCAACTGCATAGCTGACACCTGTGCCAACTAGACCAGCATAACCATCAGCAACATTACCATAGTTGTCCAAATATGCGGCACCAGCTTTGACTGCGAACGTTGCGGCACCGACTGAATACACATCATATGAACCAACCAGTGTCCACTTGTTTTGATCTGTACCTTTTGAGTAACGATCAAATCCAGCAGTGACACCAAACTTGTCATATTTCTGACCGATTGTGATACCTGCACCTGGACGTTGGGTTGGTGAACCGTAATCGTACGATCCGTTGACGCCAACTTCTACAGCACTGGCTGTTGCGGCCGCTAGGGCCAATAGGGTTGCGATTGCAATTTTCTTCATGTTTTACTTCCTTTTAATTAAAATGACTGTTTTTACACAGTACCCTATTATATATGCAAATTGTTTACTGGTCAATAAAAAAGGCACTCGAAAGTGCCTTTTTGGTTGTTTTGATGACAAGGTAAGTCCTACCTCGCGAGTGCAGTTTCTTAGGCTGCGATTGCAAATTCTGCATCATTAGCAGTAGCTAATGTTACAGGAACTTGGAAATACTCGAATGTATTTGCTTTTGCATTTACTTTATTTGTATTTTACGTGACCCCACGTGTTGACCTTTATCCTATCTCACCCTGTCGAAACCATGGCAGGCCCATCAAAAGCATACTATTTTAGTCTGAGCGCATCACATGCGACTTTTTAACTCAACGACCTAATATGCTTATGGTGGACCTGGCGGGAGTCGAACCCGCGTCCAGAATGCCTTACTTTAAGGCTTGTACAACAATTCTTTTGCTATTACTTGTTACGTGCTTTACGAGTTGCACGTTTGGCTCTAGCTTTGACTGATTTTACGCGACCTTGTGTCATTTTGATTTTCTCCTGACTACCCGTTTAGCCATAGCTTTTACAGTCTTTGGCCTAGGTGGTTTTTTACCTTTTAAAATTTGCGAAACTCTACGAGGACTCGGCATAGTGCTCTCCTTTGTACAGTTAGTATTATATATCCTTTCTAGCAAGATAGCAATGCATTTTGGCTAGAAATAGCATAAATACTTTTATACCGGGAGCGAATCGGAAATGGGCGAAATTTTCAAAATCATCGGGGACCTTGGGTTTCCTGTCGCGGCAGCACTAGCAGGCGGCTATTTTGTGTATCTAACGATCAAGTTGTTACTGGCAGGTGTCCTTAGTAGCGTAAAGGGCATGGCTGGTATTATCACAGCACTTGATAATCGTGTAAAAACCATGAACCATGATGTAATCCGCATTGACACTATTGTATCAAATGCTCTCGGCTTACGGCCAGATGTAGACCGTATCAGCCGTGCAGACGGCAAGAACGATGCAAGGAGAGATTAATGAGGCATTACGATTACGACTGGGACCTAGAGCCCGAGTACATCAAGTTTGACCCCGAATTAAACATAGATGCACTGGGCTGGAAACATGGCGACTGTTTCAAAGTTGTCAATCGTGACGGCCGTAGTATGCTAGTCAAGTTGGACCCAGTAGAGCAATTTGCTCGAGGACACAAGGTGAACTGCAATGAATAAACAAAAAATAAACAGAATGCCGCAAAGCATAGCAGAATTTGGTATCGATCATCAGATTTGGACTGATAGAGATTTATTAAAATTCTGTGCTATTGTGTTTGTAGTGGGATATGTATTAGGTAAGGTGCTGTAATGGATGTAGTAGATCTAGTCAACAAGTACGGATTTCCCATAGTAATGGCTGTGGGAATGGGTTTCATTATCAAGTATGTGTGGGAATGGGCAACCAAAGAAATCAAGCCTGTTATCAACGATGCCAACACTGTGCTTATCGCACTGATAGATCGTGTACGCATGTTGGACAATGACCTAATTCGTTTGAATCAAAAAGTCAACACAGTGCTGACCATTCGTGGCAAGATGATCGAATCAGATCGTGTTATGGAAACTGCCATAGTGGAAGCACAAGCCAACGTCAAGTTCCATGATGCCATGGACGAAGCTGACAATATCAAAAATAAAAAATAAAAAGAATTCACCTTAGGACCGGTACTAGTTACCGAATGTGAATAGGCGGCCACTGCCTTGGGAAAACTGATTCGCTACCGGCAATCCCTAAAGTGTGGCCTTTTCTTGAATAAATAGCTGTATGAAAGTTAAAGAAATCCTAGAAGGTCTAACTCCCAAAAATATACACACCCTGGCCGATGCCAAAGGTGTAAAATGGGATGACAAGCCCAGCTTTCTTGCTCTCACCAAAAGGTTGACGGGTAAAGAACATTTAGACGACTTGAATCAAGCACAACTACTCAAAGTCAAACGGTATCTAGAAAAACAAGATGTAGATGAAGGACTCATGAGTTTCTTGTCAAAGCCTGTGGTCAAAACTGCAACAAAACCTACTAGTAGTTTATCAACAATGCGAGCGGCTGTGGCTGCAGATAAAGCTGCCTTGGACACAGTTCCCCCGCCACACATAAGAATGTACTTACAGCGTATTAAAGATGCCAACGCTAAAGGACAACAACCCCAATTTAGTGCAAGCGAATATGCTGCCTTGGAACAATGGATTAAACAACAACAAGCATACGGATCGTTGCCGGAAAACTTTGCTGACGGACGCAATCCCCAAGACAAAGGTGATGCCAAACGCCATGGTATCAATACCAAAGCCAGTGTCAGTAGTCTGCGCAAAACTGCCAAGCAAGGCGGACGCAAAGGACAGTTAGCACATTGGTTAGCCAATATGAAAGCTGGTAGGAAGAAACATGCGGGCAAGTGAATTTACTAACGAAGCAAAAAAATATTATTTTGCCGGAGCAAAAGTTGGGCAAAAAGCAGGTATTGCCGGGCAACTGCGTGGCACTGCTAAACCGCGTAAAGATGGCAAACAACCTGCATTTAATAAACTGGTTGGCGGCTCCTAAGATAAGTATATAATGAACATAATTATATACACACTTGTAGTCACACACATCACTATCGTTTCCGTTACTTTGTTTTTACACAGAGGCCAAGCGCACAAGGGAATCGCATTCAACCCGATACTAAGCCATTTCATGCGAGCATGGCTATGGCTTACAACTGGTATGGTAACCAAACAATGGGTGGCTATACATCGTAAGCATCATGCATTTAGTGATAATGCGGGTGATCCGCATAGCCCGCACGTATACGGCATCGCTCGTGTATTTTTCAAAGGTGCAGGCCTTTATCATCTAGCAAGTAAAGACACAGACATGGTCAACAAGTTTGGAGTAGGTACTCCTGACGATTGGATTGAGCGTAACATTTATACACCCCATAGCCGCCTCGGTATTCTTCTAATGCTGATCATAGATCTATTGTTCTTTGGACCGTGGGGATTTGTAGTGTGGGGTGTGCAAATGATATGGATTCCATTTTGGGCCGCTGGAGTTATCAACGGTATAGGACATTGGTATGGTTACAAGAACGGAACTACTCGTGATAGTAGTCGCAACATTGTTCCTTGGGGCATTGTGGTGGGCGGTGAAGAACTTCATAATAACCATCATCTTAATCCAGCAAGCGTTAAACTGAGTCGCCGCTGGTTTGAATTTGATATTGGTTATATGTGGCTGAGACTTTTTAGTTTATTAGGACTTGCAAAACTTATTTCTCGTGAGCAATAAACTCACCGTTCCAATCATCGCCTAGATCTTGCTGTTTCATAAACGCACAGCGTTCAATCCACATTTTGTAGTACTTGTCCATTTGTCCGCTAAACTTGCCTTTCAATTCTCCACACAATATAGCAGCCGCATCAAATTGTTTTTCTTTGTACAGGATATGCATCTTATTGTGTGTGGCAAGTTCTTTACTGTAGTCGTTGCCTTTGGTTCGTAATGCTGTATAGATAGCATCTGCTACAGTTTTACCTTTTGGTTGTAAGTTATCCAAATACAAGTAGAAGAAATCATCCTTAGTACGGTTGTATGTTTCAGCACCAATAATACACAATACACCATATGCTTTACAACGTGCTTCTAGTCGTGCCGCAGTTGAAACCATGTCACCCAAGATGTCATAGCTGTGTCGTTCTGTTGAACCCATCTCACCGATAAAGCCAATACCTGAGTTACAACCCCAACCCATTGCGGCTGGTGGCAATCCTTGTGCTTCCATAATGTTAGTATACTCGTCTACTTTGTCTAGCATTTCAAGTCCAACAGCAACTATTGTTCTAGCGTGATTAGGATCTTCAATAGGGGCACCGTGTATGTGCATACTTGCATCGCCTACGTACTTGATAATCATTCCATTATTATCTAGCATGGGACGACTAATGCTGTCCATGTATCCGTTCATATACTTGCCCAAGCCAGCAACATCATCTCCGTAATGTTCACCAATAGGAGTAAAGCCACGTAGATCACTGAACATGACACTTACGTCTTTACGTACACCACGCTTGATCAAGTCTGGATCTTTTTGTAGTAGTTCGACTACTTCCTTACTGCAATAGCCAGCAAACTGTTTCTTGATTGCTTGTTTCTGTAAGTATTCACTTACAAACTTAACACCATAAGCGTGAAGCATAACCAAAACAAGGCCCCCGACCGGAACAGTCGCATCCACGAGTTGTAAGCCACTGCTATATGCGAGTCCACATAGAGGAATAATAGAGCCAATAATAACAACACCTGCGCCAATACCAACATAAGTCCACCTTGTTAAAAATAATAATAAAATACCTGCGGTCAATAAGCCCAATATTTCTGCACCGTCTGCCCAATCAGGCCGTTGTATAACAACTCCATTCATCATTGTGCCAATAACAGCGGCTTGTACATCATGAGGCCATATTGCGCCTTTGCTAGTTGGTAACGGATTACCGATACCTGCGGCTGTAGGTCCTACTATAACAACAGCACCTTCTAAATCTTTGGGTAAGTTAATCAAACTAAAACTACGATTTTGTTGACTCCAATCAATCCAAACACGCCCCAGATTATCTGTAGTCACAGGCCCAAACTTGGGGATACGCATTTTCTCAACGCCACCTTCAAACAACTTAACTTGGAATGTTGTGTCACCTGCGGCCACACGCAGAGTTTCTAAACTCATTGATGGATAAAGTTTGCCGTCAACTGACACAATCAAAGGCATACGACGATTGACACCATCTATCTCTGGTAGCGTGTTTACAATACCAACACCGGCCGCACTATTTTCTAAACTTGAGATGTTGGCAACAAGTCCAGGATACTGAACAATTTGATCTAACCATTCTGGTGCTAGTACAGCACTGCCTGGAACACGTGGTGTATTCTTTGTTTGATTACTGGGAACGCTAGGAAGTATTACCGGATAATGTTTAAGAGTGGAGGCCAGATCCCTATCTCCACCAGTACGATCACGCTCAGCCATGAGCACGTTAAGCACAACAAGGCCAGCATTACGATGATAAAGGTCTTCAATAATTTCAGCATAGTTAACCCTTGGTAGTGGCCATTGGCCGTATTTGTCTAGACTAGCTTCGTCTATGTTGACCGTGATAATATTATTAAATGTTGGTTCTTTGTTTACAATTAATGTATCAAAATAGCGTAGTCGTACGCTTTCAACAAATGAGGGATCTGCAATGCGTATGCCCACTACCAACACTAGAGTCAGCAGTGCAGTCCACGGGCTTAGGATGAGTTTCTTTAACATCCAGTATTTATCTGGATTTTTCCACTAGGTTGTCACGGAATATTTGCCAAGCCTTTTCCCAAGTCCAACGTTGACTACCCATTTCAACATAACCTCTGTTTAATTGTAAACAACCTGTAACAGCATCCTCTAGACTTTCATTCATAAATCCAGTTACGCCTTGATCAATAACATCTTCCGGACCTTGACATGGAAACGCGGCTACGGGAGTTCCGCAGGCCATTGCTTCTATCATTACAATACCAAATGTTTCCCATTGACTAGGAAATACAAACACTTCAGCGTTGGCATAGTATCGAGCTAAATCTACACCTGTTTTAAATCCTGTAAAATGTACATCGGGATATTTTTTCTTGTAAGTTTCTAGCATAGGTCCATCGCCTACCATTATTTTTAAATAGCCAGGATAGTCTAGCTCAAAAAACTTTTCTAAATTCTTTTCCTTACTCACACGGCTAACACACAGCAAATATTTTGCTAGAACTTCTTCTCTAAGTGCTGGAGTAAAGATTGTACGATCAACCCCACGAGTCCATGGAATAACTTCGCCATCAAATCCATGTGCCTTTAATTCCTTAACCATTGAGTCTGTAGTTGTTAAAACTTTGCCACTATGCTTATGAAACCAGCGTACAAATCTCCAGGTAAGTGACTCAGGTACGCCAAATAGCTTTCGGAGCCCTTCAGGAAACTTAGTGTGATAAGCGGTATTGTGGCGAATATTACCCAATGAAAGATATGCTCGAGCCCACAAACCCAAAGGACCCTCTGTGGCGATATGGATATAATCCGGAGATATCTCCTCAATCTTCTTGCCGAGGTTCCGGGGATAGGCAATCTTGACTTCGTTGTAGCCAGGACAATCAATGTAGCGGAACCACCCGGGATCCAACACCACAACGTTATAACCGTCACGAACAGCACACGTCTCAATATTTTTGTAAGTCGTAACAACACCATTGATCTGGTCCTTTAGATTATCTGTGATAATTAAAATAGTTTTTGTCATTGAATCCTAAACTTTACGTATTCTGTTATAGCATCTGCTACATCTACATTGCAATAAGTTTCAAATCCTTTGAATCCGGGATTGCTATTAACTTCGCATATACTAAAACTTCCTTTGTTGAATAGCAAGTCAACTCCTGCAATATCTAACCCCAATATCTTAGCACTTTCTCTGCTGAGAAAATCTATCTCTTCAGTAACTTTAAATGGTTCACCATATCCGCCTTGGCTAATGTTGGCACGAAAATCGTTGTTACTGATGCGACGCATGGCGCCTATTACCTTGCCGCCTACTACAAGTACACGTAAATCTTCCCCAACTCTCTCGTTTAGATATTCCTGTACAATCAAAGTTTTTTTGTTGCCGAGGCCAATTGCAATGCCCATTAATTTTTTAAATTCTTTTCTAGTATCGCACAGGTAAACTCCATTACCTTGACTCCCTGTAACTACTTTGACAACACAAGGAAATCCAATTTCCTTTTCAACTAGATCGTAGTCTACAGGAAATCTAAACATCATTGTTCTGGGAACATGTAGGCCGTTGTTTGCCAATATTTGATTGGTGCGCAGTTTGTCGCGGGCTATTTCAATACTGCCAGCTGTATTGATCACAGGAACAAGAGCTTGTTCAAATTCTCTGAGCAGTGCAAGATTAAAACTATTTTCACCAGCGCCTGAACGAGTCAAGACCAATTCGGGCCAGGGGAAATCTTTGCCCAAATGTTTGACACTTTGACTTACTACGCTAGTGAGTACAATGTCAAATTTGCTAGGATGGCTGATCAACACATCCATTTTCTTCTCAGCAAAGCTATGCTCTAGCCTCTTGCGCTCATATCCGGACTTTTGTTTAGTCAGTAGTAGTACGGTCATTTTCTTGTGTCCATGTAACAATTTCCCAGGTGCCGTCGTGATGTTCTACTAATGCTGTACAACTTTCTACCCAGTCACCGTCATTCATGTAAGTAACACCGTCTATTTGTTTGATTTCTGCGTGATGTATATGTCCGCATATCACGCCATCATAGCCACGTTTCTTACAGTAGCCCGCTAAATTACGTTCAAATTGAAACATAAAGTCCGATGCCTTCTTGACTTTATGCTTTAGATATTTACTCAAACTCCAGTAACCGAAGCCTAATTTGTGGCGAACCCAGTTGAATCTACTGTTCCAATCTAGCACAAGATCGTATAATTTATCACCTAAAAACGCCAGCCATGGCGCGAGTCGGGTAATTCCGTCGAACAAATCTCCGTGTGTAACAAGATAATGCTTGCCGTCTGCGCCTATGTGTTCGGTTTGATTGTGTATTTCTACAAGTCCAAAGCTAAATCCATATGGTATCATCGGGCGCAGGAATTCGTCATGATTTCCAGCCACGTATACAACCCTAGTGCCACGTTTAGCGTGACCAAGAACCCTACGAACGACATTGGTATGCGCCTGTTTCCATCGCCATTTGTTTTGTTGGATTTTCCACGCATCAATGATATCTCCTACAAGATACAATGTTTCGCAGGTGTTGTGTTTGAGAAAGTTGTTGAGTTTGCCAGCTTGGCAGTCGCGTGTGCCTAAGTGTACATCGGAAATAAAAATACTGCGATAAGTTTTCGGTGTCATACCATATTTATCGCAGTATTGAGTTACTGTTGTTACAAGAATGTTACAATTATCTTACTGATTCTGTGTGCTTGTGTTTTAAACTTTTCTTTAACAACTTAAACCAAAACTCTTTAACTTTCTTTAAATTATGCTCAACTTCGGCTTTGTTAAGTTTCATTACTAATTTTTTAACTTTCATACCAGACTCCTTCAGGGGTAAAAAAGGACCAAAATGGTCCAGTGCTGATTACGGGTTCCAGCGACACCCTATTTTGTGCCCGTACTTTATTTATCTCTTAAAACTTAGTATAGCTCCATCCTGACCCACACGGATTGCATTGTATGTTCATACCTGCTTGATCCGGTTGTGTAGGATTAGTTTGATTGATAGTAACACCGGCACCTGTAGCACCATTAAAATATAAATTGAATGTTTTGTCGGCGCCTGTTCCGCCCGTTTGTGTTGCTGTTACAGTATTGCCATTGTTAGTAGCATTGTTTGGATTGGTAACTGTAAGAGTATGATTGCCTGCGCCTTGCTGTGTTACTGTAACATTATTACCCGATCCGATCATGTTTTGTATACTAGCATTATGATTACCTGTGCCATCTTGTTGTATATTAAATGTGTTATTAATTCCTGATTTTAGTTCTATACTTGCAGTCTTATTATTACCCTGTTGTGTTATGGCAAACACATTATAATCAACAGCACTAGTAGATCCAGCTGTTACACTGGCAGTATTGCCACTGCCATCTTGAACTATTGTAGTCGTGTTGCCGCTACCTATTTGATCGATGATAATAGTATTATCGGCAGCCTTAGTGTTTGAACATTGCAAACCGGCCATAGATATGACTATCGCAACTATTAAGAATTTCATTTGCCAAATACCTTAGATATTATCCACACTATAGGAAACCAAGCTAACAAATATATAGGAGCTATTATCATACCTTTGATTAAGTTATCACGAGCTATCGCTTCTTTTTCTTTTTGTCTGCGTCTTTGCGATTCAACGTAACTGGAATTTGATTGTCTTATCATCTCTGTATCAGCGTTATAACTGTGCTGCCTCCGCTATTAACTCTATTCTTAATAGTATCCATGGCACCTTGTGTCATGTAGATCGTGGTATTTTGACTTGTAGGAGTAGTTACACTCATCACATTACTGCCATCATCCCTGCTCAGTGTGATCTTGGGTTCTTGTATGTCTACCACAATCCCGGTTAGAGCATTGTAATCTGGAAGTAATCTATTACTTGTAGTATTTAATAAATTCATCTGTGCCTTCATCATACTATCGATAATGTCTAGTATATTTGCAAGAAAGTTCTGATCAAGGAAATTACGTGCTAGTTTGTCTTGGTATACTTCTTGCTGTTGCTGATCCAACACATTAGCAAGCCCTTGTTCTTTGAGAAAATTCATGTCTAATGCATTTTTCATTTCAAATTTTGTGTTAGTTTTTTGCTGATCTTGATTTAATTCTTTAGGAGGAGCAACAATCATCATGTTGTTGATGGCACCTTCGCTAAGTTTTAATATGACAGGCGGGCTAGGAGGTGTGCCTCTATTATCTACTCTAGTAGCTTGAAACGCCTGATTTAATACGACTTGGCCAGCATCACTTTCAACAATAATCTCTCCAACTTTGCAGTTTGTTTCAATATCGCTAACAGTACGAGTTAGTCTATCACTGGGACAGCTGGGTAATAGAATAAATGTACTACGACCCAGTTCATCTACTGTAGCAGTAAAGTCTGTACCACGCACACTGACAGTGGCACTTGGTGTAGTGATACCCACATTCTGCGGATTATTTTTGGCTATCTGTCCTGATGCATAGCGCACAGTGCCCAACGCCATATTAAGAGATAGTTTACCTGCGCCTTTCTTGGCATCGTATACAAAGTCATCAATGACTAGTTTGCTGTTTTCATTTACTTGTACTTTGGTCTGATCTTCGAATGTTATCCCAACCTTGCCCTGAGTTGTGCGAACAGTATCGTTCATCTCCATACCAGTGCCTTTGGTTCCAACTATATTTTGAGTTTTGCGTGTTACTGTTGGTGCCGCGTTCACTTGTTCAGTTATGGTGCCAATAGCCGCGTAGCTCTGTGAGATTGCTAACAGAGCTACAACGCCTATTAAAAATTTAACCATGTTAACGAGATAGCGGAGTTAACAAATTACTGCCAGCGCCTTGACTAATGTTAACAGTGTTACTTGCGCCGCTAATTTTTACATTAGCATCTTGGCCGGTGCCGCCTTGGTTAATATTAACACTATTACTAGCACCTGTAATTCCTAAATTAGCCAAGTTACTTGTACCATTTTGTTGAATTAACACAGTGTTGTCATCGCCTGCTAACGCACCGGATGTGTATCCGCCAACTGTAACAGTATTCAAACTACCAACTTGTGTTACACCAAAATAGTTACCTGTACTACTTGCATTGATTCCAATGGCATTACTGCCGCTACCTGATTGATCAAGTACTGCTTGGTTTGAGCCGCCGGTACCGCTAAAACTGACATTGGCTGTGTTACTGCTTCCACGCATTTTAGAATACACATCGTCACTTGGTCCTGCTGTGGTAGCACTTATACTATTGCCCGTACCTGTGACATCGGCTTCAAATTTAGAGCTGTTGCCAGTTTGTAACACATTAATACTGGTCTTGCTTGCATTTGATTGAGTACCACCTGCATTAACATTGAATATGGCTGTTGATCCGGTTACTCCACTGGTACCTGTAGAATATGTAATATCGGTAGATATACCACTTGTTACTGATGCCGATACTCCTAACGATACTGTGTTGCCCGATCCAACTTGTGTTATTGCAATATTAGCACCATCGGCATTAATTATAGCCGCATCTGTTCTGTTGCTTGTCAATGCTTTAACTGTATTACCTGCACCATCCTGAGTAATATTAATCACAGCATTACTCCCCGTCTGATCGATGTAGATACTGTTGTCAACAGCATAGCCCAATGGTGGCATTGCAGACACCATAAGAATTGTAAGTAATTTTCGCGACAACTTACCAGCGCCTTTTAAACTTGATGTTTTCATCATCATTACTTGATTTGGGTTGGAACACCTTGTTTGTAACTGTTTACAAACGCTTAGTTTATCCCCTCATCGCTCCTTGGAACTCTGTTCCTTTAGTACTACTGTTCTCGCTACATCTTTTTCCTTTGTAAAATATTTACTACATTGTTGACTTTAATTTAGTACTGCTGTTATTTTTTCGTTACATCTAAGGTGTAAAAAAATCAACACTGTTAAAAAAACAACACCTTATTTTACTTCCTCTAACTGCTCTGTACGAATCCATCCGCCCCTTGATTCACTGTCTGTTACTCTAAACCAGCCTTCACTTCCAGGCTGTCTTACATCTACCACTGTGCCTTTCTTGAACTGCCACTTCTTAACGCTTGTATAATCCTGCTCCGAATACAAATAAGAATCTTCTTTCAATTTACGTTTGCCAAATAACGATCTAGCAGTATCTTGTGCTATTTTTGTTTCGTTGGGTTTGACATTGTCTTTCTTTACTTCAGCTTTCTTTTCTTCAACCTTTACTTCTGCGGGGGCACTGGGTATGGTTTCTGTTTTTGTTTCGGGCACGGCCTGCGGTTGAACCACGACATCTTTCTTCTCCTCTACTTCTTTCTTAATCTCGCTACTGATTACTGGAGCTTTCTTTTCAACTACAGGTGCTGGTAAAACTACCGGAGTGTCCGGCTTGTATTCCCATATGCCTTTTCTTGCTCCTTCTTTGATCAACTCAACTACAGCCATCTCTGTTGCGGCCTTGACTGCATAGGTTCCTGGCTCGTTGATTGTTAGACCCATCTCTGCTTCAAATGCCTGTGTGCCCTGATCAAAGAACTTCAATGCTGTTGCACTATCTGCTGTTGATAAAATAGTTTTTTGTACAGTAACCACAGCTAACACCTTACCTGTATTGACACTGACAGCACGTAAACTAATGGTCACTGTGTCTGTTGACCACTGTGTTTGTTTGCCAATACCAAATATACGCATGCCAGCGCCGCCGCTGGTAGATGTAGCATCATATCCTACAATACCGCCCTCCATGATTATACCTGCAAATTGCATAGGCATCAAAGGTTTGGCATTGGCACCTTCGTATGCTTCGCGCATCTGTCTAATGATGGTACGTTCTTTAGTGAGGTTATCAATACCCACACGTTCCACTACTTCAAACCAGCGACCTTGTCCAACACCTTGCAAGGCCTGTATCAAGAATGTTTCAGCGCCTTGTGTAACTGCTGTACTCAAACTGGCCACATTTGGTTGTGGTCTACGTTGTCCTGTTTTATCTGTAAATCCATAAACTGCAACACTGACAGGTTTGCCGTTAGCTGGCGCAGGCATATTATCAAATTCTTTTTTGATATTAACACGTTGAGTTGTCAATGTGGGATCTACTTCAGTCAACCCTGTGCTTTGGATCACTGCACATCCACTCAGCATCACAACAATAAGTGCAAGTAGAATCTTTTTCATATTATTGGAATTGGAATTGACTTAGAGGAATTACTACAGTGGTCTGATTTCCAGTGACATCGGTGACTGTCATTGTTACGGCCGTGCCATCCTTTGACCAGAATATAGTATTACCCTCAAAGTTTAATGTGCCGCTGTTAGTGCCGCCATTGGCAAACATGGCAGTGGCTAAATTTTGACTGATCTGTGCATAGATACGACTTTCCAAGTTGTTTAGAAACTTAGATATGTTGGTGTTAGCCGCGTCAGCTTTGGCTTTGTCTAATGCGGCTTGTATATCTTTCTTAACTTGTACCTGTCGAGTGAATTCTTGATTTTCGATAGTAAGCACGTGAGAACTGTAACCTACACCGTTAAAGCTAGGGCTTTTGAATTGATAGTCGCCTATGGGTGCAGAAACACACACAATAGGCATTAAGGATAGCAATAGTATCGCCAATTTAGACATGGTCTTCGCTCCCACTAGGTCTTATTATTATTTAAGCCGTGAGAACAGAGAATTATACTAGTGTATTATATACGCAGATTACTAATATATTAAAATAGTTTGCGGAGAAGACTGTCAACTTCTGCAAGAGCTTGTCTGTGTTCAGAAATTGATTCAGTTTTTTTCTTTTTTGGAACTTTGGCTATTATTTTTTTAAATGTTGCCAATGCGCTAGGGTTTGGTCTAAAATCAATTATAGACGAAATAGTTATATTTTCTTCTAAGCTAGCTATTAGATCCTGCATAGTAGCTGGATCGTTGACAACAGAGTAACTTAGTGTTGGAATATTTAACAGTAATAATGATTGGTGTTTGTTAATTAATTGATAATGCGCAGCCGCCAGTACTGCCACATGTGCGCTGGTTGTTTTGTAATCAATTTTGCCATTTTTAGGAATAGATTCTACAATGTTATTGATATACTGAAGCATACTGGGCTCTGGTGCAACAGCTAGATACATTTCTTTGAACATTTTTTGTACACTACCAGCCCTTTTCGCATTCATTGGCATAAAGACTGTTTCATTAAGAGCTGAAATATTCTTATCGCCCAGTGCAGGAACTACATGACTCTGTCCTAATACCTCATTGGTCCAGAACTCCATTATCTCTTTTGCTTTGCGTACATCAAGTTTCCCACAACTGAGTACAAAATCACTAACTCCTGTACCGCCTTTTTGTGCATAATCTTCTTTAGGACTATCAGATGCTTTTACTTCGATTTTGAGAGATGGTCCATCTGGTCTTACTATCCCAATGTCTCCCGGATGGATCTTTTCAGTATTTTTACCCGCTAGCACCAGCATCCATTCACCTTGACCAGATGCGGAGTTTCCTGATCCGGGATTTATTTTACCAAGATCGATTAATAAATTAAAATATGGACTGCTTGAAGGAACCAACGTACCATCGCCGCCATTGGCAACTATAGTAGGTAAATCAATTGGCTTGGTACTGTCATCTGCACAATCATCTAGAAATTGATAAATTAGTTGATGGCCTATTCCACGTTCCTTACCGTTAAACCATGCAGTTGCCAATGCCGAACCTACAGCTTTTTTTACCTTTAGATCGGTCAGTTGCGAAAGTTTTTTTACTCTAGCAGTAATATTTTTTTCTACTTCGTCTCGAGTAACATCCGGATTTGTTCTGCTGTCTATTTCATTTTTTAAATTAGCTATGGCCGATGCAAATTCATTAGCGTCATCAATCAACCCTTGAGCAATCAGCAGGTCATGGTATTTTTTGAATTTGTTTAATTCCTGTTCAAGTGTTAAGATAGCAGTATCGTCATTTTCATACAAAGGTTGCTCTGGGTGTTGTTCTGGGCCGTTTGGTTGTCCTGGATACGAGTCTGTTGCATCATCATATTCTTGATCTAGTTCAGGTTCTAGTTCTTGTTCAGGTTGTTGTTGGGGCTGGGGTTGCAGTTGGGGATTAACTGCAGGCGTTGGTTCAGTCTGTAAGACTTGCTCAATTTGATCTGTCATATCAGTAATCGTCTGAAGAACTTCACGAGCTATTTCGGGATTATCTTCAACAGAATGAATAATAGATTGCAAATCAGAATTAATATCAGTAGATTCGTTTAAAATGTCAATTACACGCATAGTGTAATATTTATACTATTTCAGGGAACAGGCATTCCTGTATGAAATGTTCAACATCTTCTTCGCTTAGACCTAAACTGACCATTACACGGGGTGTATGCGGGTTACACTTTTGATTCTGTGCATAGTAATTTTGTGCTTCTGTAGTGTTTTCAGCAGTATTGTTAGTTTCTGCTACTGTGCTCAGATAGTGTGCTACTGTAGTTCTAGCTAGGTCGGTAATCTGTTCTAGCTCTGTTTCGTCTTGTACATTGCCCGCGGCTACCATACTTTTACTGAATATATTAGTAGCCCATTCAGGTAAAGCACGTTCTTTGCGCCATTCCAGTTTGGCTACTTCTCCTGCAAACCATTGCATCATTGGATGGTCAGCATCGCCTGCTTTAGAGTAATCATGAAAACAGCCAGTTATCTTGTTCTTGCCAGCTATGACATCAAAGCCGTAAATTGGAGCAGGATTATGTGTATGTGGAAAGATGCAACAGTGCATCATCCAAAGGCCTTTAGTATCTCTCGCGTCAACCACATCAACGTGAGCACGGCGATAGAGATCACTAGTCCATACCCTATTAACCCAGCCAGGTTGGTTAAAACGATCCATTCCAGGCTCGAAAACTTCAGTGCCAGTGCGCTCAAAATTATCCTCTAAAAGTTGTTGGATATCTATTAGTGTATCCCAAACTTTACTCATCTTTGTATTCGACTAATTCCAACATTTCTTTAAATGTCTCTGTAGCAAAGTCAAAACACAGTTTAGCTTCGTCAGCCATATCGTCACTGATTTTTTCACGTATCATTGTTTTGAGTTTTTCAGGATCTTCAAATTGATACATTCGACCAGCACCTGGAACTTTCTTAGCTATCATCTGCCCGCCTGCTAGATCTCCCATATGGCGCACATATATATGTGCCATCAGTTTTTTAGGATCATCCTTGATACTCAAGATATGTTTACAATAGTTATCTGTGGTTTTTAAAATGTGCGGTTTACCGTCTGTTTCATCATCCCACAGTTCCTCATAGTCTGCTAGAATATGGGGGGCACGACGAACATCGGGCATGCCGGACAGCAGTCCAGGATGCATCATGGCACACACTTCTACTATTTCATACTGCGGATGTTGATTTTTTAAAAATACTGCATACAGTTTGGGATTGATATTGCCACTGAACAGTATTTTAACAAATTCTTGACGCTCTGCATTAGTATGTGCGTCTTTGGTCAATTCTCTAAGGCTCATTCTTCCTCCAGCTTTATCTGCAGAGGATGGCCGTCTTGTCTACTTTGATTGGTAGCTTCAACTGCTTTGGCTTCTGCTATTTCAAAACTATAGATTCCAGCTACGCCGGAGCCAGTTTCGTGTACTTGGAGCATGACATCTTTGGCACTGTCAACTGTATGCTTGAATATATCTACTAGTAGAACAATAACAAACTCCATAGGAGTAGAATCGTCATTTAACAAGATGACTTTCCAACGTCGGGGTTCGGTAGCACGTATCTTGATCTTCTCATCGATCATTACATCTGTATTTGACATTCTAGCTCTTTCTATTAAGAGGGGGAGTTTCCTCCCCCGTTGATTATTTAATTACAATTTGTCGAGGCTTCAGTGCTTCTGGCATGATGCGGTCAATTTGAATGACCAACATACCGTCTTTGACTTCGGCATCTTTAACTTCCATGTATTCAGCCAGTGTCCATGTCTGTTCGAAGTTTCGGCTAGCTAGTCCGCGATGTAAGTATTCCTTACCTTCGGTTACTACTTCACCCTGAACACCACGAACAATCAATTGATCCTGGTCAACTTCTACTGTGATTTCTTCTTTGCTGAAACCTGCCACTGCTACTTCAATAGCATATTCACTGTCACTATACTTCACAATGTTGTGTGGAGGATAGTTACTGTTTGCTTGTTGCAATCTTTGGTTAAAGATTTGATCAAAGCCAATTAAGGCTCTACTTAGATTGGCGAAGTCTGCTGGACTCACCGCTTTTAATTGCATTGTTGCCATTTTTAATCTCCTTATATTAAGCAAGAATGTGTAGGACCCCGAAGGCGTCCTACAATTACATTATATTACTTCTTTTCTTCTTTGTCAACTTCTGTGAAGCTAGCATCAACCGTTTGCTCTTGAGCTGATTGGCTTTGAGCTGGGGTTTCGTCTGTCGTTGATTCAGCGGCTTGTTTTTTAGTCATAACCGGACCAGCGGCTTCAAAGAAAGTCTGTACTGATTTGTCAATCGCCTCTTTGTCTTCACCAGCACAAGCAGTTTCCACTGCTTTTACTGCTTCGTCAAATTTGGTTCTTTCTTCCTCAGTCAATTGATCTTTATACGTTTCATAGTCTTTCTTGATACTGTGTGTAGTACCTTCAGCTTGATTACGTGCTCCGATCAATTCTGCTGCCTTCTTGTCTGATTCGGCATTTTCTTCAGCTTCACGAACCATACGTTGGATTTCAGCTTCAGTTAGTCCGGAATCAGACTTGATAGTTATCTTGTTTTCTTTGCCAGTGGTTTTATTTTTGGCACTTACATTCAAGATACCGTTTGCATCTAAATCTAGTGTGACTTCAATCTGTGGCATACCGCGTGGTGCAGGGTCAATACCCTCTAGATTGAACTCACCTAGCATCTTATTATACTTAAACAACTCACGCTCGCCCTGTGCAACTTTGATTGTCACAGCTGGTTGATTGTCTTCTGCTGTTGAGAATGTTTGTGAGTGTTTGGTTGGTATAGTTGTATTTTTGCTGATCAGCTTGGTAAACACTCCGCCCATTGTTTCAATACCCAATGTCAATGGAGTCACGTCCAACAACAGCACGTCTGTCTTGTCGCCTGCTAGAACAGCGCCTTGTACTGCGGCACCTGCGGCCACTGCTTCGTCTGGGTTGACATCTTTGCGTGGTGCCTTGCCAAACAGTTTCTCAACTGCTTCTTGCACTTTGGGCATACGTGTTTGGCCGCCAACTAGGATAACTTCGTCGATATCTACGGCTGTAACTTTGGCATCATTCATAGCAATCTTACATGGCTCAATTGAACGCTCGATCAGTTTCTCAACCATTTGCTCAAACTTGGCACGGCTGATAGTCACATTCATGTGCTTTGGACCACTGGCATCTGCTGTGATGTATGGCAAGTTAACAGTTGTACTTGCGGCACTAGACAATTCAATCTTGGCCTTTTCAGCAGACTCTTTCAAACGCTGTAAAGCCAGCACGTCTTGCTTTAGGTCAATACCATTGTCTTTCTTAAACTCTGCTACCAAATGATCCATAAGAACTTGGTCAAAGTCTTCACCACCTAGGAATGTGTCACCGTTTGTACTCAACACTTCAATTTGCTTGTCGCCGTCAATGTTGGCAATTTCAATAATGGAGATGTCAAATGTACCACCACCCAAGTCATACACAGCGATCTTACGATCTTTCTTGTCTTGCTTGTCTACACCATATGCCAATGCGGCCGCTGTTGGCTCATTGATGATACGTAGAACTTCTAGTCCAGCGATACGTCCTGCGTCTTTGGTTGCTTGACGTTGGCTGTCGTTGAAGTAAGCAGGCACAGTGATAACTGCCTGTGTAACTTCTTTACCCAGATAGTCTTCTGCTGTCTTTTTCATTTTACGTAGCACTTCAGCTGACACCTGCTGTGGAGCAAGTTTCTCGCCGTTGGCTTCAATCCAAGCGTCACCGTTGTCAGCTTTGATAATTGAATAAGGCATCAAGTCGATGTCTTTTTGTACTTCTTTCTCGTCAAACTTGCGACCAATAAGGCGCTTGCTGGCGTAGATTGTATTCTTTGGGTTTGTGACTGCTTGTCGTTTTGCTGTTGCACCTACTAGGATCTCGTCCTTGGTATATGCAATGATTGATGGTGTTGTTCTCGCACCTTCGCTGTTTTCAATTACTTTGGCAACTCCGTTTTCCAGGATTGCCACACAGCTATTTGTTGTACCTAAATCGATACCGATGATTTTGCTCATAATTTTCTCCTTTAATTAAGCAAGTAAATTTGGACTCTATGTCCGTGTACTTAAACCCTTACGGCATTTTAGCACGTAAATATTTATCTCAGTCAGACTTTTTCCTTGAAAATATTTGACCAAATTTTAAGTTTTTCTCGTTTAGCCTCTGCGGCTTTTTCAATGTTGGCAAAGCTAACAATGTCAAGCTCTTGTAGAATATCTACCATTGCTTGTAAATCGCCTAGTTCTTCTTCCAAGTGTTCCCTGTTGGTTTTAGGTTTTCCTGGCTTGAGATTATCGAGCCCAAAACGGCTGATTTTACTAACCGCTTGTATTACCTCGGCACATTCTTCTTGTAGAATGTCCATTACTTCTTTAGTTTGACTGTCCATTTTTACCTCTGATTAATAAACGGTTGTAGCATCTTACCTTCATATGTAGTCGAAGTGCGTAGAGTATTGTAGACATTCTGAATACCCACTGCTTGATTCCATGCATCTTCTAGCGCATGGTGAGCTGTAATAGGAGGACGCTGAGGATTGATGCCTAGATCAAAAGCAGTGCGTACATCACGTACTTCCCAAAACTTCCATGGGCAAGCTCGATTGATTTTACGGAACACATGTTCGCAGATCACAATATCAAAACATGAACCGTTTGACCATACACGTTTTGCGCCCCAACAGAATTTATACAGTTGCGCAAACGCTTCTTCAATATCAATTCTTCCTTCGGGATCAAAAGCCGCTTCTTGGGCTTCCTTGCTTTGACTTGCCCACCATTCTATTGTGTCATCGCTAGTGGTAAGACCGATCCTATCACACGAATCAACATCTACTTTACAGTAGAAGCTTTTCATTGCAGGTTCTTTTAATTCTAATCCAAACGGATCAAATTTAACAGCACCTATAGTTAGGATGGTTGCGTCTGGAGTTGTATTTAGAGTCTCCAAATCTATCATAATGTCAGTAAGCATACCTTATTATAACAGATTTAGATCAGTGTGTCAATACATTTTTTTGGGTAATTGCTGATCTTTCAGCTTCTTTTTCCAACGTGCTTGGGCCGCACCTTTTTTACGTTTGCGTTCAGTGGTAGGTTTTTCGTAGAATTCTTTAGCCCGTAAATCTTCCAAAAGCCCTGAATCCTCAATCTTACGTTTGAATCTACGCAAGGCCTGATTGATGTTCTCTCCGTCCTTGACAGTGACACCTGTACCTTTATTCTTCTGGTTCATCTTCTGGGCCTTCTTCCTCTTCTGCTTTGATTTTTTCTATTATCCAATTTAGATCGTAAATTCTATTACGGCTGATAAGATGATACGGAGTTGTTTCATCCTTGGTCATATAGTATGCATTGGGATGCATCAGCAATAGAGTAACAAACTTGTGTGTTTGGGGATCACAGTTGTCTACATCAATAATAATACAATCAGCTTGATAGCTGGAACTTAACAGCCAACTGATGTCTGTATCATCGTTGTCAAATATAAACACATTCAAATCTTCTAGACCATGACTCAGTATGGTTTGGAATTGTGATTTGACAAAGTTGCTGGGCTTGACCAAAAGGTAGCTCAAATTGTTATTGAACAATTTGTCAGGGGGTGTTATTAAAGTTATTTTTCCTAAGTTCATATATTCGTTTTTCAAAATATGCTGTTTTTTCTGCCGCATAGTCATAGAATCTAGGCCCTGTGTCTATTGTTTGTTTGACAAAATTACACAGTTCAATCTCCGACTCGTCTACTGTAAAATCTTTGAATGCTCCTTCATGGTATGCTTTATATAGCTCATCTACTGGCCTGTGTACAATTCTTTCGCTAAGTCTAGACCAAATGGTATCAGTGGATTGTTCTTCATTTTGAACATACTCTATTCTCTGTTCTTGACTTGGATCTGCCCCGTAGGGTCCTTGATCATATAGGTCTTTTTTTTTGAGCCGTCTTCTTCCGAGTACACTGGATTCTCGTTGCCCTCACTGTCCACATAGGACTCGCCGGATGCCAAACGTTCTTCTAAACTAGGACCAGGTTCTACAATAGCTCGTTCAGCTTCTTCCACCATTTTGTTCCATTTGTCCAATTCTGTTTCTTCAATAATTTCTGCAGGCTTGTCGTCTAAAACTTCGGGAGTTCCTGCCGCTATAACGCCTTCGTATTCTGTGATCAACGGTATATTATCGGCAGGGCTACTGTTGGTAACACCCTGTTTCAATATTTCATCAGCTGGTGTCGATACAACTGGTATTTCTTCCGGTACGTGTTCTTGTTCTTTCTTCCAACCAAATGTCATCTGTGCGGCTAACAACATGATAACTGCCAATGGGTCAAATACAACTACAATAAGGATAATGATCCAAGTTACTGCTCGTTCCAGCATTGTTTCGTCTGGCGCTGTGCCGTAGATGAACGCCGCGATATACTTAATTGGCCCAACTTCTGCTTCGACTTTACGTACCTCGGCGGCAATAGGCGCACGGGCATCATTAAGTTCCGCGATAGACTTCTGCGACTGTGATATTTCAGCTTGAAGTCTAACACGTTCTTTCTGCTGGGAGCGACGCATAGCCACAGCTTTGTCGGCACCTTTTTCATCTGTTGAGCGACCCAGTACTTGGTCCACTCCCTCATCCATCTGTTTAAGTGCCTTACGGTTTGCTTCAATATTCTCTTTTTCGGTTTTGATTTTTTCATCATAGATTGCGATCTTACTGCCAACGTCTCCACTGACTAGGGTTTGATCGTTGTGGGCTTTTGAAAGGAATCCGAATATGCCCATTGACGTAATCAGCATCAGTACTACAACTGCTATGACCATGTAGTACTTCATGAAACGTGGAGCACGTTCCCAATTGGCTTTGAGCCAACTTGCACACACCAGTTTACCTACCTCAAGAGCTGACCCCATGATAATAATGGGTATGGCCGCGGCAGAAAAGATAGCGGTCAAACCTACCACTGAGTAGTAGATTGCGACCGCCGATATTGTTAAACCTGTTAGTAGTAGTAGATACGCTAATATCATTCCTGTCTTTCGATTATAATGGTACGCCTACCAGCCCAATAGTGTCAATTAAGGTTGCGGTACCTACGCCGGTATACGCTTGTGCTGGGGTGCATGGTTGAAGAACAGTGACTTTGACTTGTGAGTCACCGAGTGATGAAGGACTGTATACGCGGAAGTTTCTAGTGTATCCTGCGCTTGCTCCGCCTGCTACCAGCGCAGTGGCAATCATATCTTGAACTGCCAGTGCTGTAGTGTTGATAGCAACTGTACCTGACGCATTCAAACTGTTGTAGGCTGTACCAGTTGAACCATCTGCATTGGTGAATGTACCGTTGGCTGTTGCGCCTTGGCTTTTTAACCAAGCATTCCAATTGCCAACAATAACAGAAGCACGATCAAACACCACAGTAAATGCCACTGCGGTATTTGCTGAAGTAGCATCTGTACCAGCTGGGCTTCCGCCACCAGTGATGACCACATCCAAAATGCGGCAATCAGAAACTGTGCTCAATTGTTGAACAATGTTGTTCCAACGCACATTGCCCTGGGCCAGCAACAGTGCCTGCGCCGCTGACATTGCTGTAGCATTTGTGTAATTTGAACTGTCCCAATCGTAAGGGTTCACGCCGCCGCCTGCTGTTCCAGTGGTAGCAAAGTTGGTATTTGTATTGATGCTGATACGATAAGCAGTTGGTGTTAACTGATTACTATCTAATTGAAATCCTGATCCAGCCATTTGGATACTCCTTGTTATATAGTATATTTAGCATGTCGATTACTTAAACACTATTAGTGCTAGTACAGCGGCTTGGCAAAAGAAGCCGAATCCAATGGTTACAATGTTCAAAAAGTCCTTTTGGATCGCGGCTTTGATAAAAAAGCAAAATAGCCCAGCCCAGCTGAACAAAACCATGTCAACCGGTGGCATTTTCTCTGTTAATCCTGTTAGGACTGCCAGCATCGTGGGAATAGTGGCCAAATGTAGCAGAATAACTGCTACCCACCCCATTGTTTCTGCACTCACATGCGGTGCGTGTTCTTTGAGATTTTTAACTAACAAATCCAAATCAAATAGATCGTGGATTCCTGTTTTGATTTTTTCAACTATTGCGTTCATAATTATCCTTGATTAATCATAAAAAATGTGACGGCCAATTTTGGCCACTGGTTTCTTGCCCCAACCGGGTTGTACATAATCCCCATGAAAGTATAGAGCTTTCTTTAAATCCGGCAAGCGGAATCCTTCTAGTAGCACCTTTTTGGCTACTTCCATACTTTCAGTATATATAGGCCCGTTCATTGGTTTCATGGCACTGGGACCTTGACAATACCAGCTGAACTGGCAAAGTACACGTTCGTAGACTACATTTTTTTGATAGACTACACCACAGATGTCAGAAGGGAATTGACCACTTTCGGTTCTGTTGATTGTTACCTGAGCCACGGCCACTTTGCCTTCAAAAGGTTCACCGCCTGCTTCATGGTATATGTTACGAGCCAGACAATCTAATTGAGTTTGTCTCATTTTGGCTGTAATTGGGCTTGCTGTTTCGCGAGCCTGTTCAAGACGTTCAAACTTTCTTGAAACTGCTTGTTGTGCTACAGATGCAATGGCTAGTACGACTAGCACATTTATTACTATTTTGATAATGCGTATCATTGTTTTCTCCTTTACGCTGGATGAGGTATCGCTAGTACCATCATTAAAAATTGGCTGTATATTTCTCCTGTAAAAATTAGCCTTACTGCTGTTTGTCCCAAAATCCTTCGGGGACAATATATAGTTATCCTCTGTTACCAGGGGAATAACACTATGTTTATACTTAGTCACAGTTTAACGCCTCATGCGACTAATGTCAACTGCTTGTTCATCACTAAAAACTGGTACTGCGTTGCTCTTATGCATGGTCGCAATGCCTTTTACCATGTTTCCTGTATAAACTTTGGCCGGAGGCAACGTGGCTACACCGCCACCAGTGTCTCTGCTGGGGATATGTGCTGTGGTATTGCGGCCTTCTGGAATCTTCAAACTGTAAGTGCTACCTAAACTTTCACTGGCCATAGCACGTCGACGTTTCTTTTCTTCAAGTTCGATTCCCTGCCGTTTGAGCAATTCCTTCCAACTGGCTTCTTGCTCGCGTGCCTTGCGAGCATGCTCTGCTGAAGCAAATTTCTTGCGGCCTTTTTGCTTGCCTGTGGTTGATAGCCACGGACCTTCTAAGTGCATACTCAATTTTGACTCCAAAAGTTATAACAATACAAGTATTATAACATCACTTTTGGAACTTGTCAAACTCTAAATGACTCACCGCATCCGCAACGATCTTTTTCATTTGGATTGGCAAAATCAAATCCTTCATTGAGCCCATTGCGAACCCAATCCATGGTCAGCCCATCTAAGTAAACTAGACTTTTGGCATCTACCAATAATACAAAATCTTTATGTCCAAAATTAGTAACACCCACTTCAGCTTCGTACTTGTCCACATATTCCATGGTATAGGCCAAACCACTGCATCCTGTGGTTCTAACACCTATACGTATGCCGACGCCACGCCCACGCTTAGCCAAATTCAGTTTGATCTTAGCTTGAGCTATTTCGGTTACGGTAATCATTTACGGCTGCCTTGATAGCATCTTCTGCTAGAATACTACAATGTATCTTGACCGGAGGAAGAGCCAGCTCTTGTGCAATATCACTGTTCTTGATTGAACTTGCCTGATCCAAACTCATACCCTTGACCAATTCCGTGATAAGTGAACTGCTGGCAATGGCACTGCCACAACCATATGTTTTAAATCTAGCATCGGTAATGATGCCATCTGTGTCTACTTTGATTTGCAGTTTCATTACATCGCCACAGGCAGGTGCTCCCACCATGCCAGTGCCCACTGTGGGATCATTTTTATCAAACGATCCTACATTGCGAGGATTTTCATAGTGATCGATTACTTTGTCTGAATAGGCCATTTAGGTTCCTGGGTTGTTCACAACTGCACATGCGGTATAATTAATACTTAGCACCGGAAAAGACACACTGAGTGAAAATACACTTAAGATAGAACTGATAGCCTTGACAAATGCTGCCAGTATTAGAGCTATGTAGTTTGTACAATAATTTTTGATATCGCCCAGCAGTTGATTGAGATCTTTCAGCGGAGATCGAACACCGCCCTGGAATGGCAAATCCCAATCAAATGGCTTGCCAAACACTGGCAGTGTGAATCCTGTGAGATAGTCCAAGATCTCTTGAGCTGTTACTGTGGTTTTCTTCAGTGCAGACTTTACAAAGTCCTCCAAGGCATTTAATATTTCTTGCACACTAGGACCGCCTGTTAAAAAGAATAATGAAATTTTTCCTAAAATTGCATCAGTTACATCAACCCAAATAGTAGTTAATGGACGATAAAATGATCCAGGATTTGTTAAAATATCATACGCAGTCAATCCGGTTTTTATTGCTTGCAGTATGTCAGCCAGTTTTTTAATCAATTGTCCCCACAGGCTGACCATGGCATTTTTTACAATACTGGCAATATCTGTTTGTGGTGAATCAACACCCGAAAACGGTTGAAACGGAATACCTAAAAACCTAAGCAAAGAAAGCAAATCTTCTCTTGCGTTGTTGTACAAGTTTGTGATACTGATAGTCAACTTATTGTACAAGTTATCGCTGAACAAATCGCTAATAGTGAGATTCAACACCGGTATTGTGAGATCCACGGAAAACAAACTGCCCACTACCGCTTCTAATGCCTTCAGCAGTTCATTGAGTACTTTCCATATGGGTTCCAAATAACTTTTCATACAGTAATTGTACAATCGCGCCACTGCATCCTTGATGTCCATATAGCTGTCAATTACACCTTCAGTTTTGCAAGGCAAGCCTATCATAGCCAAACTGATACCTGTTACTGTGTATTGATATTTGGTAATATTTGTTATGGTACCAGATGTTGGTGTTGTGCCTCCAACTACAGTATACTCAATAGTATTATTAGATCCTATCTTGTCTACAGTACAGCTTACCGGAGTGGCACCATACAATGTGCCAGTGCCCGAAGTGGCAGTAATTCTATCACCTATAGACAATCCAGCTGTGGATGACATTCCGGAGATGCTGGCCGACCAAGGGCCTTCTGTTGGATTTATACTAGTGATGCCGCCTACTATGCCAGTTGAGCTGACCACAGTAGGCGGAGGAAGACTGCTGTATATTGAATTAAAAATACCCTGCATGGTAAACGCATTGTTTACATCAACGGTTAATGTTGCAGGGATTGATACAACAGTGATAGTCATGTTGGCATTTACTTGACTTCTTTCTTGGCGTTCTTAACTGCTGTTACGTCATTGCGCCCTTCTTTGCAAAGTTTGGCCAATTCTTGCAAGTGTTTGCGAACTCGTGTGCCCGCGGCGCTTACGCCCTTGTCATAAAACTTTTCAAAGTCTGATTCCATTGATTCTACTAATGATGTGAATTTTTGATATTGTGTGCTCATTGTGTTTCCTTTAATTATACCAGTTTAATACCAGTTGTTTGTTCTGTATAACGATCTGCGGCATCTTTGATAGTTGGCGCAAGAACCATTATACTGTTTTTGTTAATGCTAATTTCTGTGTCAGGATCTGTGGTAAACAAGAACGGCACTAGGCCAATCCCGTCTTTGGTAGCAGTGAGACAAAGAGGTTTTTTAACAGTAACACTGAGTGGACCATCTGTAACTAATTTAGCCACAATTTCTTCACCGGCTGTAGTTTTGATTGTGACCACTTCGCCTTCTGCTATTCCTTTATTAATTAACATATTATACCTTTTCAAAATGTTTCTTTAGTTCTTGAAACCCGCCTATTAATTTATCATCTATAAATATCTGCGGCACAGTTCTGGCATTGGGCACAGCGGCCATCAACTGCTCCTTGGTCCAATCTTTGCTCATATTGCGTTCTTCAAACTCTATTCCCTTCATTTTGAGCAAGCCCTTGGCTTGATCACAAAACGGACAGGCATTTTTACTCCATACTATTGCTTTCATATTAGTTCCTTTTTGTTATTATAGCACGGGCAACTCATCGTAGTCAATGCCTTCACCCATGATACCTATCACATAGTTAGTTGATTCGTTTTCTTGTAATGCTGTTTGTTTTTTGCTGGTGTCGCTATGTTTATTGAACCAAGGAATAGGAGTAGACCTAGGTGCATTGGATTGGTACTTGATGCCAATATCTTTTAATGCGCCAACTGCTGTATAGTCAACAAAGTCTTTGAGAATAGCCGCATTAAGTCCGATCACCGGACCCATCTTGAACAGGTAATCTGCCCACGCCTTTTCTTCACGTATCACATCCGCATACAGTGCATAAACTTCTGCTTCACATTCTGCTTTGGCTTCAGCGAATCTCGGATCTTCTTTGATCACTTGATTGATCAAATAGGCAGTCCAACCCTTGTGTAGCAGTTCGTCTTGTAGAATCAAACTGATGATGTTGCCATTGCCAATAAAGATCTTGTTCTCTACCATTGCAAGACTTGTAGCAAAACTAACCATGAAGCGGAATGCTTCCAACGCATAGCTGGCATGCAATGCTAACCAAATTGCTTTGATATGAGTTTTTTCATTGATCTTTTCGCCTGCTTCTTTGCGGCAGTTTATAACATGCAATGCATCATAATAATTTCCCACGCTTGAGGCCATGCCCACAATCTCTTCTGTGTCGTGTATTGTGCTAAACACATCTTTGGGCACATTGTAGATATTACGAATGATATGGCTATAGCTCTTGCTGTGGATGTTGGTTTCAAAGAAGCCCCAGTTGTACATGAGTGCTTCTACTTCGGGCAAACTGCACACTGGTGTAAAAACTTGTGTAGGGCCGCGACCTTGCAAACTGTCAAGAGCTGTTTGGCGTAGTAGGTTACTGGTAAAAATATGCTTGACTGCATCGCTGGCATCTTTAAAATCGTTAGAGTCCTTGCTTAGACTAATCTCTTCTGGTTGCCAAAAGAAGCCACGTGCAGTAGCTTCAAAGTCTGCAATCTTTTTGTACTTAACTTCTTCAAATCGTTGGATAGTAACTGGGCCCGCTGGGTCTAAGAACATCTTACGATTAAGGTAGTCTGTCTTTGTTTTTAAATTATATTGTTCTTTACTCATAGCTTACATGCCTCGCAATCTTCTTCGTTGTCAAAATCAATAGCTTCTAACATTGTGGGAGCTTCTTCTGCTATTTGTTTACTGCCTGCTTTGTTGATCAAACTGTAGTAGAATGTCTTTAAACCCCATAGCTGTGCTTGCATCAAGTTCTTGGCAATCAATGTGGTTGGAACTTTACGATCAGCAAAGTGTGCTGGATTATAAAAAGTGTTAGTACTGATACTCTGATCCACATAGGCCGCTAGCACTGCCGCAGTTTTTAAATAACCTGTACAATCCTTTTGATCCCACATCATTTGATACTTGTTCTTGAGTTTATGATACTCGGGAACAACCTGTGTAAACGATCCTGCTTTGCTTTCCTTAGTGCTAATCAAGCTCATTGGCATTTCTATGCCATTAGTTGAATTGATAACAACACTGCTAGACTCCACTGGAGCAATAGCCATAAGCGTAGCATTGCGCACACCGTATTCTTTCATATTGGTACGCAGTGTTTCCCAGTCAAGTTCGGGAGCAAAGTTTGCCAACTGGTCAGCACCTTTGGCTCTAAGTTCCCAGGGAAAGATGCCTTTGCCGTATCGTGTATGTGAGCTATGCTGACAAGCACCACGTTCTTTGGCTAGTTCGACTGTGGCTTCTGTCAAGTAAAAGGCCTGATGTTCCATCCAACTCTTAACGTCCTGCAATGCATCTTTTTCGCCATAGCGTAGGCCACGCTTGGCGTGCCAGTAGGCTAGGTTAGTAACACCAATGCCTAGTGGCTGTATCTCATCATTGCTGAGTTTGCTCTGTATACTTAGAAAATCTTGGTAGTCAAGTATGTTGCATAGACTACGCTGTAAAATACGGCAAGCACGGCGCATGTCTTCTGGATTGCGGAATGCTCCCCAGTTGATCGAGCCGAGTGTGCAAAGAGCAATACGGCCATCCACATCATCAAGACGCTTGAAAGATTTAGTAGGTAATAGTATTTCACAACAGAGATTACTTTGATAGATAGTGTGGTATTCAGGATCGAATGGTCCTTGATTCTGTACATTGTCAATGAACACAAGATAGATACGTCCAGTATCTGTACGCTCTTTTAGTATTCCGCTCTTGAATACTTCTTCGGCACTCATAGTCTTGGTACGTAGATCTTTGCGCTTTTCATATTTGACATATAACTCTTCAAACAGGGGCGTGTTCTTGTAGAACGCTTCATACAAGTCAGGTACTTGATTGGGATCAAAGAAAGTTATAGCTTCCTTATTTCGAAATCGTCTCCAGAAGAAGGCAGACAATACCACTCCATAGTCCATATGTCGAACCCTAGTTTCTTCTGTTCCTTGGTTATTCTTAAGAACAATAAGATCATCAAACTGTAGATGCCAAATGGGATAAAACACAGTAGCACTTGCATTACGGATACCTCCTTGACTGCAACTGCGTAGATCACCAAACCATTTCTTTAAGAATGGGATCATGCCAGTGTGCATAATTTCGCCACCACGGATAGGACTACCTAGTGGACGTAATCGACCAATTTCTAAACCAATGCCTGCACGTTTGCTGGCATACTTGGCCATCATTTCACCAGAGGCAAAAATGGAATCCAAATCATCATCGCTACGAATAAGAACGCAACTACTAAATTGCTTAGTAGGAGTTCCAAGACCAGCCAGCACAGGAGTAGCCAAAGTAAACAAACCATCTGAAGCGGCTTGATAATACTCTTTAATATAACGCATCCTAGCACTGTTAGGTTCTTCTTTATGGAACACAGTAGCCGCTGCCACAATATATCTAATTTGTGGAGTTTCATAAATTTCCTTTGTCGCACGATTGCGTACCAAATATTTTTCAATCAACTGCTCAATAGCCGCATATCCATACTGTTCATCTTTTTCATGATCCAGCATGTCATTCATTCGGTTCCAATCATCTTCAGTGTACCACTCCAGCAGTTCCGGAGTGTACAGTCCTACATCAACATTCTTCTTGACGATTGTGTAGAGGTGGGGAACCTCATATTGTCCATATACATCTTTACGTAGCATTGACAAACGCTGTTTGCCTGCCACATACTGATAATTGGTGTGACCTACATCCGGATTCGATTCTACATCGATTAGGTCTACTATGGCACGTAGTGTAATGCCGTCGATCTCTGCTGTAGTGATACCATCATAAAAGTGTGGCTGACTTTTGATCTCAATCATTGATTGACTAACATCGGCAATACCTTGGCAAACTTTTGCAACTTGGGCTTGCCATTTTTCTACTGCTAGATCTTCCTTGTTGCCACTTCTCTTTATTACGGTAATCTTTATCATTGTCTGTTTCTTTGAATAGGTTGTGTATTGTACTTAATGTGTCTAGGTAGTATTTATTAGAGAATAGAATGGCGCTAAAATTCTATTCAAAGACAACAATTTAGAACAATTTTGCCCTATTTCGTAGTTCTAACTTTTCTTATCACGCTGATAAACTAAATTATATACGCATTTTATAGCGTTGTCTAGTTGTTTGGCTTAGAATACTGAGTTGTATGTATAGCTGAAAGTGCCGCTATCACTGGATAGGGTATTGATATAGGTGACTACTATAGAGAAAGGAGCCAAACTACTGATAGAAGTAAGGACTCCGTTCTTGTCTAGGAACTGAGCTTGAAAATCTAAATTGGTCGCAATAGACGATGTAGTATTTGGACTTGCATCGGCTCCGGCAAAGTTATATTCATCGCTTAACTGTAGCTGTTGATTTGCCGCATCAGCTGTGATGGTTAGGATGCCTTGTCTGGTAAAATTTTTGTTGCTGGCATAGACGTAGGGTACTGAATATATTATCTGCCCTGTTGGACCTGCAGGAGAAACTGTACTGAACAAAGTGGCTTTGGGAACAGTTTGGCTGGACAACCAAGTCAATGGCAATTTAAAAATCTGTGTAGCCGACACTGTATAGTTCAGCGACAATGAGGAATTGCCAGTGTATGAATAAGTACCATGTCCGCTCACTACAGGTACATAAGGTATCAATGCAAATGTTGGGTTGCTACTGGTATTTGGGTTGGCAAGATTAGTATCTCTATCACTGATATCACCTACTGATGAATTGCCATAGGTCGCAAAATACACTTGAGGATAAGTGCTTACCAAGTTGGTTCCGCCATTGTTACCAACATAGGTATATTTGCAGTTTTGTACAGTGGTTCCGGTTCCGGCTGCAATATAAATTGCCTCTTGTTGTATATAATAAAATTTATTATTGACTATCTGTGTTTGAATTGGACCTGTAGGGCTAGTACCAATATTATAAACGTAACCATTACCTAAAAAGAATCCCATCAGGCTGTTGGCAAAATAACAGTTCTCAAATAAGTTATTTGCCAATTCGCAGTAGTGTGTAATATCCTGATAAGAATACACACCATAGGTCAATCCTGTTGCTCTGATGTTCCTAAAGATGTTATCTTGTGTTTGAGCTGATATAGGGCTGTTGAGTGCTATACCTATACTGTTGTTATTGATAATTCCAGAAAATGGCGTTTGACTATTATAGCCATTCAATCCAATATTTTCAAATCTGCTTTCACGCACTGAATTGCATTGCATCAAAGTATTGAGTCCGGTTGCGGTTGAGATTGTCAAATCAGTGATGCGTATCTTGCGGGCCTGTGTTGTGGTACTGGCAGCTACTGGATCAGGTGAGCCTGCTGTGGAGTTGTCGTTAACAAACTGCACCGCGGGTTTAGGACTGGTCAACACAAATGTAGCGCCAGATAAACCGGCTGCCGCATTGTTGCTCAGTGTCAAACTTACTCCTGCGGTAAATCCTGTAACTGTAGTGTTGTTTGGAATCGCGGTAGGACTGGCTGGGCATGTAACGATATAGCCTACATATGTTGAAGAGGCGACTGTTGCAGCCAAAATAGCATTGTTATACGTTGATGTGCCCGATATGCTGTATTGTTTGGGATGATAATTGATTATGGTCTTGTCTATGCCTGCTCCTACCAGATTGGTATAGCTGGGTATGTACAAGGTATCAGAGGTATAATAATTGCCAGGCGGCATTGTCAGCACTGCCCTGGTTTTGACTGCACTGTTGGTATTCTGCCAGCTGACCTGGCTAGGGTTTAGGAACAATTGATTGATAGCACGTTGTAGTGCGGCGGTATCATCTGTGGCACCGTCTGCTATTGTGCCAAAATTTGCTGTGGTTATTTGATCATCCAGTCTCGTATTAACAGTGCGTCCTACAGGACTGTTGGCGTTGGGTCCTGTAATAATAGAGCTGTTACTGGATCCATACACATACTGTGCTAGTCCCAACAAGTTACCTTGTAGACCCAGATCCTGCGCTGTAAGAACACGGATATTGCTGACTGCCGGAGCGCCTTCGCTTACAGCACCACTACCGATGTATAATTGCTGTGTATCGATAGCCCAAGCCATTTCGCCAGATGCTAGCTGTGGCAATCCTGTACCACTATTCGCTTGTCCGCGACGTACTTGTATTCTTGATATCTGATATACGGCCATGAAAAATATCCTCTTATGAGATATTTATCAGTTCTTACCGTAGTACTGTTCCACCCTATCCCACCACTTGCTTTCCCAGTAGCTGAAATCTTGGGGTTTTAAGATAAATTCCTGATAAACGGGTTGTTCTATAACTTCAAGTTTGTCGTTCATTTTAGGACTAACACACATTAAAACTACACCTTTGCATATGTTAGTGCCATGTACTTGGTTGTGTGCTAGAGCATAAGCAGTCAACTGAAGATAGTAATCTTCAATCCACTCTTCTTTTTTGGGTTTGTTGGTTTGTTTGTAATCTAATATGCTTTGATCATTGAGATGCAATCCGCATCCGTCAGTAGTGCCTGCGTATAGTCCCGGATAATATAAGGGAACTTCTACACCCCATATTTCATTAACATTGCATAGACCCTTTTCAATCACATGCTTGGCCATAATATGACTTTGCTTGCTGTAAGGATTAGTTCCGGGTTCGTTAACAATGCCCGACTTGACATAGTCTTCAAGGAACTTGTGCATCCTAGTTCCACGTCCGCTGGCTTCAGTTACAATTTCCTGTGCCTTGGCTTCACCCACACGTTTTTTCCAATTGTTGAGTGCATCAATCTTTTCTTGACTTTTGGTCTTGTCAAGGATTGTGGTAACACTGGGAACTTTGGTTCCGTCTGGAAGTGCGTACAAACGCTTACCTTCTACACTTTGTCTGTTGATAGGTGTGTAGTTGAACCTTTCTATTAGTAGTGACATTAGGTTAGTTTACACTAACTTGTGTAACTTGTCAACTAGGCAAACGCTCGATCTGTTGCTTGATCTGCCGCGGCAGCTACACTGGATTTTCCAGGATTGGGCTCACCCATGTCAGGTTGTGAACCGGAACCTTTGGTCTTGATCACAAGACCCTGACCATCAAATCTAGCTACCAATTGTTTGAGTATTTGATCATCTGGCTCTTGACTGTCCCAACGTTGTGCAAACTCATCGTAAGACACTTCTGGGTTGCCTGATGCACTGATCAGTTGGTTAATCGCTTTCCACGACAGTGGAGCAGAAGTTTCATTGCCAGTTGCGGCAAATTCGCGATTGGCTTTGGCCTGTTCATCCCTCAGTAACATTACCAAGGGATCCAGGTTTTCATTTAGTTTTTTTTTGATTGAGCCAACATCATGCCTAAGCGGCGGCTGTAGTCAATGCTTTCACGCTTCTCACGGCCTGCTTCTGCACCTGGTAGTGCTGGAGTTTCTGCACCCATGTCTGGTGCTTCACCGGGCATCGGAGGTGTTTCACCACCCATACCTGCGTCTTCGCCTGGCATGCCTGTTGGAGCTGGTGCTCCCATCATACCAGGAGCTTCGCCACCTGATACTAGAGCTAGGCCTGATGATATGCCTTGACGTGCTTGTTCAATTGATGAATAGATCTGATCCAGTGCAGGCTTGACTGCCTGTTCATATTTGCTGGCAACGTCACTGCCTAGTGCTTCTCTTATAGAGTCTAATAGTTCTAGAAGATGCTCAGATTTTAATTGAGCCACATCTTCGTACCAGCCTGTAATTTGGTCCACCATGTCTTTAGTGGCCATAATTACTTCTGCCTTGGTTTGCTCACCTTCTTTTAGATATACAATATAGTTGGCTTGGCCTTCACTTAGGTCATAACGTGTTGTTAATTCTGCTGTTAGTTCTTGCTGATCTGTTTCGCCTAGTTTGATACGGCTGATTGCCGATTCGATCCACTTGGTTGGAACTGAATGCTCACGAGCCTTTTTAACCATTAATGCTAGATTTACACTTTCCATTTTCTTTTTCTTCATTGCACGTAGAGCGGCCATGTCCTTGCCGTCAATTTTGCCTTTTGGTTTTGCAACATCAATCTTTTCTTGATTGCCTGGTAGGTCTTTTGTGCCCTCTGCAATTGCCTCACGCTCTAAAATTTCTGTATTGATACAGTCCAGCATGATTTTGGTCTTTTGATAGTCGGGATTTTCGTTGATGGCATCATAGTTTTCACTAAGTTCAAGCTGACTCAGCTTGGTACGTAACTTGTTACGTGCATCTTCTAATTGCACATCGCTAAACTTTTCTAAGTTTAGTTTGTAGCCATATTGTTTGGCTAAGTTTTCGTTAAGCTGTTTAGCTGTAACTGGTTTTGATAATTCTCTAATCTGCATGGTGGTATCCCTAAGCTATATTGTAAGTATTTATACAAAACTCCACTTAAACATCATGGAAATCTTTTCCTTGTAATGTTCAGTTAGGAATTCTGTGTGTTCAAGTTTATTTAACAAGATCAAATATCTCTCAAATTCTTTGGCAGTCTTGATATTTTTGCGATACACTTGCAAATCGCAATAGTTAGCCCAGTAAAGATTGTCTGCACGTTTGATTTCGTAGAATTTATCTAAATTTACACTGCTGTAGGCCTTGGCTGCCATAAGCGCACAGGTTTTGAGATAAAATTCGTTGACTTGATCGTGGCTGTTTATATTGAACAAACCCCAGTTTTCACGTGAGTTCTTTTTGATATAATATGTTTTGTACACTATAGTGCCATTGGGCTGTATGCTTATGGGCAGTGATTTTTTGAGATCCTCTTCAAAGTGCTGTGCCAGCTCTTTGATCACGCGACCTTGGGGTTTTTTGGTTTTAGATGATTGTTTCATTGCACAGTACTTATCCTGCACAGATGATGCTATTGGAAATCAAGGTCCTTGTTCTTTACCACCATGGGATCTTCCATACCTATTTTGACCACTAGACTTTTGCGTATCATGGCCTGCACTTTAAATTGATCATGCTCACTGAGTCTAGATAGTTTAACAGGCTGGTCCAATTTTTCTAGTATCTGCTGTTCCTCAATGGAAGTATAGATAACGAAATTAGTCAATAGCTCGCTTATTTTCATTTTAGACCAGCGATGGTGAGCCACTTGTACAGCTCATCAGTTTCTTTCAACTTACCACCCGAAATAGGACCGCGATTGCCGGATCCGGGATTACGATTCTTACGTTCATAGCCTTTGTCTTTCACATCATCGATAAAATCATCGCCCTTGTCTCCACCATTGTCGCCACCAATGTCGCTGCCGCCTTGCGCCATAGTGTCTTTGTGTTTCTTTTCAGTTAGGTCAGCTTCCTCAAGCCCAATGTGATCAAGACCTCGACTCAACATGTTGTGTTGTTTGAGATATTCAGGGCTGTACGCACTGGTACCAAACACACCCAGCATGCGAACTAGAGTCGACGGAGCAGTTTTGGCTAGGTTTGCTTCCCATTCACGTGGAGGCAGTTGTTTGATTGCACCGCCGTTGGCTGAACGTGGCACTTGTCCATCTTGCACAGCCTTTAGACGTGCTTGTAACTGTGCCTTTTCCCAAGGCTCTGTAGCCTGTTGCATGAATTGATTGATCTGTTGAACATACTGCTGTGCCAGGGGATCGTTGTCCATGTCCTCTGACTGCTCACCTTGATTGACCATAGCACCCGGTTTGATGGCGGCAGGATCCATTTGCGGCATGGTCAGCTGTCCCGGATGTGCTGAGTCAGGTGTCAGTGTCTTGGCATCAATTTCAGTGCCGTTTGACAGCTTGGCTTTGTCGCCGGTTACACTTTGGACTGTTATTCCGTCTTCACCTAATATGTCTTTAATCTTCATTGTTTTCCCCGAGGCTTAATTCAGCACTTGTTAGTTTATCTATGTATTTACGCAATTTATCAATTTGTCCCCTAGCTCTGAGTAGTTTGAAAGCTAGATTTTCCACGCTTTGTTCGCCGCCTGATTCTAGTCCTGCTTTGCGCAGTCGTTTGAGTGATTCCATAGCTTCTTTGCACTTGGTCAAATCTTTGCTACGCATGGCACTGTTTATCTTGTGAGCATAACTACGAGCTTTGCTTTTTATGTCTTTGGGATCTGTTGTGGGTTCTTTGTGTACAGGTTCGTGTATCCATTGGCCTTTTAGCACACTGTATATACCTTCGCTGTGATGAGGCTGACTAGCTGGTTGCACGTAAAGCTCTACAGGAATATCTTTGATCTCTATGTCGTGAGTTGAATTGTATTGATTCTTTTCAGCTGTAAATGTTTCTTCTGAGTTGACCACTAGATGCAGATCCATATCGCTGAACTTGCTGTAGTTGTATCCTGCTGAACTGCCGCTGAGTGTGACGTCTTTGAGCTTGAGATTAGGGGTATCTAGATAAGATATGAAATGCCGTGCAATCTTCAGTAGCTGATGTTGTATTTCAGGGCGCATGACTTTGTCATCCCATATGACGGGGTTGAGATCATGATGATGAGGATTTGGATCGATGAATTCTAATGCGTTCATTCTGTATTTAACAGAATTACAAGCCTAAGAACTTTAATATGTGTGGGAAGTTGATAGCGTTGATCCAGCCAGTGCCAGCGGCAAAGGCCAACGCTGACATGGCGTACATGGTCCACTTGCTTTTGACTTTTTCCAACTCGTTAATTTTACCAGCTAGTTCATTGTGTTGGGCTGTTTGCAATTCATTTAGATGATTGGCGTGATCGTAATATTTTTCAGCATTGGTGCGATACTCGTTAGTCATAACATTTAACTGTGCTAGAACTGTATCACGAGTTTGATCCAAACAGTCGTGCATGTCTCTGACATCCGATTTGAGATCAACCAGTTTTTCGTTTATGTTTTCTACTTTGGTTTCTAGTACGCTTACACGCTCGGGTATTGCGGCTAGTTGTGCAACTGCTTCTTTTGTGGCCATGTTAAGGCATCTCCAATGTGATAAGTCAGGGACTCGCTCCGAGTCATGTGCCTAATGTATGATTGAATGCCTAAGTGTTTACGTGTACTGAATTTGCCTACAATGTTATTTAGCGAAGAATGCAATATTCTTACCCGGATCTTCAGTGTTGAACACTGCGTATCGTTGTTCCATACGTTCATCTAGACCTGCTATATAGGGCACCAGTGTAAAATCTTCTATCAGTGCGCCAACGGGGTCTCCATTGGATTCATACACATGCTCACGGTCTGTGCTAAAATCAAATCGCCACACACGTATGATTTTATCAGTGTCAAAGCCAATCAGTTTGCCAGCAACTTCAGATGCAATAGGGCCACTGCTGTAAAGTATATTGGATCTTATGCCCAAAGTTTGTATAACAGTTTGAAAGTTTTGTTCTTTCCAACGCAGTGATTCTTTACCGGGTTCGGTCCTGTGTTGTCCTGTGTGAGTAATATCCACTAGAGTGTATAGTTTGTATTCCATGCAGTATTTAAGCCAACAAAAAAGGACTCCGAAGAGTCCTGATTTGCTTCCCATCCCTGAGAATAAACTTAATTTACAAATTAAGCGAATGTACCTAAAGCACCACCAACAAAGAAGTTAGGGTTAGCGGCAGTACCACTTGCTGTAATTGTAACTGTAGTTGCTGTACCAGCGGCACCAGCACCATGACCAGCGGCTGTACGTCCGTCAATGGTAGCTTTGATTGTGGCTTCCAATTGACCGTAACCTGTACCAGCAACGTTGCTTGAAGTTTCTGCGTCATCTACTGTGTCGCCAGCAACAAGTGCTAAGAATGATGTTGCGTCAGGTTGACCAACAAAATAGATTTCAGCGTTGGTTTGCATAGCGCGAACCACTTGACCAAACAAGCTGTTGGCATCAGCATATGATGTTGAGCTTGTTGTTCCGTCTTGATAACGTAGGTCATTCAATGAACCGCTTGATAGTACAACTTTGAGCAAACGTAGTGGGCGTGTACCGAATGCACTAAAGGCTGCGCCTGTTGCGTATGTGTCTTGCTTTGACATTGCGCCGTAGTTGGCGGCGACTGTTGTGTTTAATAATGATGGCATAATATTCTCCTAATCTTACCATACTGCTCGAACTCTTCGAGCGACCTTCCTAAAAGGCCTTTGTATAATTATTTAGTAGTTTGAATAAAAATTGGCTAGATATGCTCAATTTCAAGCTGGTATTTTATACCTGTGTGTCTTTGCCTTCTTGGATGCGCTTGATACCACGTTTGAACTTGGTTGCATCGTTGGATTTGATTGAATTTATGAATCTGCGTTCTAGTTCAGCGGCAGTTTCCACATCGTAGTGTTCGCGTATCATACTGAGAAGGTTAACTGCGCTGGCAATGATGTTGGATCCGCGGCTTTCTATCACTAGATCAGTATCGCGGCTAATGCCTATATCGCTAAGTTCTTGTAGAATACTACGGGTGCTTTTACGCATGTTCTTTCTCGTTGTGTGTTATTTATTGAATTATACAGTCTACTTTTAATTATATCAAATGGGTTGAAAATTATCATGGTTTATACTGATGTGCTAAATACATGGTAGGACACAATTCTACATACACTAACAGAGGATATCACAAAATGAAAACTTTATCAAGCAAAATGCTAGCTCTTATGGAAAGACTAGGCGAAATGTTCCCTAAGGCAGGTTACCAAAGCCGTTTGGAACAATATATCAACAGCAAGCGTCCAACAAATGCATCTGATGTAGAATACTGGACACGCCAGTATGAGGCTGAAGGACAATACTGGAGCCGTGGATTATGAAAACTATTCTGAGCACAGTATGGCATGTATTAGTATCAGTAGGTGAAGCACGTCATGCGGCTTGGCTTGCTCGTCAAGGTCGTGTTGCAGAAGCCAAAGCTGTATACGGAGCATAATATGGCAGAAGCCATTGCACGATTTGAAGCCAAGTACGGTGAGAAGTGTGCGGCATGGGCGATTGCGGCCATAGTCACATACTTGTTTATAGCAAGATAACCATTACACTATGTTTTTTCACAAAAGGCATATATACTAACTGTAACAGCAAACGTTGTTACAAACACACAAACATTACACACAGGAGATTTAAAATGTTTAATCAAGCAATCGACGCCATTCAAAGTGGCAAGAAAACAATCGTCAATACATTCGTATCTGACAAAGAAGTGCAGTCAAAATTAGTCACACTGATCGAAGCACAAACTAAGTTTTATCAAGGCTGGGTTGATACCACCTTGGACCTAGCACAAACACTAGTGGCCAATGCCAAAAACACAGTTCGCAAAGGAGCAAAATAATGTCTGATTTTACTCCAAAACTACCAGAAGTCAAGTTCAGCAAAAACGGCTACGAGATCCGTACAGATGTGTTGGCCATGGCCAAAGACGCTGTTATGGATGAATATCATATGAAGTTCAAGGGCTGGGAAATGTCAGTTGCTCGTGATGAGAAAACTGGACAAGTTGTCAGCACAGTGGCAATGCCAGAGTTTCCAGGTATGGACAAGATCATGGAAGCCGCTGAAAAGTTCTATGGGTTCGTAAATACGGGCACAAAGAAGTAAAGCATAGCTTTGTTTGCAGAAGTGCAATATAATACTACTAGGCCCTACGGGGCCTTTTTATTTGACTCTTTATTCTATTGATTCTTTATCAAAGTAGTCAGGATGCTTCTTGCCCCAGTTGCGCATGATAACCGCGGCACGGGCATTAGCTTCGTTTTCCTGTGGCGATCCAGTAGCACCAGCACCATCATCTTCTAGTTCACTTTTTAGATCTTGTGAATAGTGTACCAGCTCATGTGCTAAGGTACGGCATACATCGTTGATATGACGATGCTTTACAGTGATAGTAATGTGTTCCGCTCCAGGCCTATACCCACCAAAGCTCTTGTTCTCAACACTTTGCTTCGAGTCAAACACAAAGTCAAACTGTGGCAAGCTCTTGAGCTCCAAGTCTTCGGCAGCAAATCGTACAAAGTCATGCAGGATAGCAAATGTTGCTTTCTTGTTCAAGCCTTCGGTGAGTATTTCTTTGACCAGCATTTATTAACTCATAGCCTCTTGACAGATCAAGTGCGCACCAACAACTGATGTAGTGCCACTAATTGTAGTAATTGCAACTGTTAATTGATCAATTTGATTTCCTCTAATACTGTTATACAAGGGGAAGAAGTAGCTGAAGTCAATATCCTGCAATCCTGAACCACTAGCAAGTGTAAACGCAAACACAACTTCGCCGCCAGCTACAGCAGTAGCACTAAAGTCACGTTCAGCGAAACTGTTGGTCGATCCTGAGCTGGCCATTGGTACAAAGTTTGCACCAGTTAGTGTGCTGTTATTAGTGATACTACCTGCAATAACTTCAACCACGCAACGTGTATCTGATGACACCATCAAACGACGTGGTAGTAATTGTCCACGATTAATTAGTCCAATACAGTAGCCTGCTACAAATGTAGCATTGCCTGCACTGTTGGCTGTCAATGGTTGGTTGATGGTAACTACACTACCATTAATGGCACTAACAATACTGCCCGGACTAATACCAGTGCCAGTTACACTCATACCAACTGTGGCTCCAGATATAGTACCAACTGTAAATGTATATCCACCAGTTACACCTCCACTCATTGCGCTTGCGGCTGGAGGAGTACCAACGCTAGGCGTTGATGTCAATGCGCCACCTGTTACAGGATCAGCAACGATCAATGTTGTTGGGCTGGTAGCAATCACACGAGCAACAATACCGTTTTTATCTAATGCTGTTCCGCCTTGTCCTGGGAAGAATATCATGCGTCCATTAAACTGTCCGCTGGTAAATGTGGCCGCTGGGAATGTTATAGTTACACTATATCCAGTAATGGTTGTTGACGCAGTAGTTTGACTGATACTTA